AAAATGAAAAATGGCTCAAAAAAATAACATAGAAAGGAGAATCTTTATGTTACTTGATGAATATGTAGAAGTCAGATGGAATCCTCAAAATATAAAATATTATCAATCCAAAGGATATGAATTTACAAAGAAAGGCGATTCTTTTCTTGTAAAAGTCGAAGATTTGTCTGATTCTTCTAGCGTTCGTGTAAGAGTAAAATGCGATTTTCATGAAGATGGATGTAAAGATATTTCTTATGTTAGATGGGCTGATTATACAAAAATTCGCAAAAGAAATACTACCAACAAAGATTGTTGTAATAATAGAAGATGCACCGAAGCAAAACTTAAGGAAACCAATATTGCTAAATATGGATGCGAAAGCCCTTTTGGTTCGGAGATTGTAAGAAATAAGACCAGAGAAACTAATATTAAAAAATATGGTGTTGAAAATCCATTTTCTTTAAAAGAGGTACAACAAAAAATAAAAGAAATCAATCTTGAAAAATATGGTTTTGAGAATCCAGTTCTAAACCCAGATGTAAGAAATAAATCTATACAGACAAATTTAGAAAGATATGGAGCAGAAAATCCTTTTGCTTCTGAACAAATAAAAGAAAAGATTAGAAATACAAATTTAGAAAAATATGGAGTTGAAGTGCCGACTCAGAATCCAGAAATAAAAGCTAAAGGTATAGCTACTTGCATGGAGAGATATGGTGTACCGAGTTATGGTGCTATTTATAGTGCTGAGCATAAAGGAGAATTGAGTCCTGTCTGGAAAGGCGGAGTAGAATACCATAGAGTAGAAAGGTCTACTTATGAGTATAGAGATTGGCGAAAATCTGTATTTGACCGAGATTTGTATACTTGTCAATGTTGCGGATATAGAAATGGAACTGGATTAAAAGAAGTAGTAGAGCTTAATGCGCATCATATAAAAAATTGGAAAGACAATGAAGAATTAAGATACGATGTGAATAATGGTATTACTCTTTGCGAAAAATGTCATACGAATTTTCATAGTATATATGGTAAAAGAAATAATACAGAAGAACAATTAAAAGAATTTTTAAACTTAGATAAAAAGATATGCTGAACTATCAAGAATAGAAATTGATAGAACTATAGGATAAAAAGCCTATAGGTTAACACAATTGGTTGGATTATCCGTATTTGATATGCTTATACAAGATATAGTTGACCCTACTACTGGAGAGTTATATCCAGCTCTTTCTTGTTGTAATGATAAGGCTATGGCAGAAAGGTGCAAAGTTAATAATGCTCCGAAAGTAATTTGGTCAATCAAAGCAAGCGCATCGTTTAATAACGAAGTTTGCACGTTGCTTCGTAGCGGCTTTCAAAATGGCAAAATTAATTTACTTGTTTCAGAATTTGAAGCAGAAGAAATTCTAAAAGATAAAATTAAAGGCTTTGCAAAAATGCCAGCCTTTGAACAAATGCAATATAAATTGCCTTATATTCAAACAACATTGCTTGTTTATGAGTTGATAAATCTCGAATATGAGATTAAGGGTACAAATGTAAAAATAACCGAAAAAAGTGGTATGCGTAAGGATAGATATTCTTCTCTTGCGTATAACTATTGGGTTCAATGTCAACTTGAACGAGAAATGTTAAGAAAACAAAAAACTGGGTTTAATGCTTCTGAATATGCGTCAAAGCTAAGAAGGTTAAATCATAAGCCTAATACATATTGATTAATAGTAAAATCTAAAGGAGGTGAGATAGCGTTTTGAGCAACAAGAAAAATAATACAAAAACTAAAGATGTTTCTATATATACAGAGTTGGATTATAAGAATGACCAAAATAAATTTGAGAAATCTATGAAAACAGGTAAGGTTGATTTCAGTAATTTTCAACGACTTATGATAAGAGATATTTGTACAAATACAAGCGTTACTGAAACTGGTTGTATAGGTGATATTAGCTTAAAAGATGTAGAGACTGCGCTAAAATATCCAAAACTAGGATGGAAAATTTTACTTGCAGTTTCAGAACAATTAATGCGAGTCTCACCACATTACTTTAGAATGAATAATCTATATTCTAATATGGCTTCATTTTGTTGGTGGATAGACTTATATGATGTCAAAGAAAATGTACAGATTGATAAGATAAAGAAATCTTATTCGACTCTTGCAGCAAAATTAGAGAGTATGAATTTAAAACACGAATTCTCTAAAATTATGAAGGTTATACCTTATCAAGATATTTATTGTGGGTTGGTATTTGAAAATCAATCTGATTTCTTTTTTCAACAGATAGATTATAAGATTTGTGAACTATATCAAATTCAAGATGGATTATATAATTTTAGAATTGATTTGTCTCAAATTAAAGCACAAAATCTAAGCGCTTACCCAAATTACGTGCAAAAGGCGTTTATTGATTTAAAAGATAATATAATAAATCCGAATATTAGTGGACAGTGGTATACACCACCAGCAGATAAACAAGTTTGTTTTAAAATGAATAGTCAATGGTACTTCCCATATCCTATCTTAATTGGATTGGTTAAAGATATTTTAGATTTAGACATTTATAAAAAATTAAAATTACAATCTGCTAGAACGGATAACTATAAGGCGATTGCGGTTGAGGTTCCAATTGATGAAAACTCGGTCGATAAACCGCTGCTTACTCCAGAAACGCTTGGAATTTTTGCAGAAATTAATAGGGAGAGTATGACGGACGATATTGGGTTGTTACACACTTTGGGTTCTGATGCTACACCTATTAGTTTTAAAGATTCAAGCAATACAAGAAACAACGTGTCTGATGCTATTGATGAATTGTATAATTCTTCTGGTATTACAAAGGAGTTGTACAATGGTTCATCATCTGGAACCGCTGTTACATTTTCTATTGAAAATGATTCTGGTTTTGTTTATGGATTATATAGACAATTTGAGCGTTGGATAAATCGTTTTATTAAAATTAGAAAATATAATAAGCCGACATTTAAGTTTCTATTTTACCTTTTAGATGTTACGATTTTTAATCGTGATAATGTGTCTAAGAGATATAAAGAAGCTGTGTCGCTTGGCGCAACTTGTATAGACCGTTATTTAGCTACGCTTGATTTAACGCCCTCTCGTACATTAGGAAGTTTCATAACGCATCACGACATATTTAAATTTAATGAAAACTTTATTCCACTCCAAACATCTTATAATTCTTCAGTCGATAATAATAAAACTGGAAGACCTACAAATAAGAGCCAAAATAAAACTTTAGATGAATCTGGCGAAAAGACAGAAGATTTAGATTCTAATATTGACAGGTAATATCTATGGAATATTGTGTTTATAAACATACATCGCCTAATGGCAAGTGTTATATAGGAATCACTTCTATGAATCCACCAGAAAAAAGATGGAAAAATGGTCGTGGATATAGACTGCATCAATATTTTTATAATGCAATTCAAAAATATGGTTGGGATAATTTTAAACACGAAATTCTTTTTGAAGGTTTAACTAAAAAAGAAGCCGAACAAAAAGAAGTGGAATTGATTGCTCTGTTTAAATCTGCCGAAAGCAAATATGGATATAATATTTCTTTGGGTGGAAATAGCGTTGGAAAACATAGCGAAGAAACAAAAAGAAAATTGTCTGTTGCTGCTACTGGCAGAAGGCATACCGAAGAAGAAATTAGAAGACAATCCGAAAAACAAAAAGGTCACATAGTTTCAGAAGAAACAAAAAGAAAAATTTCTGAGGCTCAAAAGGGTAAACATAAAAATTTTACCGAAGATGGTTTAAAAAGATTGTCAAATTTCAATAAGGGTAGACCCTGTGCACAAAAGGCTTTAGAAAAAACCAGAAAATCCGTAATTTGTATTGAAACTGGTATTATATATGAATCTTTGCAAGATGTTGAAAACAAAACACATATTAACAGAAAGAATGTGGGCAAGGTGTGCAACGGTGGCAAATATAGGCAGACTGCTGGCGGATATCATTGGATGTTTTATAACGATTATTTATTGACGAATAAGGAGGCGGTATAATGCAAAATAAAAATATATCCCTCCCCATTTCCTTCTCTGTCAATAATGAGATTTCAGATAAAAATAATAGATTTATTGATGTAACAATTGATGTCCTTCATACGGGACTTAATTATAATGGAAGTATTTTTAATAAAGAGGTTGTCGATGAAAATATCGATACAATTAAAAATACTCCAATTTTAGGGTTTATTACTGAAGTCCCTTATGACGATAAGGATTTCAAGGGGCACGAATATATTATTGCAAAAACGGACAAAGATGGTGTTACACGAAAATACATAGGAAGTGCCTATGGCGTAATACCTGAATCGTGTAATCCTCGTTGGATAACTAAGACAACAGATTCTGGTGTAGAACGAGAATTTTTACAGGTAGATGGTATACTGTGGACAAAATTTAAAGATGCTACAGATATTATGATAGAGGATGTTGAAAAACCAGAAAGTATGGAGTTATATCCATATGATATTGATGGTTATGAGAATGAAGATGGTGACTTTGTATTTACCAAGTTTTCTTTTGATGGTTGCTGCATTTTGGGTTCGAAAGTTGAACCAGCGATGGAAAACGCAAAAATTGAAGTTCAGTTCACTATGAGTGACTTTGTAAAAAGCATTCAAAATGAACTTAACGATAAATATAGTGCATTCACAAAAATAGTGAATGACACAAATACTTTCACCGAATCAAATCTGGTGAATGAAAAAACTAATGGAGGTGTAGAAATCATGGAGAATACTGATTTCGCTCAGACTTTGCTTAGTCAATTCGAGGACATCTCTGCACAAGTAAGACAACACGAAACATTTACAGACAGATGGGGTTATGAATGTGCTCGATATTATGCTGTGGATGTTCAGGAAAATGAAGTGATTGTAGTTGACGCAAAGAATAACTATAACTACTTTGGTCTTTCATTTACCGTGAATGGTGATAAGGCAGAGATTGACTTTGAAAGCGCAAAAAGAAAGAAGCTTCGCTACGAAGACTATGAAGATGGTTCTTCTATTGAGGGAGCGTTTGATTTCGGAAAGCATATTGAAGAAATCGAAAACAATGCCTTTGCCAAGGTTGAAGAAGCAAATGCAAAGGTTTCTGAAGTTGAGGGCAAAGTGTCTGAGTACGAAGCAAAGGTTTCTGAATTTGAAGCAGCAAAGAATGAGATTGAAGAAAAATATAATCAAATTAATGCTGAGTTTGAAGAGATGAAACCAAAGTACGAGGAGTTTGTTAAGAATGAACAGATTCGTATTGAGGCTGAGTTGGACGCTCAGAAAGATGCAGAATTCACTAAATATGAAGCCGTTTTATCTGACGATGCTGGCTTTGCCGCTCTTAAAGAAAAGAAGTCTGAAATGTCGGTCAAAGAGATTGAAAGTGAATTGGCAATTATGTTTGCAAGAAAGACTCTTGCACAGACAGATTTTAGCAGAACCAATGACGGTGCTATGACCGCTGGATTGATTGACAACGACGATAAAGATGGATTCGTTGAAACCAAATATGGTTATATTAAAGTTGGACGCTAAGAAAATAATAAATAAAAAATAAATTTATATAATAATTGGAGGATTAAACTATGGCAGTACATGTAGTTTGTGAAACCTCGAACCTTAGAGCTGTGCATTATGCAAAGCGTATTTGGGATGCGGTTTCTAAAGTTGATATTGACAATGGCACACTTGGCTATCTCGAAGATAAGGAAGATGGCGGTGTGATTTATGATTTTAATGCTGGTACCAAGGAGGGTGCTCCTGTGGTTCTTGTTCATATGCCTGAGTGGACTGAAGACACTTCTCGTATGACTAATCAGCGCAAGGACAAGTTTACCAATGTAGCAGGTCGTCCATTCCGTGCATTTGAACTTGCAGAGGGTGACGAGTTTGCTCTTTCTGCCGAAGGCTTTGTAGGAACTCCTGAGATTGGCAAGTATGTTTCTATTAATGCAGACGGAAAACTCGCTGTTGCTGATGCTCCTGTTGAGGGTGCCGCAATGGTTGGTAAAATTATGAGAAAGCGTCAAGTTGGCTCTACTCTTGTAACCGATGTTCGTACTTACGGCTATGCTCGTATGATGTACATGGTTAAAGTAGAGACTTTGGCTTAATTTATTAAGGAGGTAATAGAATATGAGAACTAATTTCAGTGTAGAAGAAGCAAAGGTTCTTGACCTCGTTAACGATTTGTCCAGAGGTGACTTTTCGCTTCACGTAGATAAGGAAAAATGTACTCGTGCTGACCTTGAGCAGCATCTGAGAGATAAGATTAATAACGAAATTCTGAAGGGTGCTACACTCTATCAGGCATTCCGTCGTAACAATATTGTTATTTTCGAGATTATTGAGGAGATTGTTAACCTTACTATCTCTAATGACTTTGCAGACATCCCATTTATGGACGCATTTGTAGAGTTTAAGAATCGTGCTCTTGGCGACAAGACTGCTTGGTACTCTGAGGGCAAGAGCTATGTGACGGTTGCTTCTTTCGCTGGCAATCACTGGGATACCAACCGTGAGGCTCTTGATGCAGGTGAAGAGTATACTCTTGAAAAGGAGTGGGTATATATCCACGTTTATGATGAGTTCGAGAGATTCCTTCTTGGCATCGCTTCTCTTGAAAGACTTACTGATGTAATTTATAAGTCTTTCAACAAGTATATTAAGGAAAGAACTTATGTAATGTTCCAGAGCGTTATGGGCGTTGTTCCTGCTGAGTTCACTGCAAATGGCAACTCTGAAGAAGCAGTAGGCGATTTGTGCGACCTGATTCAAGCTGCTGGCGGCTATTCCAACCTTACCATTGCTGGTACAAATGGCGCTCTGAGAAAGCTGGCAAAGATTATTCCTGATAACTATTTTGCAGATTCTCAGCGTGAGGCTAAGGCAAAGACTGGCAATATCGGTGAGTGGGAAGGCAAGCGACTGATGGTTATTCCTCAGGTAATTAAAGAAGGCACTTTTGAACTCGCTCTTGACAACGATACAATCTTTGTTATGGGTGGAGATGTTAAGCCTATTAAGGTTGAGTTCATTGGCGATACTCGTACTCAGAATGTTACAGACCATAGAGTTAATAACGATATGACTTATGACCTTCAGGTTCAAACACTCTTTGGTATGGGCTTCGAGCTTCCTCAAGCATTTGGATGCTTTAAGTTTGCTTAATAATATAATTATATAAAAATATTTGGATTTTAAAAGAAAGGTGGTTGGTTGATTATGGGAAGAACCGCAACTAACTCTGCTGCAAAAAATAAAGATGTTGTAGAAAACAACGTTGTTAATGCAGTAGAAGAAAAAAATGAAGAAATGAAAGAAGATACAAAGAAATCGGTTAAGGTGGAACCCTTGAAAGATTCAGATGAGATTGAAGTAATTTCTATCGTACCTAATGTTAGCTATAAGGATAGCAAGACGCTTGATATGTATGAGTGGAAGGATGTTGGTCATTCTGAATATATGACTTTTGAAACGCTTAAGAATATGTGGAGAAATAATAAAGGGTATTTTAAGAATCTTTGGCTTAAGCCCAATGATGATAGAGTTATCAGTAAGTTTGGCTTGAATAAGACTTTTGAAAAGTATGAATACCTTATGGATGGTTCTAATTACATCAAGAAGAACATTGACGTAATTTGTGATGCTATTAAAGGAACTCCAAATGGTCTCAAATTTTCAATTTGTAACAAGGTTAAGAATCTTGTTATTAGTGGTGAAGTTACAGATATATTTATTATTAGAGAGCTTGAAAAGCGTTTGCAAATCGACCTGATTGAATTTCTTAATTAATTAAATTTGTGAGGTAAGAGCGTTATGTATACCCCTTACGAAAAACTATATGATAATCTCTTACCTAAATTTCGCAGTTATGAGATACCTCTTATGACTGTGGAAGAAGTAAAAGATTTTCTGCACGATTATCTTGTTCCAGCAATTTCACGGTTTCACGTTTGTAGAAAAGATTTAAACAACAGAGATGATATTATACAAAGGTTTAATGTTGAGTTGTCTGATATAGAGGTTGAGATACTTAGTAATTATTTACTTATTGAATATATTGATGCCGAATATATTAGAACGCCTTCGCTTTTAAAAGTGCAATTGCCATCATCTGATTTCAAGGTGTTTAGTCCTGCTAATTTTCTTGACAAACTTATGGCAATGCATAAAACCTATGTAAGCGAAAATGAAACCCTTCTTTCTCGCTATGCGTGGATGGGCGTAAAAGAATCAGGAATTAAACTTGGCGCTGGATATAAGAAATCAAAATTTTAAATATAAATTAAATATGAATGGAGGTGGGTCGAATGCAAAGTTTAGATAGATTTAAGAAAAAAATGAGTTTAAGTGGTGGGTCACTCAGAGAAGAAAGTATTTTTAATACAAGAGAATTACTCAAAGAAACATTTGCAGATGACCCATCTTTTACCGACAACGTTTATTTTTGGAGACTTGGATTAAAAGAATATCGAAATGAATCCTCTATTGGCATTCGTTTATTTGGCAGAACTTTCTCCGCTGCAAATGGTGTAACTGTAAAATTTCAGTCGCCTTATAATATTCCTATAGTTGTAGGAGATATTATTTATGACAGCAAGGAAGATGAATATTTAATATGCACAGAAGCATTTAATATTGATGATATAAATTATAAAGGTAAATTTACTCTTTGTAATTGGATGTTAAAATGGCAAAAGAAAGATGGAACGATATTAGAATATCCGTGTTATGATATGAACTCAACTCAGTATAACTCTGGTGAACAATCAAATGCACATTTTACTATTGGTTCATCACAACACATGCTCACATTGCCAAGCGATGAAAATACCATCGCTTTGAGTACGCCACAAAGATTTTATCTTGATAAAAATATGGATAACCCCACTTCTTTTATTGTGACTCAAAACGATACAACGAGTCATAATTATGGAAAGAAGGGGTTGGTAAAAGTGACGGTTTATGAACATCCGAATAATGCCGATACCGATAGACCAGATTTAGGAATATGTGATTATATCGATATTAATACAAAAGAAGAACTTTGTTGTTGTATGGCTGCAAAAGCGGTTATTGAATGTCAGACGACGATTATTAAGTCTGGCGGCGATTCGCAAATTTTTATTGGTAAATTCTATGATAAAAATGGATGTGAAGTAACAGATGTTATACCGCATTGGGTTATAACTTGTGACTTCTCAGAAAAATTACAGATAAAGGAATTTGATAATTGTTTAAGCATTGGAATAGATGACGATTCATATATTGACGAAGAATTTAAGTTGACCTGTTCTGATGGCGATAGTGAAAGCGGCATTCTTTCCGATACTTTAATTATCAAAGTTGATTCATTGTTGTAATGTCTAATAGCTCAATTGTAAGAAAAGCAAAAAATAGAATTATTAAAGAATTTATCAAAGATAAAGATATTATAGCTGCTATTGATAGCGAAGATATAAAACCAAGCGAACCAGAAAAACTAATTGGAACACATATTTTTAATTATAATCAAAACCCACACACTCTAAATAAAGTAGGAACATTTATAACAATACAGGTTCATATACCTCAGAATTACTATAGTGATTATCACGGCAATTCGGCTATTCACGTAAAGCCAACCATTGAAATATGGATAATTTCTCACGAGCAACATATGTCGGTAGACAATGTGCCAAAAGTTACGCAAAATAGAAATGATTATTTATCAGAATTGATAGATAATAAAATTAATGGTAAGAGCGGCTTTGGCATTGGAGATGTTAAGTTGATAAGTAACATTGAGGGTGCTTCTCAGGCAGATTATCTATATAGAAAACTAATTTTTCAATGTTTAGATTTAAATTGGTCTTTCTGTGAAGATGAAGATTAAAGAGGTTATGTAGATGTTTGATGTAGATGATTTGAAAATATATAGAGGCTCAGATATTCGTATTACTGATAAGATAATTGTTACTCAGCCTACAATCGACCAGATTATTGAATTTGGTGAAAAAAAATATTTTTCAGCAGTTCATACTTTGATTGGCGTTGGTGCTGATTTTAAGTGGCAATTATGGGATTATTTTAGCATAGATTATACCACAATTGATGATTTTGATTTATTTAAAATGATGATATGTGGACTTCTTTCGAGTAAGAAAAAAATATATAAAGAGCTAAAAGAAAATCCTGAAAAATATGAAGAGCATATAAACAAAATGAAAAAAGAGGATTGGGATGAGCTATTGTTTAACCCAGTCTCTTTAATATTAAAAGATATTGACTTTGCTGATTTTGATGAATACGAATCAGATAAAAGTCAGGAAACCATTTTATATGACAAAAAACACGATATTACTATTGACAGATTTGTATATACTAGAATTGTCGAAGCTGTTAGAAAAATACACGGGTTTACTAGGAATAATCAAATTCCTGCAAACGAAAGAACTAAAATGGATTTGATTGAAGATGCCAGAGACGATGCGATGGCTTTTGCTCAAAAACCATATAAAAGTGTATTACAACCGCTTATTTCTGCTTTGGCTGTTAAGACTGGTCAATTAGGAAATGATTCTATTTGGAATACAAAAATAAATATGTTTTTTGATAGTATAAAAAGAATAAATAAAATACAAGATGCAACCTTGTTATTGCAAGGTGCGTATTCTGGATTTGCTAGCCTTAAGGGAGTTGACAAAACTAGACTTGATTGGGCTGGCGAAATTTAAAATAAAATTATTATAAAGGAGATATTTATTATGGCTTTTGATAAGAATGAACTTATACTTGATAAAGTACGTAGTCTGACTGCTCACGACCTGTCTACTGGCGAAATGCTTTTCAGACTTACTTCTCTCGAAGACCCCTCTCTGGCTTGCACTGCTGAGGGCGAGGAAGTTGTTGACGCTATTGGCGCTCTGATTACCACTCTGTATCGTGCAAAGAAGGCTACCTTCTCTGCAAGCAACTCCTTGATTTCTCTTGACCTTGCTGCTGCTCAGTTTGGTACAAAGAAGGAGATTGCATCTTCTACTGATAAGATTGTTGTTCCTACTTATGAGATTTTGACTGTTGCTGAAGATGCAACCACAGTTGCTCTGAAGAACGCTCCCGTAGGCACCATTCCTTATATTTATGGTCTTGAAAACGGCGAAATCGCTACTCGTTACGAACTTGGTGCTACCGCTTCTGCTACTGAGTTTGTTGTTAGCGAAGCTGGTGTCATTACTGTTCCTACTAGTTTTACTGGTAAGATTTATGTTGAATACAGCTATGAATCTGAAAAGGCTAACCGCATTGTTAACAAGACTTCTGAATTCCCCAAAGCTTGCAGCATGAAGATTTTTGCTTACTTTAGAGACAAGTGCAATGAAAACCTTGTATATTCTGGTGTCATTGTTTCTCCTAAAGCAAAGCTGAATCCCGAACAGGTTGAACTGGCTCTGACCTCTACTGGCAAACACGCATTTGAATTCCAGATGATGCGTGACTACTGTGATGATGAGGCAGAGTTGTTCTCCATCATCATTGCAGAATAATTTGGTTTAATTATTAAATATATATGAGTAGGGGTTTACTCCCCTACTCTATTTTATTTTAAGGAGGGAAATACTATGGCAGAAAACAATAATGCTACCTGCTGTATTTGCGGTAAAGCATACCATAAGTGCCTTTCTTGCAAGGATTCAATGAAGCTTCAACCTTGGAAAGATGTAACAGATACTTCTGAGTGCTACAAAGTATTTCAAGCCGTAAAGGGTTTTTCTACTGGTGTATATACTAAGGACGAATTTAAATCTAGGTTAAAAAATATAGATTTAAGTGATTTAGAAAATTATAGAGACCATATTAAAGTTTTAATTAAAGACGCTTTAAAAGAAGATAAGCCTATCAAAGAAGAGTCTATTGTGGAAACGGTAGCCGAAGAAATGGTAACTGTGGAAGTTCCAGTTGTTGAAAAAGCAACTGCATCTCGTAAGAGAAATTATAAAGCAAATAGTGATGTTGTCGAAACAAAATAATGTTTATTTGCTTCAATGTTTTATGTGTGTGAAATTAGTTAAATCGTAAATGAAAGGATATATTGTAAAAATTTTCACACACATTTATAATACAATATATCCTTTTTTTTGCGATTTAAATTTAATGTAAGAAATACATGAAGAAAGGTATAGATGGTGAAAAGAAAATGAAAATGATATCTGAATTAAACGGACAAATGTATGAAGCCGAAGATTGTTGTTTTTTTAGAAATCCTATTCAATCGGCACATTATCGTCAGTGGGGTTGCGAACTTGTAGACTTATTTGTTGACGGTCAGATGAAATGGGTTTTTGTTTTTAAAAAGTCTGACCACGAGTGGGCAAAAATTAAGTGGGCTGAAAACAAGGAAAAGAACAATGGTTAAAAATACTGGGAAAAATTTTGAATCGATAATTAAATCTAATGCCCCCTCTTATTTAAAAGTTGTACGCATCCCAGACCCCCCTCAATCGTTCACTCAAAGAAGTGATACCCGTTTTTCTAAAAAGAATCCTTATGACTTTGAAGTTTTTGATAGTGTTCACAGAATAAATTATTGTTGGGAATTAAAAAGTGTTGCTCAAAAATATCTTACTTATCATACTTGTAAAAAAGATGAAGATGATAAAAAAAGTGCTAATATAATGTGGCATCAGATTGAAGGTTTAACAAGGGCTGCTGAATATGATAATGTTATAGCTGGTTTCTTGTTAAATTTCAGATTGGATACTGGTGAACAACTTTTATATTTTTTGAATATAAAAGACTTTAATAGATTCAGAAGGAGCACAAATAAAAAGTCACTAAATATAATGGATGTCTCTCTTAACGGTGGTATAAAAATTAATGGTAAAAAACTTAAAGTAAATTATAGATGGAATTTGGATGAATTTTTAGAGGTTCAGTCTAAAATATATCCATTATAACAAATAAATATATATGCAATATTTATATTAAATTTTATGTAAGAAAGGTATGAATAATATGATGAAAGAAATGAAAAATGGCGTTTTTATTTATAATGACGAATCTTATAATTTTGATTTTAGCACATCTCTTTCTGCGCCAGAAAAGCAGATGTTTGTTAAAACAGTGGTTGATAATATTGTTGATGATGATGGTTATGATATTGTAATTAGAGATTTAATTTTCGATTTTGTTATTGTCGAAATGTTTACTAATATAGATACATCTTTTATTAATATGAAGGATGATGATGGTAACGATGTCAATCCAATTATTGTTGTTGAGCACTTTTTAGAAGAAACTAGTGTTGTAGACATTGTTAAGGAGAATATGGATGATGGTTTGCTTGACGAATTAAATCGTGCAGTTGATTTAAATATTCAGTATCTTACTGGTATTCATCCAAATCCGCTTGGCGAAGCTGTTGCAAAATTGCTTTCTACTATTGAAAAGAAGGTTAATGAAGTTGATTTGGATAGTATGATGGGTATGGCACAAAAATTTGCTGGTATGACCGATGATTTTACGCTTGAAAATATTGTAAATGCTTATATGAATAGCGATGTTCATAAGAAAAACTTAGCAGAGATTGAAGATGCTAAAAGCGAATAAAAACGCCAATTGTAGGTGATTAAATATGGTCTTCAAAAATGAAGCACAACTCAAAAGTTTCTTAATGAAAAAGTGTAATGAAGCAGTAGCTAATACACAAAAGAAGATTCACGAAGAATTTTCTGGAAACCTTAGTCAATTTTATGCAGAATATAGCCCAGAAGAATATATAAGAACTGGCGCTTTATTTGATTCGTTGGAAGTTGTTGGGGTTATACAAGCTGGAAACCGTGTGGAGGCAGAAGTGTATTTTATCACGCCAAGTTGGGAACACGGATGGGTTCCTTTGCAAAGTGGAAATTATGGTTATTCTTCTTGGAGTGACGAAAAAATTATGAATGTTGCTATGAGAGGAGCATTGCCACACGGGGGTTATGAAGGTGGAACCCGAATTTGGACTGATAGTATGAATGCTCTTGGCGGTCAACGAGGAATAAAAAACTTATTAAAACAAGAATTAAAAAGGCAAGGACTTTAATTATTAGAAAGGAGGATGATTTATGGCTGGAAGAAAAACATTTAGAAAAGTAATTACATCCGAAGAATTAATTGCACAGATAAATCAAGAAAATATTAAATTGATGGATAGATTTTTGAAGAACTTTGCCACTAAGCGTTCTCCTAAATCTGTAACGGTTTATAAAAGTAATCTTCAAATTTTCTTTTGTTGGAATGTTGAAAACAATGACAACTTATTTTTTGTAGATTTTAAGAAGTATATGTTATTAGATTTCTTTGACTATTGTTGTACTGAGCTTAAATGGTCAAGCGCAAGGTATTCGCAAATGCATTCGTGCCTGTCTAGTTTTAGTACATTTATAGAAGATATTTACGATGAACAATATCCAAACTTTCGAAATTTGCTTCCTAAAATTGAAAAGCTGCCAAAAGAAGCCGTTCGTAAAAAGTCTATATTTACAAAAGAAGAACTTGATGGTTTGATGGTAAAATTAGGTGAAGAAAATAGGATACAAGAACAATGCTTATTGGCTTTAATGATGTCGTCTGGTTCCAGAGCGAGTGAACTAGAAAGGTTTACAACGGATATTATTGATGAAAATAATACTGCATTTGAAGAATTATTTTTGGAAACTACCGAAGAAATTCAAGTAAAAGGCAGAGGCGTAAACGGAAAAAGTCTTATTCGTTATATTTTAAAAGACACTTTTCTTCCGTATTATCATAAATGGTTACCTATTCGTGAAAAAATTATGCAAGAAAATAATCAATCTCATAATCGTATTTTTATAACGCAAAATGGTGAACCAGCATCGGTCATTACATTTAGGAATTGGGTTGAGAGATGGAACGAATATGTTGATAAGCCATTTTATATGCATAGTATCAGACATTGGTATACTACATATTTGGTTGCTACAGTGGGGCTAGAACAAGAACTGGTACAAGAAATTATCGGATGGACAAGTTCGGATATGGTTCAAATTTATAATGATTCCACTGCCAAAGACCGAAAATGGAAAGGTTTAGAAAAATTAGCTCAAGCGTTAGAGCAAGAAAATTTTGATAACAATTAAATATATAAGTTTATAAATAACGGGGCTTAAAAGTGCAATTTTAAGCCCCTTCTTCTCTTTTATTTTAAATTTAAATTTGAAAATTATTGCACCTTTTATGGTGCGTTTTATGATGCACCTGAAAGGAGTGTGTTGAAATATATGAGTGATTATAGGATTTTAGTCGGAACAGAACTTAAGACAGATGGTATTACAACTGCTCTTAATAGTTATAAGGGTAATGTTAAAGTAGGTGCAATATTAGACACAACTAATATTACCACGGCGATAAATGGCTATAAGGCGAAGGCAATTACTGTTGATACTTTGCTTAATACAAATGGTATCACGGAGAAAATAAGAAGTTATACTCCGCCTAAAAAGATTCATCTTGAATCTGACCTTAGTACCGTTGGTATTGATGCCAAGATAAATAATTATATACCCAAAAAACCTATTAAAGTTGATGCAGAATTAACTGCGTCTAGTATTAATCAGCAGATAAGAGGCATAAAGCCAAGCGAAACTATTAAGCTTGATGCCAAATTAAATAACAATGCTATCACTGATGCGATAAGAAAATATAAGGCTGCTGCACCAATTAAGGTAATGGTTGACCCAGACTTTAGCGAAGCTGGCGCAAAGATAAGTAATTATCAAATGCGCAATATGCTTAAAGTTAATGTTAAGCTGAACAAGACTGCAATTGATAGCCAAATAAAAAATTTTCAAACAAGTAGCAAGATTGAAGTTGGTGCTAAATTAAGAGACAACGCTATTGAAACTGCAATAAAAAGATATGCTGGCAAAGAGCTTGTTCCTATTACAATAGACTTTAAAGTTGGCGAGACAAGGGAAATTACAAATAAGATAAATGAGTATAAAAATAAATCAGTTTCTATTTCCGCCAAATTACAGCCAGCTCAAACTGGATTTGATAGTGCGATAACGAAAAAACCAGTAAAGGTTCAGGCTACATTAGACCCAGATGGTATTGATAGTGTAATAGAAAAATTTCATCCAACAAGCAGAATTAAAGTTGATGTAAAATTAGAACCAAAAGATGTTAATGGGCAAATAACAAATCTGCCAAAACCAACCGAAAAGATTAATGTCGATGTGGGATTGGATAACGACAGCATTAACAAGGCGATATCGGCGTTTAAACCCACTACTCGTCTTAATGTTGGTGTTGATTTAAAGACAGATGATATTAATAAGCAGATAGAGTCTATACATCCAACATCTATGGTTAATGTTGGAGTGAACTTGGATAATAGCGACATTGATAAAGATACGGGAAAGAAAAGAGTTCAGACCCCTATCGAAGTTGATGTAACTTTAAACACTGAAAAAATTAACGAACAGATTAAAGCCTTTAAAACACAAAGCAAGATTGCGGTTGGTGTTAAACTTGATTTTGCTAGCCACAAGGGTGGTCAGGTTGGTATTCCGCAGCAAATAAAAGATTATAAAACCAGTGCAAAAATCAAAGTTGGCGTTCAGCTTGATAAGGATGATATTGCACAACAGATTGGACAAGTTAAGGTAGATTCGCCTATTAAACTTGGTGTCGAACTAGACCCAGATGGTATCAACAATGTTCAAAAACAAATTGATAGTTTTAGAGAACAGATTAAAGCCATTGGAAATATCAAGATAAATCTTGGTGGAAACAATACGGCATCTGGAACCGCTGGTAAGGGTAACGTTAAAGTTGCTGGTGTATCACGAGATTTTGTAGAGGCAGATATCAAGATTACAGATATGGCAAACCATATAAAGAGTTTGCAGTCTGCTTTAAAAAAAATTGGCTTTAATAAATCTTCGATAGACTCTATAACTAAGGAGTTTGAAGAACTTGATGTTGTAGTAAAAAGTGTTACAACCCGTTTAGACAAAGCTGGAAATCTTTCGCTTACTATAAAAGGTTTAGATGAGTATGGACGAGCTGTTACAATGATGAAGGGTGTCGATAAAAAAGGCGGTCTTACATCATTAGGCACAAGTGTTTCACAATCTTTTAAAGAGACGGAAGCTTCTTTTGCTAGGCTAAAAACTATAGCCAATCAAATGAAGGGTTTTAAGGTTCAGCTTGCAGGACTTGATTCGAAAAAAGATGCGAATAAGATTGCAGAAGTTACCTCTCAATTAAACAAGCTGCAATCCGAATATCGTGATTTATATAACATAACACGGCAAAATCTTAATACAAGTCAATTAGATGAATTAAAACAAAAGTCTATTGAAACTGGTAGAGCAGTTAAAGTTGCTAAGGCGGCAATGGCTGATAAGGTAGCCTATAATAAAGAACAAACAGAGATAAGAAAAACAAGAGATGAATATCAGAAGCTTGTCAAGATAGCTAATTCGATGAAGAGAATTAAGGTTACATTGGCTGGTCTTAACCCAGAAAAGGACAAGCAAAGAATTGCTGAACTTACTTCTCAATTAAAAACTCTTGAAACTGAATATCGTGATTTATTTGTCTCAAATAAAGGAAAGTTTGACACAAAGCAATTAGACGCATTAAAACAAAAGTCTATTGAAACTGGTAGAGCTATAAAAGATGCAAAAGCTAAAGTTGCCGATACTGCTGCATACGACAAATTACAGGTTGAGATAAAAGAAACAAAAGATTCATATCAGAAGCTTATTAAAATAGCTAATGAAATGAAAAAACTCAAAGTCGAGCTTGTTGGTCTTGATGCCGAGAAAGACAAACAAAGAATTGCAGATATTTATCTACAGTTGAAGAATCTTAAAACAGAGTATAAAACTTTGTTTTCTTCAACAAAACAAGGCTTTAGCACGGAACAGTTTAATGCATTAAGACAAAAGGCTCTTGAAACCGCTCAGGCTGTAAAAGAAGCTAAGTCTGTAATGTCTGACAATAGAACAAATTTGGCAAGTGCCATCAAAAATAATTTGAGCGGATATGAAGCTCAAGTAAAAGTTGTTGGTGGCAACATACAAAAACTTGTCAATACACCAGTTGAGCTTGAATCAGCTTTTAACAGAGTAAAAAAAGCGTTGATTGATATGCAAAACGCTTCTGATAATGAAGCGTTAATTGCGGCAGAGGAAAGATATCAAAATGCCTTAAAAGAAACGGAAGCTCAACTCAGAATAAACCAAGCGGCAGAGAATCAAGAGGGCGGCACGGGCATTGAAAACTTTGCAATAAAAAAGGAAGCTGCATTAATAAGGATAAGTAATTTGTTTGAAGATGGTTCTCAGGCTGCGAACAGATTTGGAGCAGAAGCAAGAGAGCTTTTGGCAGAGTTGAATAAGCTTGGCAGTGTTTCTGGTATTGATAAGGTTAATGCTAAGATTGCTAACCTAGAAAAAAAGATTAAGAAATCTAATCTGCAAACCAAAACGTTTAGTACGAGATTAAAAGACCAGTTTTCTAAGTATTCACAATATATATCAATAGCTTCTGTTTTCATGTATGCTACTCAGGCTATGAGAAGTATGTTTGAGCAGGTTAAGCTAATTGACTCTGCAATGACGGAGCTTAAAAAGGTTACTGATGAAACAGATGCAACTTATAACAAATTTTTAAGTAATGCAGCCAAAAGGTCTAAGGAAATTGGAACCACTATCGATGGTCTTGTAAGTTCTACTGCTGATTTTGCAAGATTAGGATATGGATTTAAAGACGCACAAGGACTTGCTGAAGTAGCAAATATTTATGCAGTTGTTGGTGATGAAATTGAGGGTGTTGAAGGTGCAACAGAAAGTTTAATTTCTACAATGGCTGCGTTTAAAGATGAAATGAATGGCATGAGCAATAGCGACTTTGCCATGAGTATCATTGACAAATTTAATGAATTAGGTAAATTAATTGCCTATCAATATAGTAATATATTGTTGGAAAGTGGCTATAACGGTTAAAGGCTGGAGACAGCTCAGACCGTGGAAAGACTTAGTATTTGTAAAATATATAATAAGAGGATTAAATTGAAAAGAAAAGATTTAACGGGACAAAAGTTTGGACATTTAACTGTTGTCGAAATGTTGTATCATTATAACGGTGGTAGACATACGCATTGCAGGTGTATATGCGATTGTGGCAATGAGCACATAATTAGTGCTGACCACTTACAAAAAAGAAAAAATGTTTCGTGTGGTTGCATGAGCAATCATTATAGAACAATAAATAATCGCACAAACGAAATAGGCAATAAATATGGTAGATTAACAATTATTGATATTGACTATAATGCGAAACCTTCTATTGCCATTTGTGAATGTGATTGTGGTAAAATTATAAGAGCAATAAAAGCCGATGTTGTAAGTTGTCATACTCAGTCGTGTGGTTGTTTACAATCTGAAATGGCATCTCAAGCAAATGAAAAAGATTTTGCAGATGTTGTATCTGATTCTGGAGTTATTCTAAAAAGAAGGGCACATAAAAACTCTCACGGCGTATGGTTGTGGTATTGTGACTGTCCCATTTGTGGTAATGAATTTATTGCTATGCCAGCAAGGGTAATGGAAAATCATACAACATCTTGCGGCTGTAAGCTTAACTCTTCTAAAGAAAGAATAATTGAAAATTATTTAAAAGAATTAAATATAAAATATTGCAAACAAAAGAGATTTAAGGATTGTAAATATTCTTATACATTGCCATTTGATTTTGCCATTTATAATGATGATGAAACATTAAAATGTCTAATCGAATACGACGGACAACAACATTTTAGACCCATTGATTTCTTTGGTGGGATTGATGGTTTTGAAAAAACAAAAATAAGAGATAATATTAAAAATCAATATTGTAAAGACAACGACATACATTTATTAAGATTAAATTATCTTAATACAGATAATGAAATAAAAGAAATAATTACAAATACTATTTATCCGTAACGACTGTAACGGTTTATATGGTAACATATTGACCTTCGCCACTCCCCTACTCTCTTTTAGAGACAAGAGGGTGAAGATTCAGTCTGAACTGCAACTATAATCTAATAATGAAATTGCAGAATAAGGTAGAAATGCCTTGTCGCTATATAACAAATAAATATATAGTCAGTAGGTTTGGCAAACCGAAAGTAACAGCTTGAATAATTTTGCCATTTCGTCGGGCGGCATTGGCGAAGCTATGGAGAGGTCTGCCTCTTCAATGGTGGCTGCAAACAATACGATTGATGAAACTCTGGCGTTAATTACGGCGGCTAACACCGTTGTGCAAAATCCCGATGCTGTAGGCACCGCCTTTAAAACGATTTCCATGAGAATTCGTGGTGCAAAAACCGAACTTGAAGAAGCAGGTCTTGAAACCGAAGGTATGGTGCAATCTACCGCCAAACTCCGTCAGGAGATTATGGCTCTCTCTGGTGTTGATATCATGGAGGCTGATGGACAAACATTTAAATCAACATATGTCATTTTGGATGAGCTTGCTCTAAAATGGAAAGACCTTTCTGACATTCAGCAAGCTACTATTACAGAATTAATAGCTGGTAAGCGTCAGGGTAATATCATTTCCAGCTTAATGAATAATTTCCAAACAGCCAGAGACGCATTGGAAACATCTCTTGGAGCTTCTGGTTCTGCTATGAAAGAACACGCCAAATGGAGCGAATCTCTTGAGGCTCGTTTGAATAAGCTTAAAGCTACTTGGCAAAGTTTATCTCAATCGTTTTTAAATTCCGATTTCTTAAAAATTGTCATAGAATCACTTAAAATATTAGTAGATATTCTTGATAAAGTAACAAGAAAACTTGGCACTTTTGGTACAATTGGTCTTGGTGCTGGTATTTTTGGATTATTTAAAAACAGAAGTAGTTTTTCTGGCATATTAGGCTCCCTTTCTTCGTTTGGTCAATTAGCATCGGAAGCGTGGCGTTCTGGTGGTAAATTAATTGATAGATTTAAAGGCGTTGGGAAGGCTGCTGGTATGGCTGGTGGCGATATTGCAAAATCATTTACTGGTTCGTTGTCTGGAATAGTTGGTGGCATTGGGCTGGCGGTATCCGCAATCGGTCTTATAGTTAGTGCTTATAAAAATTACAGAGAAGAGATTTCTAGGGCAAGACAAGAAACCATACAATCAAGCAATGAATTTTTGGATGCTGCTGGTTCATTCGAACAAGCTTATATCAAGTATTCTGGAAGAACAGATTTAACCGTTGAAGAAGAGGCTGAATTAGAATCTGCAATTAAAGGCACTGTAGATGCTCTTGGTGATAAATCTAGCGCTTTGCAAGATACTGTCAATAGCAGCAATGACTATATCGCATCTCTTGAGGCGATTACAAAGGCGGAGTTGAAAGCTGCCGAAAGTATAGCAAAAGAAAAGAAAGTCGCTGCTGAAAAAGAATTAAAAGATGTTGTTAAGCCAGATATTCTTGGTGCATTAGATGCTAAAACTAGTTCTATAAGCGTTGTAATTGAAAGAAGAAAAAAAAATAAGGATAATCCAGACGATGCAAGCGAAGATGAAAAAATTGCACGAGAAGCTGCTGGTAAATACTACGGATTCATAAATTCTGATAGGGCAATAAAGCGTTATGGATTTCAATTGCCAAAGAATGCAAGCGTAGAAGAAATTGTTGATTATTATTATACTCTTATTGAAGCCAAAAATAGATTGATAGAAGAAAATTTGACTGAGAATGATACATTTGATGCAATAAACGTGGCTATTAATAAGGTGTCGGATGCGGTTGCAACATATGAAAACGGCTTATATGACCTTGCAAAAGCACAATATGAATCACAAAATGGCATTCCAAAGACGACTGAAGAATATCTTAAGATGCGAGAGAGTATTCTTAATGAAATTGGCGGAACGACTGATACTAGAAAAACAATAGCTAATACATTAGACTCTGAATACGGTCAAATGTTTGATTTGACATCTGCTGAGATTCAATCTAAAAAACTTATCGGCGTTGTCGATGATTTTGATGAAGAAAGAGCAAGAGAAGTTGAAGTACTTCTTAATATGAGAACCGCCGTAAATAATGGCGAATGTAGTGTTGGAGAATATATTTCTGAATTTGATAAAGTCGATGCTATTGCGAGAGGCTTTGGAAAAGAAGACTACAAAGAAATAGCGTTAGCTTTTGGTCTTGATACTGATTCAATAAAAGAACAATATAAAGACCTAAAGATAAAATTAACAGATGATTATTATAAGATTGAAATGTCTGATGATGATGCTAAGACATTTTTGGATAATTTAAGTTTTAGAGAATTGTCTGCTTCCAGAGATTTGTTCAGCTCCAATAATGAAGATTTCAAGAATATTCTTAAGGGATATAGCGATACTCTTAATGAAGCAAAAAAAGAAAGTGTAGATTTTTCTAAGACTGTATTTGGAAATATAGATACAAATGCAAGAAAAACACTCGAATGGACAAGCGAAAATCTTGAAAAGTACAAAGATGAGCTTATGTCTTTTGAGCCAGATGGTGCTAAATGGGAAGATGTAAAAAAGAATTATGAAGGAACCATTTCTACCGTTATGGGGATGTGGGACACTTTTGAAATAGATGGCAAAAAAGTTGATATTGCATTCTCCCCCATGCTTCAAACTGACAGCGGTGTAGAAGTTTTATCTGGTGGAACTTTAGATAGTTATATTAAAGAGTTAATTGCCAAAGCTACTGAAGATGGCAAGTGGACAAATGAAGAACTTCTTAAACTTGATGCGGAAGGTCTTGAAATTGACGGTCAAAAGATAAAGGGTGTTTTGGCAGATATCGGCAATACTGCACAACAAACTGCAAGTCAAATGCACTTTGTTGGTAAAGATGGTGCTCTTGCATTAGCGGAAAAAGAGCTTTTTGCAATAATTGAAGCTCAAGCAAAAATCAATGATGCATTAAATTTTAGTGCAAGTATAGAAGTAGATAAAACAGCACTTGAAACTTTTAATACTGCGCTCGAAGAATCTGCTTCTGCAATGGGTTTGTCAGAAGAGTCGATAGATAGCCTAAGTGCGAAGTATAAAAACCTTGAAAGTTATGACCCTTCTCTCTTATTTGAAGCGACTGCTAATGGTGTTAAAGTAAATCGAGAAGAACTTGCAAAGCTTGAAAAAGAATATAATAACTTATCAAAAACTAAGGTACAAGAACATCTTGATACTCTTACCGATAAATATAACGATGTTACGGCAGAAATTGACAAGTGTACTAATGCCGCTGAGAGAGCAAAGTTAATTAATGAGCGTGAAACATATAAAACAAAAATTGAAGAACTTGCCGAATACCAATCACAATTAGAAGGTGTAACTGGAGCTTATCAGAGATGGATTGATGCTCAAAATGCACCAGAAAATTATGAAGGTTATGAAGCGGTTGCTACTAGTCGTGAAGATATCAAGGACGAAATTGGCAGAGGATTCATAAGTAATGCATCAAAAGAATATATCGATTTGTTGTCTGGAAAGGATTTGCAAGGCGGAACAATTGATGATTATGCTAATGCTTGGGGTAAACTCGATGACAAAATTACTGGTGCTGGGCATAGTATAAATGACTTCTTTACTGTTAATGACGATGGTGATATTACTGCCACTGGTATTGACCGATTCTTTAAGAGTTTACAGACAGACTTTAAGGGTAGTGTTGCAAACTTTGACAAAGAGACTAAAAAGTGGACATACGACTTTGGCTCAGAAAATCTTGAAAAAATTCAAGAAAAATGGGGTATCGGTATTGAAGCTATCGAGTTATTGCTTGAAGCTGCTGTTTCTGCTGGATATGACATTGACTGGGGCGGCATTCTTGACGGAATAGACTTAGATACTTCTAATTTTGAAACTTTGGTATCTGCTGCTGAAGTCGCACAAGAAGCTTTTAATAAACTCGATGGCGTTGATGATGTTAATTTTAATTTTACTGCAACTGGTGTCAAAGAAGCTACTACCGAAGTTGATAAAGCACGAGAAGCATACAATAAACTTATAACTAATAAGGACGGCACTATTAATCTTAATGCTAATGGAGCCGAAGAGATGCGACTTATGCTTGCAACTCTGCTTATTCAAAAACAACAGCTCGAAGATTCTAATATTGTAATGAATGTAGATACTTCTCAACTTGATAAATCTCAAGAACATATTGGGAAGGCTATCAATGCTGTAATAAACTTTAGAGAAAAATATAAAAACTTAGAAATTGCAGTAAGTACTGGTCAAGGCATAGAAGAGGCTAAAACAGAGCTTAATACTGCAATGACAGAATTGCAAGGTCTCGGTGATAAAGGTGTTGATATTGCGGCTCAACTTATGTTGGGTGAGGGCACAGATGGTGCCACCCTTAAAAGTAAAGTAGATGCCGCAATTAAAGCGGTTGGTAGTCAAGATATTAAAGTTGGTTGTAAGCTTGATGAAACAGCGCTTGGTACTTTAAATTCTCAAGTATTAACAAATTTTAATCCCGAAGCTACTGTTACAATTACTAAAATAGATGAATCTTTAGTTAATCAATATATTACTACTGAGAAAACTGCTGATGGTACAGTTAAGTGGAAGAATGACGAATCATTAGTTGTTGAATTCCAAAATAAAACCCACGAAGCAAAAGGTATTGTTAATTGGGCTAATAATGTAGAAAAAGTTAAAACAAATTTTTCTGCCAACGGTACAGTTAAGTGGTCGAGTGGCAACAAAGTTAAAGTCAGCGTTGTATCAGAAGCAAAAGGCACAGCCAATGCAAGTGGTACTACTGGAAGCTCTGGTCGTGCATTTGCTCGTGGCGATTGGGGAATTAAAGGTAATGGCACTGCTCTTGGAGGCGAGTTGGGTCAAGAACTCGTCGTTAGAGACGGTAAATTCTTTACCATAGGCGATAAAGGTGCTGAGTTCTTCCATTATAAGCAAAACGATATTATATTTAATGCGGCTCAAACTGAATCTCTGTTCAAGTATGGTGGAATTAAAGGTGCAAAGCCAAGAGGTACAATGCTTGCTGGTGGTACCGCATTTGCAGAAGGAAGGGCGTTTCCTTGGAGCGCCACAGGAAATACATCGAATTTTGCGTCTAATCGTCAAAACACGAAGACAGAAACGAAAACAACCAAAAAAAATAATTCTGTCACAACAACCACAACAACATCTTGGAGTGCGAATGCAAAAGAGTCTGATTTTGTAAATAATCGAAACTCAAAAGCTCAAGAATCTTCTTCTGGCAAATCTTCTTCTTCCAAGTCAAAAGAGACAGAAAAAGAGTTTGAAGAAACAATTGACTGGGTTGAAGTTGCGCTTAAACGCATTCAAAGAGAAATAGATAACCTTGACCAAAAAGCTGGAAATGTTTATAAAACTTGGTCTTCAAGAAATAATGCTTTAGCCAAACAAATAAGCGAGGTTGGAGACGAAATCAATCTTCAAAAACAAGCTTATGAACGATATATGCAAGAGGCTAATAGCGTTGGTCTCGATGAATCTTGGGCTAAAAAAGTTCGTGATGGTACTATTGATATAGAGACTATAACGGATGAAGACTTAAAAGAAAAGATAGATGACTATCAAGATTGGTATGAGAAAGCCCTTGATTGTAAAGATGCCATTGAAGAACTCAAAGAGACCGAAGCCTCTCTTTATGCACAACGTTTTGATAATATTCAGTCTCAATATGATGCCATTTTACAAGGTTATGAGCATACAGAAGCTATGCTTAATGAATATATCGCTCAAGCAGAAACAAAGGGTCATATCGTAAGTAAGAAATATTATGAAGCGTTGATTAGTAATGAAAAGTCTAATATTTCTGAGCTTAAAAAAGAACAATCTGCATTAATTGCCGAAAGAGACAAGGCTGTTGCAGATGGAAAGATAGAAAAATATAGCGAAGAATGGTATCGCATGTGTAATGACATTGACAGTGTTACTCAGGCGATAGAAGAATCGACAACTGCTCTTCTCGAATATGACAATGCTATGCGTGAAATAGACTGGTCTATTTTCGACTTAATCCAAGAGCGTATTTCTAGTGTTACCGAAGAGGCTGATTTCTTAGTCGAATTGATGAGCAACAAAAAACTCTTTGATGATGATGGTAAGTTGGCAAGCCAAGGCTTGGCTACTATGGGATTACACGCTCAAAACTATAACACGCATATGTATGCGGCTGATACATACGGTGCTGAAGTTGCTAAGCTTGATAAGCAGATAGCTAAAGACCCGTATGACCAAGAGCTTATCAATCGCAGAAACGAACTTCTTGAATTGCAAAGAGAATCTATACTTGCTGCTGAAGACGAAAAAAATGCAATTCGTGATATGGTTGAGGAAGGTATTAATCTTGAACTTGATGCATTGCAAGAGCTTATCGACAAAAAGAACGAAGAGCTTGAGAGTGAGCGTGACCTTTACGAGTATCAGAAAAAAGTAAAAGAACAAACAGAAGAAATTGCTTCTCTTGAAAAGCAAATGGCTGCTTACAGCGGTGATGATAGCGATGAGGCAAAGCAAAAGATACAACAAATCAAGGTTGACCTCGAAGCCGCTCGTCAAGATTTGCAGGAAACAGAATATGATAAACTCATTGACGATACTTCTGCTATGCTAGATACTCTATACAATGAATACGAGCTTATTCTAAATACTCGTCTTGATAATATTGACCACCTACTCGAAAGCGTAATCGAAAGCATCAATGCTGCTGCGAGTGCTGACGGTACTATTGCAAGCGCCCTTGGTTCTGAGGGTGCAATAGCAATTGCCGTAAGCAATAATGCAACTTCAATCAAGGATACATTAGCATCTGAAGCAAAGAATGTTGGACTCACCCTCTCTTCTGCAATGAATAATATTTGGAGTGTTGGTGAAGGTAATGCAAAGTCTGTATTGACAATGTATGGTGAAGACTTTAGAACAAAGTCCACCACCATAATTACGACATTGAACGGCATAAAATCTGATATTGCTGCAATGGTCGATGATGTTGATAAGGACGCAAAGAAGAAAACCACTGCCAATAAGACTGCTACTTCTGCAAAGAAGAGTCCGACTACTACCACCACTACTAAAAAACCTGATACCGATAAACCGACAACAACAAAACCAACCACATCTTCTGGCGGTGATGGAAAGCCAAAGGTTGGTGACAAAGTTAAGTTTATTAGTGGTAAGTATTATTACGATTCACAAGGTAAAAAGCCACTTGGCTCTAAATATCAGGGAAAAGAAGTTTATATTACCAATATTAATACAAAGAGTTGGGCGACTCATCCTTACCATATTAGTACTGGAACTAAACTTGGAAAAGGCGACTTGGGTTGGCTTAAACTTAATCAAATTAGTGGTTATGCAACTGGCAAGAAGAAAATACCTAACAATGAATATGCTTGGACACAAGAAAACGGTCAAGAATATATAGTTAGACCTTCTGATGGTGCTATCCTTACACCAGTTGCTAAAGACGATAGTATTCTTAATGCTGCTGCAAGTGGTAATATTTGGAATATGGCTAATAATCCTGCTGAGTTTATTAAAGATAATCTCAAGTTGGATAACTCAAATATTCCCAATGGTTCAAATGTTAATAATACTTATTCACAACACATTGATAATGTTGTGTTTAGGATGGATAATGTTAAGAACTATGAAGAGTTGTTATATGCTATGCAAAAAGATAAGAATTTTGAAAAATTAATTCTTTCTATGAGCGTTGATAGATTGGCTGGCAAGAGCAGTCTTGCAAAGGGCAAGTCTATCAGATAGTCGGCATGGAGACTTTAAACCCGTGCCATTGCAGAATAAACTGCTTAAAATTATTGTGGGAGACAGATATATTTATCTGTCTCCCCTCTTTTGATTTGAGGTGCAAATAAAATGAATGAAAAGAATTTTAAAAAAAGATTAGATTTTCAAAACAAGATGATTTCTCGTCAGTCAGAACAGATTGAATCATTAAAATTAGAAATCGAAAAATTTAAACAAAAACTAAAAGAAAAAGATGAAATAATTAATGCTGTAGAACCAACGAGAAAGGAAATGGCGGAAAGCATTAAAGAACATCAAAGATTAAAAAAAGAATACAAAGACTTAGTTGAAGAACTGAGGAAGATGAAAGAAATTATGAATATGACCGTTTATAAAGGTCGGTGGAAATTAATAAGATTTCTTATAAAATAATAAAAATTTAAATTAGAAAAGAGGTGATGAAATATGAAGGCACTCGATTTTGAATTTGATGGTAAGCGTTTAAGCGACTTTGGAATGATTCTGTGTAAATTTGATTCAGGTGGGATAGACACGGTTGATGGTGTTCAAATATCCTTTAACACGGTGTCAACTTTAAACGGAGCAAAACACGAGTTGGTTAGTACTGTATATGAAGATTGTTTAGAGACTACTTTGCAAATATGTAAACATTCTTGTACTGATGGTATTCAAGAAATAACCGCAACAGAACACAGAGAATTAACCAAATGGCTTAGCAGAAAGAAATTTTTAAAATTTAAGATACTTGATAATGATTATATTGATTTGTATTTTGAAGTAATGTTCAACATAAGTAAAATTGAAATGAATGGCGGAATTGTCGGATTTGAACTTGATGTAAAAACAAATCGTCCGTTTGCTCTTAAAGAACCGAGGATAATTAATATAGAAAATATAGTAACAAATGGCAAACACTCCGTTAATGATATTTCATACGAAGAGGGTTATATTTATCCATATACTGAAATCACTATAAGTGAAAATGGTGATTTAAATATACATAACGCTTTAGAGGATAGAAGTACCTATATTGCTAACTGTGTTGCTGGTGAGGTTATTACCATGGAATATCCTATTATTCGGTCTTCTATTTCATCTCATAATATACAAAACGACTTTAACTGGAATTTCTTTAGGGTAGCAAATACTTTTGAGAATAGTAGAAATGATTTAACCATCTCTCTGCCTTGTTCTATTAAGATTAAATACTCCCCCATTGTTAAAGTTGGTTTATAAGGTGGTGTAGGTTATGGCGATTGATATTAAATTCGATTTAACAAATAATCCAGAATCACCTACTATAGTATTGGCAAATCGTAATGGTAATATGCTTGGACAGTTGGATGTTGATGTTAACAGTATTGATATGTCTGATAAATTTAACGATGCATCAGAATTTAGTTTTGCATTGTATAAATATGTAAATGATAAGTTGACTAATTTATGGGACAAGGTATTAGATTTTAAACTTGTATACTGTAAAGAATGGGATGAATGGTTTGAAATCAAAGTTGAACTTGACGAAGCGACTGAGACCGTTAAAACGGTATTCTGTACGCAATTAGAAAAGTCAGAATTATCTCAATTAAATCTATATAATATTGAAATCAATACAGAAGCAGACATTGAACGAGATGATTATAAAATCTGCATTTTATATGATAAGGATGATGCTGACGCTTCTATCTTAAACAGATTATTAAAGGATAAAGCACCGCATTATTCTATTGCACACGTAGATTCTACGATTGCCAAGATACAAAGAAGTTTTTCTTTTGATGGAACTTCTATTGATGACGCATTCCAAGAAATTGCAGAAGAAATTGGATGTGTATTTATTTATCATTCATATTTAGAAGAAGATAAGATTTTAAGAAGAACCATATCTGTCTATGACTTACAACAAACTTGCAATGATTGTGGTTATAGAGGTGAATTTACAGATGTTTGTCCTAAGTGTAATAGTGCAAATGTCACAAATGGATATGGTGAAGATACTCTAATTTTTGTAACTTCTGACGAATTGGCATCTGGTGGAATTGAATTGGTTACAGATACTGATGCAGTTAAAAATTGCTTTAAGCTTGAAGCTGGTGACGATTTAATGACTGCAACTGTAAGAAACTGTAATCCAAATGGAACTGATTACATTTGGTATTTTTCAGACAGTATGAAGGAAGATATGTCAGATGAATTGGTTAAAAAATTAGAGTCTTACGATGAGTTATATAAAAACCATTATAATAATAGCGAGTATGATGTTGACGCAAATTTACTAAATAGTTTTAATACTCTTGTAGACAAGTATTCTGCATTCAACAAAGACTTACAAAAGATAACTACACCAATTGTTGGTTATCCTTCTTTAATGAATGCTTATTATAATACTATTGATTTGGCACTATATCTTAAGTCTGGTCTTATGCCAAGCGTAGAAATGAGCGATACAACCGCAGAAGAACAAGCTAGTTTATTAACCTCTCCCCCCCTCTCCCCTATCGCTGTCGCAGATATAACAGTCGCTTCTTTGGCTACTATGAATAGCGCTGTTTTGGCAATGGCAAAGATTATTGTGAAGTCTACTTATAAAGTACAAGTCAAAGAGTCTGAAACATATGATGATGGCAATAAAAAATACTGGAAAGGTAATTTTGTTGTTGCCAATTATTCAGATGAAGAAGATATTGCAATTAGCGATATTATTACTGTAGAAGTAAACGACGACTTGGAAACTTCTATTAAGCAGCAAATCGAAAAAGCATTAAACAAAGAAGATACAGATGATTTAAGCATTACTGGTTTGTTCGAAAGGGGATATGATGAGTTTTGTTTAGAATTGAAAAAATATGCATTAAATCCATTAATCAGTTTTCGTGATGCTTGTCAATCTTGTATCAATATATTAATAGAGCAAGGTGTTGGAAGTGATAATACTTGGTCTAATGACAAAGAGGGTTCCGAAGGTAATTTATACGAGAATTTATATGTACCTTATTATAATAAGTTAATAGCTATTGAATCTGAAATGAAAACCAGAGAAGACGAAATTAGTATTATTACAGGCACATATGATTTAGACGGTAACTTAACTGTTAATGGGCTGAAAACAGATATTGAAAAATGTCAAGTAGAAATTAAAAATACTCTTGACTTCGAGAAGTATTTGGGCAAAAAACTGTGGATAGAATTTTGTGCTTATCGTAGAGATGACACATATTCAAATGAAAATTATATCTCAGACGGTTTAAACAATGCCGAATTATTTAAAAAGGCATTGGAGTTCTTTGAGGTTGCAGAGAATGAAATTTATAAATCTGCTGAATTACAACACTCTATTTCCACTACCTTAAATAATTTATTGGCTATTCCAAAGTTTAAAGAGTTAGTAAAATATTTTAAAGTTGGTAATTGGATTCGTGTTCAAGTCGATGAAAAAATCTTTAAGCTTAGGTTGCTTAAATATGATATTAGCTATAGTGATTTTGATAATATTTCTGTTGATTTTTCAGATATTACTAAAATAAAAAATGGCGTTACAGATGTACAAGATATTATATCTCAGGCATCTTCTATGGCTAGTTCTTACTCCTCTGTTCAAAAACAAGCAAAGCAAGGAGAAAGAAGCAATGCCGTTTTAAATAATTGGGTTGAAAATGGACTTAATACAACTCAAGCAGAGATTGTTGATAGCGTTGATAAGAATTTATTGTTTGGTAAAAATGGTTTTTGGTGTAGACAATATGACCCAGTTACAGAAACTTATGGTGATGAACAAATAAAAATCATAAACTCTACTATTGCTATCACAGATGACAATTGGAAAACCACTAAAACAGCAATAGGAAAATTTTATTATGTTGACCCTGTTACTGGAGAGTTAAAAACAGCTTATGGCGTAAACGGAGAAACCATAGTAGGCAAATTCATATTGGGCGAAAACATGTCAATGCAAAATGAGTCTGGTGGTATGAAGTTTGATGGTGATGGATTAAGTGTTACAAATGGCAAAAACACTGTAAAAATTAGTCCAAACACCAAAGAAGTCATAAGTATTAGTAATGGCGATGAAAGCGTTTTTAATGTCAATGAAGATGGCGAACTTAGTATCAATGGCAATATTATTGCTCGTAGCTTAAAGTTGGAAAATGGAGTTACAATTGATTCTGGTGTTATTACTAATTTAGCTAGTGTAGCTACTTCTGGGTCGTATGATGATTTGATGGACGCTCCAACAAAGCTAAGTGATTTTGAAAACGATGGAGTGTTTATTACTAAAGATGTTAATGATTTGACCAATTATTATAAAAAGACCGAAACTTATAAGAAAACAGAAACTGATGATTTATTAAAATCAAAAGCTGATATAAGTAGTTTGACGAATTATTATAAGAAAACAGAAATTGATGATTTATTAAAATCAAAAGCTGATACAAGTAGTTTGTCCGCCGTTGCAACATCTGGCTCTTATAATGATTTGGTTGATATAGACGAATTCAAAAAATGGATTTCGGAACAAATACAGTTGGCAATAAACCAACAAAACAATTAACAATATAAACAATATAGATAAATTAAAGTAAAATATAGGAGGTAACATCTATGGCAAACTTTAAATTAGCATTAAGTGCTGGTCACGGCTTAAAAACGGCTGGAAAAAGATGCTTGAAAGCACTTGACCCAAACGAAACTCGTGAGTGGACTCTTAATAATAGAATTGCCGACAAAATTGAGTCTTTGTTGGCTGCTTATAACGGAATTGATATACTTCGTGTTGATGATACAACTGGCGCTATTGACGTTGCTTTGGCAACACGAACTGCAAATGCAAATAAATTTGGAGCAGATTTTTATTTGTCTATACATCATAACGCAGGTGCTGGTGGCAGCTCTAGTGGCGGTATTGTAGCATACGTATATACCAAGCCAAGCTCTGCCTCTATAGATTGGCAAAATAAACTATATAATGAATTGATTGCTCAGACGGCTTTAAGAGGCAATCGTTCAGATGGAACGATGAGTGCGAATTTTCACGAAGTTCGTGAAACTAATATGCCAGCCGTGCTGTTAGAGCTTGGGTTCATGGATTCAAAAGTAGATGTTCCAATTATTCTTTCTAATGATTTTGCAAATAAGTGTGCGCAAGCTTGTGTTAATGTAATTGTTAAAAAGGCTGGTCTTCAAAAAAAGCAGACAGCACAGAGTACGACTGCGACCACAATTACAAAGGGCAAAGAGTATAAAGTAGTTGGGGTTATAAATAGATACGCTAGTGCATCTGATGCTAAAGAAAAAATAAATGCTAAGGGTACCTATGAAATAGGTACTTATTATATTTATAACAAATATCCAGATGGATTGAATGGTATGTATAATATTAGCAAAGATGCTACTGGTGCGTCAGCAGGTTCTTGGATAAATCCAAGTGAAAATGTTGTTGCTCAGACTCAAATTAAAAATAAGGAAGTTTATGATTTAGACTATCCAATTAAAACAAAAATTATCGACAAGAGCGTATCACGAACCAATTCTGATTGCGTAAAAGCAATTAAATATATACTGGCAAATAATAGTGATTTTGATATTTCAATTGCAAAATCGTTTTTTGAACTTTCAAAGAAGTATGGCATTGACCCAGTAATGGCAATATCACAATCTATTTTAGAGACTGGATGGTTTAAGTATATTGGTTCAGCGGTTAAGCCAGAACATCATAATTATTGTGGCTTAGGTGTAACTTCTAACGGTATAACTGGTGGTATTTTTGATTCAATTGAAGACGGTGTTACCGCACAACTTCAACATTTGTTTGCTTATGGTTGTAAAGACGCACTCCCTTCTGGCGAAAGTTTGTTAGACCCAAGGTTTAAGTATGTTACAAGAGGAATTGCACCGTATTGGCAGCAGTTAGCAGGTAGATGGGCGGTGCCAGGTTATGATAAAAATACCTATGCGACACCCGAAGAAGCTATGAAGGTTGAAAATACTTATGGTCAAAAGATACTTAATATTGCAAATAAACTTCTTACAACAATGGTAACGAATGCGGATATTGAAAAATATTTTAAGGTTGATGCTGGTAAGTTGGAACAACCAGAAGATGAACCTGAAGTTCCTGTGTCTCCTACTCAACCAGAAGAAAATAAAAAACCAGAAGATTATGCCGATGATGAAACTAAAAAGAATATAAGTTTTGTATTCGATTTCTTGTCAAAACTTATCAAATCTTTGATTTCATTTTTCAAGAATTTTGGAGGCAACAATGATGAATAAGAATAATAAGCCTAAGAAAAAGGTATCAAACATTATGCTTGTACTTATTTGTGCAATGATTATCATTTATACCGCCGCTGATTTTGCTCTTCAATACTTTGCAGGTATTGAAGTTAGCCCAACGCTTACAACTGCTTGGTTTGCATTTTGGGGAACTGAAATAGTTGCCTTGGCAGCAATTAAAACAACTAAGGTTAAGCATGAATATGATACAAAATCAAAATGCGAAGATGCATCTGATTTAAATCAAATGGGAAACGGAGATATCTAAGATGGATTGGGCAATATTTACAGAACAAGTTTTTAAGCTTGTGTTATTTCCAGTTATATCGGTTTGCGGCATTTATTTAATTTATTTTTTAAATACAAAAATTAACGAACTTAAAAAGAAAACAGATAGTGATTTGGCAGATAAATATTTAGATATGTTAAATGATACTATTACGAGTGCGGTTTTGGCAACTACACAAACATATGTAGAGTCATTAAAACAACAAAATAAGTTTGATGCAGACGCACAAAAAATTGCTTTTCAGCAAACATATGATGCCGTTATGAAGGTGTTGACTGATGAAGCGAAAAAATATATCGTTTCTTCTGTTGGCGATTTAGAAATATATGTAACTAATAGGATTGAATCTGAAGTTGCATTAAATAAAATATAATACAATTTATAAATATAACTAGAGGTGGTAAGTAAAACCACCTCTAGTAATAAGACATCTCTATTCCAAGAGTGTCGTTTTTAAAGAAAATTTTATGAAAGGATGGTCGTGGATGTGAGATGGCAGAGTTAAATCAATTAGGACAAATAAATTGGTGGTATGTATTTATTGCTTTAATTCTTGCACTTGTTTGTGTTAAATTTGTTTGGTCTTTAGGAGAATGGTTTGTTAATAAGCTTGGAATCGAAACCAAAAAGACAAGACAAAGAAGATTAGAGCAAGAAGAATTAAAGGCTACTACCGAATTAGCAAAAACAACTGCTCAAAATTTGGATAGACTTGAAAAAAGACATACAAAAGACGAACAGGATTTTAGAAATAATTTAAATAATTATATGGAAGAAAGTCGTAGAGACCGTAAGGCTATACACGATGAAATGACAAGATACAGTGATAATAGAGCTAATGACAGAAAGCAAAGTCTTGAAATTCAAAAGGAATTAAAAGAGTCTATTTCTGCTAGAGATGAGCAAGTAGGTTCTTTAATCGTTGCTCAAAAAGAAATATTGGCAGAAAAGATTAATGAGAAATATAAGAACTATATTAGTATTGGTGGAATACCAGAAGACGAATATGACGAGTTTGTGTCATTACACGCAGCATATAATGGTGTTGGTGGAAATCATCACGGAGATGCCAAGTTTCAGTATTGTATAGAACATCTTCCTATAATTCCTGTAAAAACGAAGTTGGTCTATAAAGATGAATAATAAAGGTGGTGAAGATTATGTTACAAACCACTACAAATATAAATATTGATTTTTATGATAAAAAATACATATTAATCAATGCAAAACAATTTGATAAAAAATCAAGATTTTTATCTGTTACTTGTTATAATCACGGAGAACTTTATCCTCTTAATGAAGGCGAACATTCTGCATATATAAGATATAGAAAAGCAGATAATAATAGTGTTTTTAATTTTTGTGAAATAGACCGTAAAGGAAAAATTATGGTTGAACTCACAGAACAAATGCTTTCCGCAGATGGTATTTGTTGTGCAGATTTGGTTATTGTAAATGAGGGCGGTGCCAAAGTAGACACTCAGACTGGTGAGATTATTGGGATAGAAAATGCATCTATTCTTTCTACTATGCCGCTTCATATAGATGTAACTGGAACCGCCGTTGCGAATTCAGACATTGAATCGTCATATGAATTTGATGGTCTCAACACAGCATTAGAAAAAGCAGAAGCTGAGTATGAAGAAGTGATGAAAACTTCTAAATCTTGGGCTGTTGGCAATACTGGTATTAGAGAAGGTGAAAACACTGATAATGCCAAGTATTATTCTAAGCAGTCTTCTAATAGTGCGAGTGCTGCTAATACAAGCGCCTTAAATGCAGCAGAGAGTGAGAGAATTGCTGGTGAACATAAAGACACGGCTATTGTACATTCTGGTAATGCATATACATATATGACTGATGCAAAAAACTCTATGGATAGTGCGAGTAAAAGTGAAGCAAACGCTGCTAATAGCGCAAGTGCTGCTGCTACGAGCGAAAGTAATGCTAAGGTTAGCGAAACTAATTCTAAGACTAGTGAGACTAAGGCGGCTACAAGTGAGGCTAACGCCAAGACCAGTGAGGCAAATGCATCTGCCAGTGAGCAAAATGCTAAAACGAGTGAGAATAATGCGTTAAATAGTGCCAATAAAGCTCAGTCTTATGCTGTTGGCGGCACTGGTACGAGAGGCAATGAGGATTACGATAATGCTCATTATTATTATGAATTAACAAAAAATATTGTTATTGGATTAGATACTGGTTTTATACCGATGGGTACGATTGCATTTTCTGAATTGGCAAGCGTAGAAAAAGCTACTGGATATGTGTATAATATAAGTGACGATTTTGTAACAAATAATTCCTTTGCGGAAGGTGAAGGTAAGAGTTACACCGCAGGAACCAATGTGTATGTGCGTTCAGATGGTATGTTTGATTGCTTTGGCGGAGCCGCCTCCCCTACTGCTACAGTTGATGAAGTAAAAGATTATTTAGGTATTTAAAAGGTGGTGATATAAATGGCTTATACAATTTTAGTTTGCGATGACAACAGTCTCTATGGTTCACAAAAAAGCAAAATAATGCAAAAAGAGAAATTGGTGAATAAACTGTGTTTTTTGGTTGCACCACATTATAATGGACATGATATGTCGCAATTCACAGTTACTATGAGATATGTGCTTCCAATTAGCAAAGAATTTATAACAGAAACACTTGTGTTGGCTGATGATAAATATGAAGAATATTTGAAGTATGTGTTACCTGTTGACACCAACCTTTCGAAAGAATGGGGAGATGTTGAGCTTAATCTTACATTTACTAAGGTTGACACAGATAATGACGGAAACATCATACAGCGTGTAAGAAAGACTGACAATTATATTTTGAAAATTACAGAACTTCCAGATTGGGATAAATTCGTCCCAGATTCCGCTTTGTCAGCATTAGACCAGCGCATTTTAAAACAAGACGCTCAGATTATGGCGTTGGCTAATTTGGCTGATGCACTTGATGGAAACGTTAATATTGTAGATAATTTGGTGTATGATGATGTCGGCTCAACTCTTCAGCTCTCAGCAAATGGTGTTGCGGTTGGTGATAAAGTTTCTGTTAAGGATATGTTGGACGATGGAAGCCCAGTGGTAGACCTTAATTCTAAACCCGAAGATAAACCGAACACAGACAACGACTCCACTGAAAGCAATGTTGTGGAATTTTAAATAAAAACAATTTAGAGGATGATTAACTTGTCCTCTGGAAAGGAGGAAATAACAATGAGTTTATCATTTGAAGATTCTCTTAAACAAAATATTAAAAATAATAATGAGAATAATATAGCAATTGATAATATATCTGCCGAAGATGTTAGTGTTGCTATGCCAGACATTATGACGCTTGATGAAACACATATGGTTGCCGCCTATTCAGGTGACGACGGCAATTGGCAACAACATCCTGATTATGTTCGTTATTCAAGTTTTTCTGATGATAATATCTCTACTATTAATGATACAAAAGATATTGTTTTAAATAGAAAACAGTTTAATATAACACAAGAAGAAAACTCTCAATATATACCGTTTGAAATGCCGAGATATTATGATGGTTTTGATTTGGCTAGAACCACTATATCTATCCACTATCAAACAAAAAGCGGCAGACACGGAGCTTCCAAGCCTGTAAATGTAACTTTTAACGATGAGAAAATCAGATTTGGTTGGCTTGTTGACGCTGGTGCAACTCTTGATGTTGGAATGCTTGAATTTGAAATACACGCCTATGGCACTATTGCTGGCACCGATGGCGTTTCTAAGAGTTATACTTGGAAGACAAAGAGAAATAAAGATTTAAATGTTCTTGAATCATTGTGTGATTGTAATGATGTTATCAACAACATAGATGACACTTGGATGCAAGAACTTATTACTGATGTGGCTGAAAAGGTAGCAGACGAGATTAAGAATGTTGCAGTTGGCGAACAAGTTGAGGCTGCTGAAAACGCTGCTGCCGAAGCAGAAAAGTATGCTAAGGATGCTCAAAGTTCAGCAGAGACAGCGGCTTCTGTTGCAAACACAGCCGTAACTACTGCGCTTAAAGATTATGCTAAAACTGAATATGTAGATGAGGCTATTGCAAGCGTAGATGTTTCTGAGCAATTAAAGAATTATGTAAAAACATCTGATTTACAAGAGAATTATTATAATAAAACCGAGACTGAGCAAAGAGTTTCAACTGTTTTAGAAAATTATGCTACAAAAGATGATGTTGCTACCGCAATTACTGAGGCTGACATTTCTGAAAAGTTAAATGATTATTACACAAAATCAGAAACTTATAGCAAAACAGAAGTTGATACCGCTCTTGGTAATGTAAAAGTTGATTTAACTGGTTATGCTACTGAAACTTATGTTGATAATAAGGTCACTCCTCTCTCTTCTTCTATTGGAACAAATGCAGAAAATATATCTTCTTTAAGCAAGACTGTTGGCGAATTACAAGGAGAGGTTAACTCCATAGACAAATCACCTCGTCTTACTTACGACGTTGAATATAATGACGCAGAAAATCCTGATGTTGGTGAGAATGTATTTGTTTTCTATGAAATTGAGAATGAGGGAAAAGAGAATGAAGTAAAGGAAGCCAAAAAGAAGTTTACTATTGTTGGTGGTAGTGGTGGCGGTGCTACAAGCAGTTCATTAAAGATTGGATATGTAACTACCTCTCCTCTTGTTGTAACCATAAATGATACGGCAATTATTAAATATACATTCTCTGGCACTGACTCTTCTGGCGATGCTGTTCCAGAAGGAAATGCGACTTGGAAAATTAACGGAAAAACAATTGCAACTAATATTGCTCTTAATGGCGAGAACTCTTTTGATGTAACAGAATATCTTTCTGTTGGTACTCAAAAGGTTAATCTTTCAATTGTTGATGAAGCTGGTAGTTTAGTAACAAAAACCTGGACTGTACAAAAAATTGATGTAAGGCTTGAATCTACTTTTAATGACAAGCTGACTTATCCTATGGGAACTGTGTCTTTTGACTATACGCCATATGGCGCAGTTTCTAAAGATATTCATTTTGTTCTTGATGGTAAGGAAATAGGCAAGATTACCACTGCTTCCTCTGGTATTCCAATGGGTTATGAGATTCCTGCTCAAACACACGGTTCTCATTTATTGGAAGTTTATATGGATACAGAAATCAATGGCAATGCTATTGAGTCAAACCATATTGTTAAAGATATACTTTGGTACGACACAACAAGTGCAGTTCCTGTAATTGGTAGTACTTACCAAAGCTTTACCGCAAGACAATATGATGCTACCAATATTGAATATACAGTATACGACCCAACTACAGAAACGCCCACTGTTGAAATTGCCGTTGATGGCGTAGTAGTGTCTACTCCTACATTGGATAAGTCTACAAATGTATATTCGTTTAAGACAGATGTTGTTGGCGAACATATTATTACAATTACTTGTGGTGAGACTGTTAAAACATTAAAAGCTAATATTACTAAGTTGGATATTGATATAGCTCCTGTTACCGCTGGATTGGCATTCGACTTCAATCCCTCTGGAAAGTCGAATAATGATGTTGATAGAGTTTGGACTGATGGCACGGTTTCTATGTCTGTATCTGATAACTTTGACTGGATTAATGGTGGTTATCAGTTTGATGAAAATGGCGACCAATATTTCTGTATTAAAGCTGGTACTTCTGCTGAAATTGATTATCAATTATTTGCAGATGACGCTAAGAAAAACGGAAAAGAAATGAAGTTGGTTTTCAAAACAACCAACGTTTCCAAACCTGATGCTACATTCTTATCTTGTATGGATAATACAACAGATACAGACCATATTGGTATTCAAATGGATGTTCACGAAGCATTTATTTATGGTCAGGCTGGCAAATTAGACCTTTCTTATTCTGAAGAAGATATTATTGAGTTTGAGTTTAATATCTCTAAGAATACAGAGGCAATCCCAATGGTTATGGGATATGAGGACGGTGTATCTACTCGTCCTATGGTTTATGATGATTCACATAACTTCACACAAAATACACCTAAAGTTATATCCTTGGGTTCTGAAGATTGTGATTTGCATATATATAGATTTAAAGTTTATAATACATCTCTTACCGATAGAGGTATTTTGAACAACTTTATTGCAGATGCTCGTAATGCAGAAGAAATGGTTTCTCGTTATGACCGTAATCAAATTTATGATGAGAACCAAAATCTCGACCCAGATGTTCTTGCAGAGAAATGTCCTTGGTTGAGAGTATATAAGATTTCTGCGCCTTATTTTACTAATAATAAGAGTGATAAGGTTCCGAACACTACAATTCAACAGATTTATAAGAATGGCGACCCCGTTTTAGATAACTGGACTTGCTATGATTGTTCTCACTCAGGACAAGGCACAAGTTCAAACAACTATGGAGCCGCTGGCAGAAACCTTGACTTTATTATGAACAAGTCGCAAATTGAGGGCGTTAAACCCTACTTTAAGTTGGGTGATGGAACTGTAACAGATAAGATTACACTTACTCGCACCTCTGTTCCTGTGGCTTATTTAAATGCCAAGGTAAACATTGCATCGTCTAACAATATGACAAATGCAATGTTAGCTAATAGATATAATGAGTTTCAGCCTTATAACAGACCCTTTGTTAGAACAGCAAGCTTGTCAGATGTATATTCTGATGAGGAAATTTCTGCAATGACAGAAGAAGAGCAGTCTGCGGCTTTGACGAAGCTTCAAGAAAAAGTGGATGCTGAAACTTCTTATATTAAGGACACAATGGAATTTCATAACTGCGTAATCTTTATCCAAGAAACAAATGAAGATGCGTCTACTCATAGAGAATTTGCAGATAATGACTGGCATTTTTACGCAATCGGCAATATAGGCGACAGTAAAAAGTCCGACAAAACTCGTCTGACGGATATGGATGACAAATATGAATGTTGTGTTGAAATTATGGATGTTGAGTTACCCCTTTCCGATTTCCCCGTTGATACAATGTATAATGCAATGGGATATAAAGAAGATGAGACTACGCACGAAAAGAAATATATTTGGGCAAAGAATGAAAATCTTGGTATTCTCTATGAAAAGATTAATGGAGAGTATGTTCTTACCGAAGATACTGAAGTTGATTTAAATAAGACATATTATGTTGATATTCTTGAACACGATGACTTTAGTGAAGACTTTACTTATGGTTGGCGTTATCTCTACGAAGGTGACGACGATGAAGAAAATGCTGAGGTATTCGACTATTGCAAACAAAAGTGGATTGAGCTTTATAGATTTATAACTACTTCTACTGATGAAGAGTTTAAAAATAGATTTGATGAGTATTTTGTAAAGGATACGGCTCTTTACTATTTCTTATTTGCTATGAGATATTGTCTCGTTGATAATCTTGCAAAGAATTCGTTTTGGCATTATAGCAAAACTGGTGAAATAGACGCACAAGGCAATCCTATTCGTAAATGGTCTCTGGACTGGCTTTACGATGTGGATACTGCCTGTGGTTTAAATAACTATGGCAAACAAGTTTATCGTTATGGATTAGAAACAACAGACACCGATGAAAAGGGCGAAGAGATATTTAGAGAGTCTGACAGTACATTCTTCTGTCGTATAAGAGACCTCTTCCCTGCTGAACTCAAGACAATGTACAATACTCTTGAGTCTAAAAATGCTTGGCACGCAGAAAGTTTTATAAACAAAGCTGACGAATGGCAGAGTCAATTCCCCGAAGAATTGTGGCGTGTTGATATTGAGCGTAAGTATATTCGCACCTACAATGGTTCATTTATTAATGGAGAAGGCGATGCTCAATTCCTTACCAATATGGCAAATGGCAAGATGAAATACCACCGTAGACAATGGGAACGCAGCCAAGAGAAATATATGGCTTCTAAATATCAAAGTTCTGTTGCTTCTGGTGATAACTCTGTATTTAGATGTAGTGTGCCAAATGGTGATTTGGTCGTTAAACCTAATTATAGGTTAAAACTTACACCGTATGCGTATATGTACTTGAATGTTAAATATGGTACACAAAATCCCATTCAGTTAAGAGCGGAACCTAATAAGACATATGAGATACCTTTTGACGGTGATAAGGCTGATATTGTTGATGTATACAGTTCTTCTCTTATTCAAGACTTTGGCGACTTATCATCTTGTTATGTAGCAACTGCTGATACAAGCAAAGCGTCTAAGGTTAAGAAATTGATTTTTGGTAACGAAACCGAAGGTTATGACAATCCGAACTTTACAACTTTAACTACTGGTGCTAACTATTTGTTGGAAGAGTTAAATATTGAAAATGTTTCTGGATTAACACAGTCTTTGAATTTGACTGCGTTAAATAACTTAAAAGAGTTGTATGCACACGGCTCTAACATTGGCGGTGTTACTTTTGCCGATGGTGGTAAGATTGAAATTGCTGAATTACCAGCAATTAACGCACTTACTATGAAGAATCTGATTTATCTCGCAACGCTCGATATTACTAATTTGAGAAAATTGACTACTCTTACGGTTGAAAATTGTAATACTGTTGATTTGTTGACTATGTTAAATCAGGCGACCAATGTTAATCGTGTGAGAATTATAGGCATTGATTGGAATCTTGCAGACACTTCTCTCTTAGAGAGATTGTATGAAATGAAAGGTATTGACAAGAATGGCTATAACGCAGACCAATCTGTTCTGACTGGTACTGTAACCGTTCCTGTAATTGGACAATATGAATTGTATAAATACCAAGAGGCGTGGTCAGATTTAACTATTATTCCTACTACTGTTATTAAACAGTTTGCAGTTACATTCAAAAATGACGACGGAGCTGTGTTAGATATCCAATATGTAGACCAATTTCAAAACGCTGTTGACCCTATTACCAGAGAAGAAAATCCAATTGCTACTCCAACAAAGAAGAGTACTATTAGTCACGATTATACTTATGCTGGTTGGGATAGTTCTCTTGTTAATATTATTGAAGATAGAACTATTACTGCAACATATACTGAGTCTTTAAGAAAGTATACTGCTCAGTATGTTTCAAAGGGAGTAATTTTTAAAACTGCTAACGGTTTGTATGGTGATAATATTGTCTGTGATGATATCCCTGTATATACAGCAGAAGAACCATATGCTTATTATTTGTTTAACAGATGGGATAAGAGCGGTTTCTTAGATAATGGTTTTGATGAAAACGGAGTTAAAACTATTAACGCTATATTTGATAGATTTGAATACTCATCTACCGCTTTTGACGGAAAAGATTTGGCAGACCTCTCTCCTGTTGAAATTTATGCAATGAATAAGTTAGGCTTAGCACGAGATGTTATTTCAGATGGCGACCCATATTCATTCTCATTAGGTTATGATTTTAACTATGACGATATTGAATCTGTTGAAATCATTGGTGAGAATAGTGAGTTTGGTAACAACTATAGTTCTACGGTTGAGTTTAACGGCAAAAATTATTTTGATACTGGTATTCAACTGTTTGACGAAGATAAAGATTTTATACTTGCAATGGATTATGAGTATACTGGCACTACTGCTAATGCTGTGCTTGCACAATGTTATCAAGGAAATGGTAGTATTGGATTTAAGTTGCAGTATAATAATGGCGTTCAGTTGAAGTGGGGTTCAAATACATCTAATGTTGCAAGTGTTAATGAAAGAGAAATGCTTGTTATCAGACATAAGAAAGGTGACACCAACCTAACTATTTATAGTTCTAATCTGAACGAAACAGAAGTAGAAATTTCATCTCTTGCAAGTAAAGAGTTTACATCTACAACCACTTTGATGTTCGGTTGTGAAAAACAGACATCTACAATCTTTGCTAATTATGCTTCTGGCAAAATACATTGGGCGAAGATTTGGTACAAAGATTTGGGCGAAGATGTTTGTAAGAAGCTTGCTTTGTGGACACACGAAAATATCGGTTTCAATGCTTGCGGATTTAACAGATATTATTTGGTAGACAATCCTGACGGTATGTGTTCATTTAGCTTGGTTGGTTCACATTTATTGGAAAGAACGAGACAGATGAATACTACGGATACTAATGTTGGAGGTTGGGCTAACTCAGAGTTAAACAACTTCTTGAATGGCAGATTGTATAACGCCATACCCACACAAATCAGGTCTTTAATCAAGCCCGTAGTTGTTTGGTCGTCTATTGGCGGTGGTTCTACAACGACTCCTTCAACAGAGCTTTCATCTTCTAGTTGTTATGTTTCAATTCCGTCTGTTAAGGATGTAGACGGAATTAATACAAGTGGCGTGGCAAATAGCGACCCGTATAATAGCGAAAGCTTTACTCCTGTTTCAATTTTCTCAAGTGTTGACGCAAGAAAACGAGCGTTTGAAAACGGAGATTATAATGACTACTGGTTGCGTTCACCTGCAATTAATTATCCAAGATATTTTTGGAGAGTTGAAGCAGATGGTTCTTTATATGCCATTTCGCCTTCAACCGCTAAATATGGTGTGTTAATTGAGATTTCGTTTTAATTTTTGATGGAGGTAGGTTGTTCCTACCTCCTCTTTTAGTGAGGTAAATGAATTATGTTTTATAAAGTATTAAAAAACAATAAAGTTATAGATGTGCTTCAAGGTCTCACTTATTTAAAATATCAGCCAAAGAATAAAATTATGGTTTTAAGTGATATAAACGAGGCACAAGCAATTCTTTCTTCTGACGGAAACACCATATGGCATGAGGTATCTTTATATGAATTACCTGTAAGTGGATATGATACAGTGGAAGTTGTTGAGATTGACGAGTATGAATATAGACAATTAAAGGTTCTTAATATGAAATCACCTGAACAAATAATTGACGAATATAATTTGTTGTTATTGGAAATGGGGGTTATCTAATGAATCAGTTTGTTGAATCTATAAAACGCTTATATCGTAATGGTATGGTATCCGAAGAAAAGATAATTGAATTATATAAGAATGGTAAAATAACAGAGAATGAAAAGAGTTATATCTTGGAAGTCAATTGAGTACTCTAATACTCTATTAGGGTTTTATATAAATATTATTTTATAAAGGAGGAAACGAATATGGCTGACAGAGCAAAACACGCATTTGGTATGCTTGAAAACATTGATGCTGCTCTTTCAAAAGGCACAATTGATGCTTATGACATTTTATTTGTCAAAGATGCAGAAGGCAAACCCTATGTAGGTTGGATTGACAAAGACGGCAATAAAGTAATTGTTCAAGAAGACGAAAAAATTGTTCGTGTAGCAGAGCTTCCTATTGTTGATGGGAACAGCGATGTAATCTACATTTATAACAATGAAGGTTATATCTGGGATGGTACAAAATGCATCCCCCTTTCCAAATCAACAGACCTCTCTGAGTTAGAGGCAGAAATTGCAACAAAGGCTGATGCTAAAGAAATCAACACCAAATTTGGCGAAATTGAAACTGCTTTGGACGATGTGGCAAATGCATCACATACTCACGAAAAGATTAAGTATGAGTTTACAAATGTTCCTGTTGGTACTCTCGTAGATTATCGTGAGAACGAAATCAGAGTTATGTGCCCTGCTGATGCAGTATTTACAAAGCAATCTGTTGGTGCTGGTGGCAATCCCAATAATTATTATGCGACATTTAAGACATATGCGCCTAATGACGATGTTGTTGGTTACATTGAACATTTGGGAAACCAAGTTGACAGCGAAGTTTTGACTGATTTAAAAATAGACGAGTACGGCAGAAAGTATCAACCTACTTGGCTGGGCATTGCATCTTATGATGAGTCAACTGATACTTGGACTTATCTTGGTGAGAATTCATCGAAGGATAAGTATATTGGTTGGGACTATCAAATCGACTGGTACAATGCTGACGGTGTAATGATTGCATCGGATAGTATAAGAATTAATTTGTCTAACGAAAATTGTCATTCATCTATTGAACCTTATTATGTAGGCAAGATGATGAATGAAGTTGATAAGAAAATTGAAACTGCTGTTGCCCAATACACAATTGAAGTCGTTGAATTTTAAGAAGGTGCAGCAAATATGAAAAACTTAATATTAACAAGTAAGGAGGTGACGATGAAAAATGGCTAATGTAGAAAATGGCGCATTACAATCTGCAATAAATAATGCCGCTGTTGGTGAGACACTTGTATTAACAAGTGATATGGTGCTGACAGGTCGGGTAACTGTGTCAAATGTGGTGACTATTGACCTTAATGGTCACGTTATTACTGGCAACGTTAACGACGGCTATGGAGCGATTTATGTGGGGACAAATGGTGTTTTAACCATTAAAGATAGTAGTTCTGCTAAGACTGGTGCTATCATTAACACTGTTGGAAATGCCATTGGTAACTTTGGTATTGTCAATATATATGACGGTACATTTACAGGAGATTATGCTTTGTATAATTTCCATTACAATGACTCTATTTATGGGACTTCCGTTATATATGGTGGCACATTCAAATCTGCTGTTGACGGTCATCCATCAGTTGCAAACTGCGGTGATTTGACGGTTAATGGCGGTACTATTGAACTCCTTGATACAACAAATGTGTTAAATGTTACTGGTGGCGCTATCGAATCTTTGTATGTTGGTATTGCAGATTATAATCCCGAAAAACAAAGAACTTCTGTTAGTGGCGGTAATATTGTTAACTTAGATGTTGCAGAGGATAGCGACAATAAAGTTGTTGTCTCTGGTGGAACATTTGGTTGTGAAATCGATAGTCGGTATTTGGCTGACGGTTTTGAGCTTTCTTATAATGAAAGTACTGGCAGCTATGGTGCCATTGCGGATTCTAGTGTTGCAAGTAGTGGATTAAAAGTAATAGCCACATCGTCATCTAAAATCAGAGATTTGATTATTCGAGATAATCAGCTAATTTTCATTAGGGACTTAGGCAGAATTGCTTTTGATTCCAAAGGAAAGCGTGTCTTCTATAATCAGATTGTAGAATTAGAAACTGAAGCCGATAGATTGGCTTTGGTAAATCCTGCTGGTGGCTACTATTTTGTAATTGGGTCTGCGTGTTTATGGTTCTATAAAAACGGTTGGACTCAGATTACTGAAAGACCTCAAGAAGTTTTGTTTATCGGCGTTGAAATCCCTGAGCTTGGTCAAGAAGGTAAACTTTATGTCGATACTGATGATAGAGAAATTTCTGTATGGGATGACGAAACAGATAAATATATAAAAGTTTCCAATTTCACAGAAGAAGCAACAGATGTCGATATTGAGAGTTTATTTGATACAGACTCTGATACCGATGCCGATGTAGAGACTGATACCGAGGTTGAAACTTGATTTGATTAAATCATTTAATTACTAATTATTATTATTTTATGGTAATTTAACTCTCACTTAAAATGAGGGTTTTATTTGGTATATTGTTATGTTTAATATTGCGTTTATCGCTTGGAAGTAAATTTATATATTATTAATTTTTTATTTAAAAGGAGAAAAATGATTATGGCTACAAAAAAGTATGTATCTTTAGAGAAACTTGGTCTTTATGATGAGAAAATTAAGGGTGTAATTTCTGCTGGCGACGAAGCTGCTTTAGATGCTGCAAAGGCATATGCTGATGGTCTGGCTGGCAATTATGAAGCTGCTGGTACTATTGCTACCGCAAAGTCTGAGCTTGAAGGTAAAATTGCCACTGCTCAGGGCGCTGCTGATGGTGCCGCTGAAGCTGCTGCAAAAGCTCAGGGCGAAGTAGACGCTCTGGAAACTCTGGTTGGTACTCTTCCCGAAGGCTCTACTGTTACAAATGTTGTTGCTTATATCGATAAGAAGACTGAGGGTATTGCGTCCGAAGGTGCAATGACTGAGCTTTCTGGTCGTGTAAGCACCGTTGAGGGCAAAGTTACTACTATCGAAGGCGACTACCTGACTTCTGCTGACAAGACCGAGCTGAGCGATGCTATTGGCGCTGAGAAAACTCGTGCTGAGGGTATTGAGGCTGGTCTGCGTACCGATGTTGATGCTATTAAGGCTGACTACCTGAAGGAAGAGGATAAGACCGCTCTTCAGAATAGCATTGATGGCGTTGCAGAGGATGTTGCTGATATCGTCAAGGACTATCTGACTTCTGCTGATAAGACCGAACTTCAGGGCAAGATTGACGCTAAGGCTGCTCAGACCGCTCTGGACGCTGAGGTTACTCGTGCTACTGGCGTTGAAGAGGGATTGCAGACTCAGATTAACACAATTATGAACAACCCTGATGCTGAGGGTGCTATCAACTCTATTAATGAGTTTACTACTTGGGTTAGTGAGCACGGTACTATTGCTGACGGTATGAGAACCGATATCAACAAGAATAAGGATGATATCGCTGCAATGGATACCGCTTACAAGGCTGCTGACACCGCTCTGTCTGGTCGTCTGGACACTCTGGAAGCTATTGACCACGAGGCTTATGTCGCTGCTGACACTGCTCTGAAGACTGAGCTTGAGGGCAAGATTAATGCTAAGGCTGATGCTTCTGTCGTATCTTCTCAGGGCGAAGCTATCGCTGCTCTTCAGGGTGCTGACACCACTCTCTCTGGTCGTATCGACGCTCTGGAGGGTGCCGTTGGCGAGTCTGGTTCTGTAGCAGAGGATATCGCTGCTGCTAAGCAGGAGGCTATTGATGCTGCTGCTACCGATGCTACTTCCAAGGCAAACGCCGCTGAGTCCGCTGCTAAGGGTCACGCAGATTCTCTGAATACTGCAATGAACACTCGTGTAGAGGCTCTTGAGGCTATTGACCACGACCATGCTAACAAGGCAGAGCTTGACCTGATTGCTACTGGCGATAAGGCTAAGTGGGATGCCGCTGCTGGCAAGGCTCACGAGCATAGTAATCTGTCTGTTCTTGAAGGTATTACCTCTGCAAAAGTAACCGCTTGGGACGCTGCTGAGGGCAATGCTAAGTCTTATGCCGATACAGAGATTGCTAAGGACAGAACTCGTCTCGACGCTGTTGAGGCTGGTCTTGCTTCCTTCGTAGAAGTAAGTGAGCAAGAAATTTTGGATTTATTTGCATAAATAGCTTTAATTTAAAGTTGTTTAACTAATAAATATATACAAGGAGACCTCTTAATTGAGGTCTCCTATCTCTAAACAAAAATGAATGAAAAAATATTAATTTGAAAGGGGCGTGAATATCATGAAGATGTATTATAATAACGTTCCAATAAAATCTTTAAATGTTAAACATTATGAACTTGATACCAATTCGGCTACGATGGTTCCTTCTGACCTTCAGACGGGTGTTACAGCATTCGCAAAAGGTAAGAAGGTAGAAGGCACAGGCAAAGCGTTTGAATTTGCAATGTATGGAGATTGGAATACAAATACTCCAATTGTTGTTCCCTCAACAATAAATGTTGTTCAAGTTGGAAGTCTTAACTACCCGATAAGAATGACTAATTCTGTATACAATATGAATTCTCTTGATTTTACGAAAACACAAAAAATAGCAGAAGTAACTATTGAAGGAACCGTATATTCTATTTCTGCATCTGTACAAAATGGAATGTTGACTATTTTTTGTGACAATACAATAGAAATACAATTATTTTTTGGAAAGGACAATTATAGGTAAATATTATGGATAAAAAAAATGTAAATCTTCAATATCGGTACGCTTACATAAATTTAGAAACTGGCGAATGTCTTGGTTGTGCAACATTTAGTTATGAAATTATTCATGAAGCTTATATTTCTGTTCCTCACGGAGATAACACTTATGTTGGTCTCTTTTATAATCAACAGGACGGTCTTTGGTATACAGATGGAACTTTCAGCGTATTGGCTGATGGATTCAACTAATTAATAACGCAAACAATAACAATTAAATACAGAAAACAAAAATCTTACGAGGGTAGTCCTCTACCCTCGTTTTATTTTAAATATAATTTTATTTTGTAATTATGTGTGATAGCTAGACACATAAAAACAAATAAATAAAATTTTTAAAAATTAAATTCTCTATAATCTATATAGAAAGGAGAAAAAATAAAATGGCAACAAGAAAATATGTGAGTTTGAATAAACTCTCAGTCTTCTTAGACAAGTTAAAAGCCACATTCGCCTCTCTCACACACACTCATTCATATGATGAGCTGAGAAACAAGCCGTTTTATGAAGGCACAGACTACTCTTCTGTCTTCGCTTCTACGGTAAATTTCTATGAATGGGGCGGCGGAGTTTATGGTGCTGCTGTTACAGATGCACCGAAAGTGCTTACTCAAAGTATATCTCATAAAGTTATATGGGATGGCGTAGAGTATACTATGACTTCTGCTTTTGCTGGCAACAACGATGCTGGTAATCCTATTACATCTATTGGTGCTCCATATGGCGACTATTCAAACTATCCATTTGGTATTGATAGTTATATGACCGCATCTGGCACATATGAGTTTAGTATTCATACAAATTCAACTACTTCTACTCACACAATTGATATCTTAGAACTTGGTTCTAGTTTTGTGACTCTTGATGATAGATTTATTTCTGATAACATTGCTAGAACTCTTGATGTTGATACTGCAATCGAAAACCTCAGAGATAATACTGATAAAGTTGCTAATGCTTTAAAAGGCTATGCAAGTGGGGAATCAGTGACTCTAACCGATGTTTCTCCATTAGAGCATGAAATTAAAGTAAAAATACAAACAAATGGCGAACAAATTGGAAAAGAACCTGCTCTTATTGGTGAGGAAAATATGTTGCAGTATGAAGGAGACATTGAATTTGGTAAAAGCTATACAATAGATTCTTATGGCTATAATGATGACGAGGGAACAGACTATATTGGTTTTTATAATGACTATGAAGAATATTGCCTTCTAATAATTTATTCATATGAACATTCAATTTCTTCTATAGAAGAAATTAGTAATTATAATTTTATACGATTCGAAATGAAAGATGAAGAAGAAGGTTGGGAAGCTTATCTTGAACCAGATGATTTCTCTTCTGTTAGAGTAACCGTATCTGGTACAGGAGAAAAGTTCGCCTTGGGGAATTATGAGAATAGCGGTGGCGATTGCTGGGATAACAATGGAACTTTTATTGTAGAATCGGTAGAATCGGCTGATGATTTTGATTACGGAATAATCTATTTTACAAATGGCACATATTACGAGGGAACAATAAGGAATGATAATATACAAGCGGGGGATAAAGCAAAAATTGAATACAACTATGACCCTGCTTATGAATACAACGTTCCTTGTCTTGTTATTATTAAAGGTGATTATATAGAACCTACAATATACACGCCAAATAAAGAAGGTGTTATTTCTGGTATTATTGGAGATGGAAAAGTTATAATCATTTCAAATAATAAAGACTATATACTTGAAGTAGAATATAATAGAGACATAAATGGAATAATAAGCGATATTTCCAATGAGGTTGTCAGCGTACAAAGCAAAGCAGATAGCGCATATAACATTGCAAATAACGCACAGACTACCGCAAATAACGCTCTTGATAAGGCAAATGGTGCACAGACTACCGCAAATAACGCTCTTGATAAGGCAAATGGCGCACAAAGCGTAGCAACTAATGCGCAGACTACTGCAAATAATGCTCTTGATAAAATAGAACAAATGTCTAATCCGAGCGTCATCACTGGTACAGCAAATGGTTCCGCCGTAGCATTGACTGATATTTCGCCTTTGGAACACGAAATCGGTGTGAAATTGGCGAGTGACACATTGACCGATTTTTCTTCCGTCACCTTGACCAAGTACGGAAAGAACATTTTTAGCGATAGTATTCAGTTTACGGGCGTGAATTTTGAAGAAAACGGAGATAAGATTTTTGCTCCTCGTAACTACGATGTAGAGGGAGCAAGAAACGAATATATAGGTTTTACTATAACGGATATATGGCAATTAGCGTATGACAGAGGATTAAGCCTTACTGTTTCTTTTGATATGAAAGCCGCAAAAGAAGGGCAAATTCTAATTTATACTCTCGGAAAACCCCGTTTGACTCATAACCAATGGCACGATGTTACCACCGAATGGCAACATTTTAGTTTCACCGCAACAACTTATATCGAGCCGAATGCCGATGGAAGCGATGATTGCGATTTATCTTTTTATGGCACTTATGAAAGTGGTGTTACTCCTTTTTTGAAGAATATTCAAATAGAGATAGGCACAATGGAAACGGAATATGAACAATTCCAAAAGCAAACATACACACCCAATGCTGACGGAACGGTTGACGGTGTAACAAGCTTTTATCCCACAACTACACTTTTGACCAATGTAGAAGGTATAACCATTACAGCAGAATATATTAAAAATGTAAATGATGCTCTTAATATCGAACCCTCTAATGAAGCAGATACTTCTCTTGTAGTTGGTGCCAACATTTCTGATGTTCTTCGTTATACCAAACAAGATTTAACTGATGCTCAAAAAGCTCAAGCAAGGAATAATATTGAAGCGGTGAGTAGAGATGAAGTTGGTATTGTTATAGAAACATCAGTCAATTTATTCAATAGAAACGATGCAAGAAACAAATACAACACCTTCATTTTGGGCGGCTACAATGCTTTTAATGGCTATATTGTTTCTCACCCCATTTATATGAAAGCAGGCGTTTCTTATAAATATCGTTTCCACGGCAGTTTAGGAACAAATCAAGTTGTTGCTAGAGTTGAAGCCGATACAAGCGAAATTCTGCAAGAGTACACTTACAATGTTGAAAACGTTGAGTATGTTTCTTTCACGCCAACCGAAAGCGGTTATTATGTAGTAAATCTCGGTAATGCTTCGGATGTTTTGGAATATTTTATGGTATGCCGTGAGAACGAATATCCTAGCAATTTTGTGGAGTTTGGAACAAAAACGACAACAACGACTATGAGAAATCCTCTTTTGGGTAAAAGCATTGCTCTTAATGGAGATAGTATTTGTTATGGTGCAGGAGCAACTGGTGGATATGGTAAAATTCTTGCAGAAAACAACCAAATGACCTTGCAAAATGTCGGCGTGAGTGGAGGTACGATTACAGCAGAAACTTATGTTGATGGAACAATCGCAAGGCATTGGATTTGTCGCACGATTGAGAATATGAACGCCGATGCAGATTATGTTATTGTAGAGGGTGGTGTGAATGATTGTTCTTTGAAACCTGCTTTTGGAGCAATCACTAACGGATTTAACGAAGCGCTTGATGATACAACTTTCTGCGGAGCAATGGAGTCTATATGCAAACAGCTTGTAACACGATTCGCAGGAAAAAAGATAGGCTTTATAATCGTACACAAATGCTATCAAGGATATTCCAGCCAGTTTAATGGCGAAGAAAATTACTACAAAACCACCAAAGAAATTTGCGAAAAGTGGGGTGTTCCTTATTTGGATTTGAATACTTCTTGTCCTCCTTTTGGGGCTGGTGGAATTGACGAATTGCGCCTAGCATATACTTATAACGGTGACGGATGGCATCCAAATGAAGCAGGTTATCGAGCCTATTATGTGCCGAAAATTGAGGCGTGGTTGAAAACGCTATAAGCAAAATAAATATGTCAAACAAGAGTGGCAGAATTTTGTCTGCCACTCTTTATTTTTTATACAAATAAGATTAGAGGTGGTAAATAATGGCTTGGAATCCGTTTGGTGTCGCATTTGAACTCTCGGCATCTGGTAGTAATGTAACGAGAATATCTGCCACCCAATTTACTGTAAAAGTTAGTGCCTCTTGGGAGGTTTATTATTCTGGGAACAAAACAAATTATGGAATGAAAGTCACATCTGGCGGAAAAACCATATACATACCTGAATATGATGGAGAAAATCACTCCTCTGGTAGCGGCACTCTCACTGGCACATATTCGATTAGCGGAAATGGCTCTCAAACAAAGAGTGTTTCTGTGGTTTTTGAAAACTATAAAACAAATCCAGATAGTTCTGCTACTACAACTGTTACTTTTAATGTAACCGTACCAGCTTGGACATCTTACACGGTTTCATATAATGCCAATGGTGGTTCTGGCGCTCCTTCAAGTCAGACAAAATGGAAAGACCAAACATTAACACTGTCATCTACAAAACCAACTCGAACTGGCTACACATTTAGTAAATGGAATACAAAAGCTGACGGCAGCGGAACTTCTTATAATTCTGGAGCTGGTTATACTGCTAACTCTGCCGCTACACTATATGCGATATGGACAGAGAATAAATTAACTGTAAATTATTATAGCAACTATGCTGACTATGGTACTTATAAAGGCGAAGCATTAAGTGTAAGCGCAAGTACCAATGTTAAAGTACATTCTCAAGATTTTTTATATGATAATTCGTATAGCAGCGCATTATCAAATGTTCAAAATGCAAGTTATTTGTATTTGTCACGCACTGGTTATACCCCTACTGGATATTGGGGAACTTCAACAAGTGGCGGAACGCTTATAGATGAAGATGCCAATTATTCAACTGGTCAAGCTCTTGCACAAGCATTTGGTAAGAGTCTTGCAAGTGGTAATGCATCTGTGAATGTATATCCGCAATGGAAAATAAACACTTATACAATTGGATACGATGGTAATGGCGGCTCTGGCAGTATGGAAGTTCAATCAGTTAATTGGCAAGAAACGTTCACTCTTCTTGATAATAAATTTAAACGAGAAGGATATAAATTTATTGGATGGAATGCACAAAGAGAAGTCGATAGAAAATGGTATGTTAATGGACAAGGTTGGTTAACAGAAGATGAAATTACTACTAATGGATATGAGAAAAAGTTATATCTTAATCAAGATGAATTAATATTCGATTTGTCTTGGATTAGAGGAGAAACAGGAGTAATTCATCAATATACGATGTATGCTATATGGGAAATATCTGGTGTTATTTATATAGATAACGGTACAGTATTTGAACCATATCTTGTATATATAGATAATGGAACAGATTGGGATTTATATATTGCATATGTTGATAATGGCACAGATTGGGATATAATCTCATAGTAAAGAGGTGATTTAATGGCAGATATTAAAAATAAAGTTGTTACGGTTGAATCTTTGTCGGCTTTGCACGAACATAATAAAGAAACTTATATGTCAACAACTACCATTACAGTCCCAGCAGGTCGTATGCGTGGAGATGTTAATGGTGATGGATATGTTGATTTAGCAGATGCTCAACTTGTTAATAATCATATTTCTGGAGATAATATCATTACAGATAAAATACAATTATTATGTGCTGATACGAATAATGATGGAAACATAGACGAAGAAGATGCGTCAAACATAGCATATATTTATCATTTTGGTTTTGAGGAATACTTGGAATTAGCAAATGATGTTTTGGGAAATTGGAAGCGCAATCCAGAATATGATATTGAAGGCAGCGAAACTAAAGATATGATGTTCTATACAGATATTGTTGTTGGAAATATAGACTACGAATCTCATTCTTTTATAATCACTATTGCAGATAAAAAATATGACAAAGACTTTTTTTGTGCAATATGTGTTAATGAAGCAATTAGATTATATGCAAAATTTTCCCCAACTTCCGAAGTAAAGGCTATAGTGCAATATTGGAATGGCAATGGAACAAATGTTGTCGTAGTTGATTCATTAGGTATTTTGTCAATGACTAACGGTGGTACAAACGCTTCAAATGGGGCAGATGGTTTAGCAAATTTATTTGCTGACGGCAAAACAGTTCTTTCGTCTTATCAGTATGGCGACACTCTTCCCGAAGCTGGAACTGTTGGCAGAATATTTTTTAAGAAAATAAGCGAATAAAAAATTAAGGATATCTTTACGGATATCCTTTTTTTTACATTTTTTGTTTCGTGTTTTTCTCATTATATTTGTCTGCAAAAAACTTTGCTAATCTGCTTGTATTTATCTTTTTACTTTCTATAATTTTAATTGTTATCTCTCTTTCTTTTCTCGCCATATTTAACTCCTTATTTTTATAACTTTATTTGTTAAATGGAAATACTTCTTACACTGCCTCTCTTATATTAGTATATTAAAATAATAATTTTATGTCCAATAAATTGGACATTTTTTTAGTCAATAGGTAAATAGAATCATTTTATTTCACTTATTCTGATTATTATGTTAATATGAATTTAAGAGGAGGTGGTGTAATCTTATGACAGTAATTAAAAAGGTTATAAGGAAAGAGGTGATGTGTTTCATTGTTTTTGCATTGTTTCATTTGTAATGAGACAATGGATGTTTTAATGAAATAATCATCTAAGGAAGTGCATCCAATGGCGAGTATACAAAGAACGATAATAAGAGAAAATCGAAGGAGAGTTGCTGTTGCTTACGCTCGTTTCTCTTCTAACAATCAGCGTGAAGAAAGTATTGACGCTCAATTAAGGGCTATCCGTGAGTATTGTGAAAGAGAAAATATCGAGTTAGTAGCAGAGTTTACAGATGAAGCGCAGAGCGGTAAAACAGATGACCGTGAAGATTTTCAGAATATGATTAACAAATTATTGAAAGGTCATATTCAAGCAGACTATGTTTTAGTTCATAAATTCAACCGTTTTGCGAGGAACAAATTTGATAGTGCTTTATACAAGAAGAAATTAAGAGATATAGATGTTAAAGTTGTTTCTGTATCTCAGAAGATTGACGATACACCAGAGGGTGAATTGTTAGAAGGTTTTCTTGAAACCATCGACCAATACTACTCTGCTAACCTTGCTGCTGAGGTAAGGAAAGGTCTTAGAGAAAACGCATTAAAAGGCAAACATGCTGGTGGTCAAGTCTTATTTGGATACTCTCTTGATGAAGATGGATATTATGTACCAAATGAGAACGCAAAGATTGTTAAGCGCATCTTTGAAGAGTATGTACAGGGGTATCCTAAAACAGAAATTTGTGAAAGACTTAATAAAGAAGGATATCGCAACCAGCGTGGAAAGCCATTCAATACTCGTACACTCTATGACCTTTTAAGAAATGAGAAGTATATTGGTAATTATGTCTACACAATAGACAAGAAAGAAACAGTTCGTCTTGATGGGATTATTAAAGACCATCCGATTGACAAGCAACTTTGGCATCAGGTTCAAGAACTTTGTAAAGACTCAAGCGAAAAGGCACAAGCTAGACAACGAACACAAAAACGCTTTTACTATTTAACAGGAAAGGCTTATTGCGAAGAATGTGGTAGCAGAATTTGTGCCAATGGTTCTAAGCGTTCAAATGGCAAAGGCAAGTTAAATTATTATTATCAGTGTATTGGAAAAGTAAAGCAAAAAAATGGATGCAAAAATCCAGCTCTTAACAAAGATTGGGTTGAGCCAAAGGTTCTTAAATCAGTAATGAATATTGTTATGGACGATAACCAGCTTGAGCAAATTGCAAAAGTTGCATTTGAAGAGATTATTGCTATGAGAGATACACCAGTTGTAACCACTGCTCAACTTAAAAAGGAATTAGCACAAATTGATAAAAAGCAAGAAAGATTAAGAGACTTGTATATTGATGGAAATATGAGCAAAGAAATGCTCGATGAGAAAAATGGAGAGTTAGCAAGACGAAGATATCAAATTGAAGATGAATTAGAAAAAAGAAAAAATATCTTCGACGCAGAAGACATTACGCCAGAAGATATTAAAGAGTTTATTGTTCAATATGTTGAAGATGTTCAGAATGATTACGACCAGTCAGATGATGAATTCAAAAGAATTATGATTAACACCTTTGTAGAAAGGGTTGATGTAAGCAAGGAGAAAGTGACCGTTCATATCCATACGCCGTTTAGTCGTATGGATAGAGGTTATAAGGGGAATTTTACTGGGGTGCTACACCGCTTATCAACCGTCAAACTAACACGGTCTTTCCCTCGTAAAAAGAATATTCACGGTAGACTTGATTGATTTAGTTTAACAATGATTATAGCACACTACAGTATAAAAGGAAGTGAAAATATTTTACGCAAAGTTATCACAGAGTATGATGCTTTGTGGTAACTTTGTATCATATTAAACTTTCAGGTAGGTGAGATTTATGAATAGCGATAAAGAGTTATTTGACCTTGCTAAAAGATATGCTCATTTAGAAAGTCTGTTTCAAACAGTTGCAACAGAGTTTGAGATTGAAGAAGTTAAAGAAGCTATGGAAGAAATATTGAACACTCTTTTAGAAAAGAGATATAATGCCGACAAATTCGTTCATTATAAAAAGATGTACAAAGAAATGACTATGGGAGAATATTTTGAGTTTATCAAAACACTTGAATAGGAGTTGGAACATCATGACGGATAAAATAAATGTTATGCATTATATTAGAAGAGGTAGACCAGAAAGAGCTGTAATTTATGTTAGAGGTCATGACGAAGAAGTAGAAACAGCACAAGAATTAAAATGTAGAATGTACGCAAAAGACAAAGGATATGAAGTTGCATATGTAACAAGTCATATTGAAGATGTAAATTTATGTGATGTTTTGTTGGTTGCAAACTTTTCAAGAATTAGTCGCAAACAAATGGAGTTTGTAAAGATTTATAAATTGTTTAAAGCAAGAGGTATTAGAATTGAAAGTGCTACTGGACAACACGATATTAGCAAAGCATTTTCTGCCAAAGATATTTATAAGGCATTAGATTTATTTTTTAAAAAAGATTTTAATGAACCATTAAAAAAAGATTGACCTTAGATTATTATATTAGTATAATAAAGATACCCTTTCTAAAGACCAAGAAATTACCATTTAGTATGTAGGGTTTGTCATTTCTAAACATATATCATATATGTATCATCTGTTTATTTCCACGTTGAGATGACAAATTAAACCCCGTAGATTAATCTCTACGGGGTCTTTTTTTACCTTGCTGGATGTACGAGCAGCCATTGATGCTAATTCTAATATTATTTATATCCACTTGTTTAAAATTTATGCGTCTTTTTATTTTTTTTATTTATTATTGACAACATTTTTCTGCCGTCTTTATAACCTTGATTGTATGCATTCTGTAAATTATCTTCTTGTTTATCATTAAACGGCGGAAAACTAATTGTGCACATTAATATTACAACATTAATTAACACAATTGATGCAATAGCAATAAAGGATAGTATATACTCCATCATTTTTTAATATTCACTTCTTAAAGAATTATTCAAGCAATCATTCATAAAACAATTTGCTTTTACTTTTAGGTCTTCCAGTGTGCCGTTATTATTGATTACAATATCGTAATCATAATTATATACATTTTCATCTGCCATATTAGAAGTAATGTGTTTTACCGAGTCTCTTTTAACCAAGATTGTCTTTGCGTTATATTCTTTAAATTCATTTAAAGCTTTCGAAATTTCTTTTGGTTCTCTAATATGTAAAAACAATATTTTTGAAATATCAACGCCATCATTCATAACGCTATTTGCAAATTTCTTCATATCATTTAAAGGCATATCATTGTATTCTGTGGTCAGTAATTTTAGGTCTGATAAAAACTTTCTATCTTTTTCTGTTTTTGCGCCATTCCAACCAATAATTTTAGCGACTTCTTTAACCTTTGAAACAGATGAATAATTATCCACTTTTGTAGAAATATCGGCTTGGTTTCGTACTTCTTCAACAAATGCGTCTTTGCCTACTCCACCTGAGCCATTAATAATAAAAATTTGTTGTTTCATAATTTTCTCCATATTTAAATGCCTAACTCTAATGTTAACTGAGGCTTAATAGGTTCATAGTTTAACATTGTAAAGTCGTCAATTGTCATTTCAAAAAAGTTTGTTACATCTGGATTTAGAATGAGATTTGGATTCGGCTTATACGCCTCATCTCTTTCTAAAAACATTTTTCCTTCTAAAAACTCAAATCTGTTTAATAACTCATTTGCTTGCTCGGTATGTCTATCATAAATCTGTTCATTTGCGATAAAATGAGTAAACACACCAGCCTCATATCCACAATGTCTTGCAATCATCATAAGCAATGCGGCGTATTGAACTTCATTCATACAGCCAGCACCAGAAGCAGTAATCATATCCCCACTTCTCTGAATTAAGCACATATCAAGATACTTTCCTCTTACATTCCAAATTGTTAGAAACGCACAAGGGGCAAGACCTTTTGTTTCTCTCAAATCAGTTTCTTGCCAAAGAGACATAACTTTTCTTCTGCCATATGGGTCTTTCTTAATGTCTTCAATAAGATTATTAATTAAATCGTATCTTTTTACTGTAGCGCCATATCTTTGACCAATCGTGCCATCACCAATATCCCAAGGATTCCACCATTTTACACCCATCTCTTCCATTTCAGAAATTACATTGGTAGGTTTCTGATAAATAGTAAAAATTTCTTTGATACCAGTTTTCCAAACAATTGGTCTTAGTGTTAAGATGGGAAATTCGCCTTTGGATAAATCATATTTTCTTGTAATATGATTAACAGATAGAGTATGTGCTGAACTTCCATCTGCATATTTTGGACGAGGGTTTTCATCCAAATATCCATTTACCAAAATATCTTTAATTGCATCATTCATATAAATATCTGCTTTATTCATTATCTTACCTCTTATATATTTATGTCTTATTAGATATAATCCCCATAGGTATGACCACTTAGAACGCCGTTATCCTGAAGAAACGCCATCCATTTTTCTACCTGTTCTTTAACAATATTTGCACATTCGTTTTGAGGATTTTTTCTTAATAAATGTTGATAATCATAAGGCTGACAAAAATCCAAATCTACAATCATAATGTCTATATCTGAGCCATCTTTAGGAATCTTTACCGTAAAATCAATTTCGATATCTTTCCACTTTTTATTATTAGGAAACTGAATCATCTTAGAAAACCACCAATAAGGACTTGGCTTTTCGTGGTCTGTTCCTTCATAGTAATTCTTTTTAAAACCAATCTCTTTCATCTTTTCATCTGAAAGAATATTGTACTTAATTAGTTTGTTTACTCCGTTGGAGTTTTTTTCTACATAAGGCATTTTAAATAATCTCCTTTAAATATCGCTATCTTCGATTACATCAAATTCTTTAAGAAGACATTCTTCACATATTTCATCGCTTCCATATTTATATAACTTAACATCTTCTTCGCCACAATAATCGCACTTGAAATGTTGAACCTTTTTATATTTACAGGAGCTACCCAAACACGGTAATCCGCAGCCTACACAATCATTTGAATAATATTTCATTATTATACAACCTTTATAAGTTTAATAGTCTTCTGATTCAAACGGGATTTCTGTAGAATAAAAATCATTGGACACAGTAACCTCATACATTTCATCACCGCTCCATCTGCGCACATTAATATAGAAATTACCAGTAATATGACCACCATAGGAATACTCTTCTTTGTTCGTTCTAAAATAATCAATTGCTTTTAAAATGTATTCTCTAATCATTTCATTATTGCAACAATCAACAGCGCCAGTTTCTGTGGAAAAGCGCCAAAAATGAACTGGAAATTCAACATTGTTTGCCGTTAATGCAATATTGTTTTCATTATCTTCAAGCATATTATCGTGTTTACACAACGGACAGTCAACAAATACACATCCAAGAACGCCAATTCTTATATCTGATTTTTCATATTCCAATTCAGAACCACATTTTTCGCAAATTAATTTGCGAGGATACGGTTTTTCTTGCTTAATATCTTCTTCCTTGATATGTTCTTCAATATTTGTTTCTTGATAATTATTTTTTAATACCTTCATTTTTACCCTCCTTATTTATTTTCTTCCCACGAAATCATTACATTATTGCTAAATTCAATTTCGTTATTTAAAACCTTTTCTCTTTGTTCAAAGTTGTCCCAGATAGTCTCTGGTCGAATCATTTTTATTTTTATAGGTCTTTTATCGTTTTGAATTTGTTGAACGGTTTGAAGAAAGTTGGCAATTAACATTTCTTTTGGTGCTTGCATTGTTTGTTTATTTGTCAATTTGTCTTCTATATAAACTTCAAATGTAACTTCAAACGGCTCAAATATATCGCCAAAATTTATAAATATATTAATCACCTACTTAAAATATGGATTTTATGGCTGCCCCTATTGGATTCGAACCAATGATGCAGGAGTCAAAGTCCTGTGCCTTAACCAGCTTGGCGAAGGGGCAATATATGGTGACGCATACGAGAATCGAACTCGTGTTACCGCCTTGAAGGGGCGGTGTCTTAACCGCTTGACCAATGCGCCATATTGGTATGCCTGAGAGGATTCGAACCTCCGACCCATTGATTAAAAGTCAATTGCTCTGACCAACTGAGCTACAAGCACATATTGGTGCAAGGCATTTCCTCCTTGCCAGAGAGCTTTTCATCTCTTATATATCCCCAAAAATATATAGCCTTTTGAAACGAGGATGCGCCCAAGTGGGCTGGTCTGGACAACAGGATTTGAACCTGCGGCATCTACATCCCAAATGTAGCGCTCTACCAAACTGAGCTATGTCCAGATGTGGAGCTAGATAAGGGACTCGAACCCTTAACATCTTGATTACAAATCAAGCCCTCTACCAATTGAGATAATCTAGCATATTGGCGCAGAGGGTGGGATTCGAACCCACGTGCCAGCTCATCACTGACAAACTGTTTTCAAGACAGCCTCGTTATGACCGCTTCGATACCTCTGCATAGTAAGTGAGTATTTGCCCTCACTAACGGCATTTAATTAGCCTTTGAGCTTTCTAATTCTTCGTTCGAGCTTACGAACGATTCTACCATTCTCTCTACCTCTCTCCTTGAGAAGAGCAATTCTACACTCACACTTCAAAATTTCAAGTTCAACTGCACTCATTTGTATTTCTCCTTTGTTTGTTTTGAATTTATAATATGGTGGGTCTTCAGGGACTTGAACCCTAAACCTGCTGGTTATGAGCCAGATGCTCTGACCAATTGAGCTAAAGACCCATATTCAATCCAGCAACTTAATGCTGGATTGTTTTTATATAACCTTATTAGTTATACAAAGTTTGTTTTGTCGCTTTCTTCCCTCGACAGTGTGTATTATACCACACTTAAAAGGTTTTGTCAATAGTTTTTTTGAAATTTTTTAATTTATTTTTCATTCATTACAATTATCTCTTTTAGTGTTCTTGGAGTCCAATCTAATATTGCGGCTCCAACATTGTATGCAACTGCTGTCGGACAATCGGTGTATCCCTTTAATTCTCTGTCTTTAAAAAATTCATTTAAATACTCCAAAGAATGTTTATATACATCCCATTCGTTGCTTGCGTGAACGTGACCATACAAATGAATCCATCCTTTATGTTGATTGTTCCACATTAAAATAGGATAGTGACACAAAACAAGGTTATGATTAAGACCGTTATAATTGTCTGTAATTTCTTTATAAGGAACAACTTCTACAAACAATTGTCTTAACCTATTATCTTTTAACTTCTCGTGGTTTCCTTGAATTAAATGTTTATTTCCTTTAAGAGTAGAAATAATTTCGCAAAGATATTCATTATCTTTATTGCTGCCTTCTCTGCCAATATCGCCAAGGATATACACATTATCGTTATTATGAATTTTGCTGTTCCAATTTTCTTTTATTATTTTATCGTGTTCTAATGTACGACCTTCATATATGTTTTGACAGCCTAAGTGCATATCTGATATAAAATAATTCATTATTTACCTTCTTTATTTGCTTTCTATTCATGGTGCAATACCAACATCCCATTCCCAATAATCTTCGCCATCAGGAGTTTCATAGGACTTTATCCATTCTTTATACTTTTCTTTGCCAAGCAAAGCACGAACCATTTGGTCAATTACCCACATTTTATGATGATTACCATCAATCTGACCACAAGACCAAGCATAACTTAATGCCTTTTTGATTCTCTCTTCCATAGTTTATTTCCTTATAAAATTATCTTTTTAAATGCTAAGTGACAATGATTTCTTTTCGCCACACTTAAAACAAGTATAATAATTAATAACATCGTTCGATGTAACGGTGCTTCCAGTTAGCTCCCATTCGTGTTCGCATTCTTTCTGTTTCTCATTTTCTTCTTTTTCTTGAATATAAATTTCTAACAAGACTGCTTCACACATCCTATCGTATTTGTCGCACCAATTACACGGCAATCTATACTTACAATCTTTCATTCTTACCTCTTAAAATCTCAGTTTTAATTGTTGGTACTACCAAACCCACCAACTCTAACAGCATCAGTGTTGCCATTATCTGCAACTAAGAAATTAAAGAATGCTCCTTGCGCAATTCTTTCGCCCTTCTTAATGAATTGTACATCGCTACTAATATTCTTTAAGAAAACGCCGATATTTCCATCATTACCCTCGTTAGAATAGTAATCTGCATCAATCCAGCCAGAAGTATTTGCAAGCATAAACTTACCACCCATAGAGCTGCGAACATTAATAATAAGACATTCATTATCTTGCATATATGCTTTTACATCAGTCCATACTTTTGCAATGGAGTTCGGTTCAATTATATAATCATCATTTGCATAGAAATCATATGCCATTGCAGTACTAGAACCTCTGGTGGGCAATATAACTTCACCTTTGGTTTTTCTCTTATCATCAACTACAACTTCAAACCCTCTAATCTTATTCATTTAATATCTCTCCCAATATAATTTTAATTGTATAAAACTTAATTAAACCTTTTTAATATCAACAACGTATCCTTTATATTTGCTTAACACAGCCATATTGCCCATCTTCCTTGCCGTAGAATTTAATTTTGCAATATCAACAATAAACTCACACCGACAACCATTTGCTTTGCCAGTTTTATTTGCCGCATCAGTATGTCTATTAGATTTAATATCGCCAACTACAACTTTAAAACTATTTCCGTTTGCACAAGTTACAATAGCAGTCTCTCCAACTGAAATTCCCCATCCAGTTCCAATCGCCACCATTGGGATTCCATTAATACATCTAACACCGTCAGAATCGGTTGTGGCTTGTTGTTGCAGCTTCCACTGCTTACTTGATTTACTTGTTATTGCCTTATAAGACATGTAAGTTTTAAAGTCTCTAGGCGTTGTAGTTGTGGTTGTAGTTGTAGTTGTAGTTGTAGTTGTATTATTAGTATTGTTCGTTGTATTGCTATCGGTCTTATTCGTAGTTGTGCTATTAGTCTTTTTTGATTTTGTAGTCGTATTCGACTTATTCAATTTAACAATCTTCTCTTCAAGCTCTTTAACCTTTGAAGTCAATTCTTGAACCTGAATATTCATAGCGTCATTATCTTGTTGCAATTTTTTACCTGCGTCTTCAAGTTTGACAATATTAGCATTTAAATTTTTATTGTCATTTTTTAATTTTTCAATATTATTTTTTTGCGCTGCAATTGTTGCTTCCAATCTATTATTTAATGCATTATATTCTGAGTTTTTATATGCAAGATTTGCAACAACAAAAAGCATAACAAATAATAGAATAATAATTACAACATTAATAATCTTTTTAGTACAATAGTTTGTTTTAAAATTCATATTTTCACCTCTTATACTTTCTATTCAACTATTAAATTATATAATTCACAATGACACATTCCTGCTCTACCTTCACTAATTTGGTCTCTAAAATCTTTGCACATACACATATTGTCGTCATTAAATGTTATGGCACAAGCACAATGTCCATTGTTTTCTTTGATTTTTTCACGAACTTCTTTTGCAAAGTTTTTATCTGGATTTGTTACTATCTTAATCATCAACTAATCCTCTCTGCGTATTGATTGTCGCTGGCTAAGAATATCCCCAGCGTTTCGTCATAATGAGACTTTTGATTCGGAATAAATCTACCAAACTTAATAATGATATTGTTATAATTTTGTCTCAAATATTCTACATTATCGCTTATTTCTGCTTCGTACCATCCAGTATAAATAACAATGTCGTCTTGTGTATGTTGTCTAAAAGTATGTATTAGCATACATAAGTCTTCCCATCTATCGAATGGTTCTAAGCCCCCTATGACAACTGCGTTTGTTATATTATTTTTTAGATACCTATTCACAATTGACTCGTAAGTTATATCAATTGGTTTGGATGTGGCAAGAGGCTTGTTTTGACACATCTTCTTGCCACACTCCATTTCGCATTTCCAAGTGCAAGTTGGAAACCCTATAAACATTGAAGCTTTTTTATAATTTGTAAAATCTTCATCAATTAATTGTTTTATAATCATTTAATCACTCATCACAGAAGTTTCGCCATACATTACACCAGTGTCATACCACTGTCTTGCTGAAAATTCTTTATATCTTTCTTTGCTATAAGACTTAGAAGGTGTTAAAAATCCTACTACTCTCTGATATGTATCAGACTTCTCTTCTCCGCATTCTGGGCAAATATCAGTTCCTACAAAACCGTGATGATTTTTGCATACATTAATCTTTGTATTGTAGCAGAAATAAATAACGCCTTGGCTTGCAATATAATTTAACATCTCCCAAGCCATATCAGTATTGGGGAAATTATTGTCAATATTAATATGAGCAATGGCACCGCCAGAACACTTGTTATCAAGAATTGCGCTAGTTCTAATCTTTTCGTTGATTGTACATTTTTCAGTAAGAGGTATCCACTGATTACTATAAATAAAGTCATCGCTCTTGCCGAACATTACATTATCTTTCGCACAAAGATTTACCGCTGCTCTTTCAGCAGGTACACTCTCGATGTTAAAAGAGTATTCGTCTGTAAAGTTGTCTTTAATGTCGTTTAAAACATTAAAAATCTTTTCTGAAAATTCAATAGCCTTATCAGTATAGAACTTATTACCAAATTCGTCAGTTGTAATATATCCAAACTTATCCATTACCTCGTATAATCCAAGGATTCCAACGGTACAATACTGCTTGTCCATTTCGATTCCGCCATTATCATAGTTAGGCAAAAGACCCTTTTCAATATTTCTCTTAATAATATGTCTAACTCTGTCAAGTGTTTTACAGCACAAAGTAGTTCTCTTTTTAAGAATATTAAGATACTTCTTTTCGCTAATCTCTTCTTCAATTTCATAGAAGATGTGTACAAGATTAATGGTATTTACCTTTACAGAGCCAATACTCAGAGCTGTTCCACCGATACTATTAATAAATCCCTTAAGTTTTGTTGTATCAGATAAAAGTCTACAACAATTACTCAGAGTTGTTACATCTCCACTTACAAAGAAGTTGCTGTCATTCCACTTGCAGTTATGGTCTGAGCACCATCTTGCAAAGTCTTCATCAACAAATTTGCCATCTTTATATAACAGACTATAAGTTAATACAGGAAAGGTAAACATGTTCTCTTGTCTGATTTCAGAAACAACTTCCATAAATATCTTTTGATGTTCAATAAACTCATCTACATAGTCAATGGCAAATGTACCATCAGGAAATTCAAGACCGCCAAAAAGAGCTTCATAATACTCTCTGTCAAAGATAGAAACATTTACAAAAGCGCTTTGGTCAATTCTCATAAAAGGCTGATTTAATCTATAAATCAACTTTTGAAAAGACTGTCTAATGTAATAATCAGGATTATTAATGATATATCCAGTCTCACAATCTCTCTTCCAGAAATAATATGTCCAAACAAGGATATTGGGAATGCCAACCGCTCCAGAAGACCTGTTGCTCATAAAACTAATAAACTCAATAACATCGTCTACAAATGTTGTAAGATGTTTAGGAGGCTGAGAATTATAATTCTTCAAAAAGAACAAACCTTCTCTTGCAAGTCTTCCAAGGTCATATGCATAGCAGTAAGGAACATATGTAGTAGACGGAAAGTCGTGAAGATAAAAGCCACCAGTATATTCTGTTTCAAGCCATTCTTTTGCCGTCTTTAAACCATATTTCTTTTTAATTTCATAAAAAATCTTATTTGCAGCAATTACCTTATCAATAGACTTACCCTTCTCGCTACGAAAAGATGCAATATCCTTATTTGATGCATTTGCATTTGCATCAATTGTTACATCTGCAACGTTCTTATCTACGAAAGCATCTATAAAATCTGAAAAATTCATTTGAGAATCGTGAATACCATTTAGAATCTCAAAATCTTCACCATATTTTTCTCTTAGCGAATTCAACGCTCTTTCAAAATCTTTATTAAATTTGAGTTCAACATTCATATTTTACTGCTCCTTAATCCAATTAACTGCGTCCTTAAAATTATAAACAACACCGTCTACTTCAAGTACTGGAGCTGCCTTAAACCCCTTTTGAGTCATCAATTCTACATCGTTGATTTCTTCAAAACTAATATTCTTTTGATTTAACTTTGTTTTGAGAACCTTACACATCGGACAGTTTGTACTATAAAATACAATATTCATAATTATATTTCCTCCTATATATTTATTACTTTAACATTTCAATCAAATCTTCTTCAGAAATAATTGGAATGTTTAATTCTCTTGCCTTTTTGTTCTTACCGCTTGTAGAGTTAATATCATTATTTACCAGATAAGAAGTTTTTGTTGAAACAGAACCGCCCACTTTTCCGCCAGCAGATTCTATCTTCTTTACAGCTTCATCTCTATTAGCAAAATGATTAAGAGAACCAGTAATTACAAAGATAAGACCATTCAACTTGTTACTTCCAACAACTTCTTCGTCCTCTTCAAACTCTAATTCGTCAGCAATCTTTCTTATTTCATCAATATGGTCTTGAATAAACTCATCAATCTTTGACGCTGTTTGAATACCAATTCCATCAAGCTCTTCCCAATCAAAGCTTGGCGCTCTTACAATAAAATCTTCATAATTATTAAAGCGTGAAGCAATTGTTTTTGCCGTACTACGACCTACATCTGGAATGCTCAATGCATAAATAAATTTATCAAGAGTAGTGTTTTTTGATTTTTCAATAGAATCAAGCAGCTTTTTTACTGACTTTTCACCGAAACCATCAAGCACAACCATTTCTTCTTTATTAACATCTAAATAGAATATATCAATAAAATTAGTCAGCCAGTCAAGTTCGATGAACTTTTCTAGCGTCTGCTCCGAAAGACCATCGATGTTCATTGCATTCTTAGAAACAAAGTGAGTTAACTTGCCAAGCAATTTGCCTTTACAGTTGTCATTAGTGCATACAAGAATCTTTGAATCGTTATCTTGTTTAATTTCTGTATCGCCACCACAAACAGGACATACAGACGGAATAGAGATGTAATCAGATTCCTTTCCTAATGCCAATCTTTCATCGGCAGAAACATTTCTTTTTACTTGAGGAATTATCATATTCGATTTTATTACTTCAATAGTATCTCCAATATGTAAATCTAACTTTGTAAGAATGGAAATGTTGTGAACAGACGCTCTTTCAACAGTCGTACCATCTATCTCAACAGATTCGAAAATTGCTGTTGGAGTAATCTGTCCAGTCTTACCTACTGTCCAATCAATGTCAACCAACTTAGTTCTATGTACATCATCTTTTCTCTTATAAGCAATGCCGTTTTTAAAATGATGACTTGTTGCACCAAGAGATTTGCCATATTCAATATTATCAAATTTTACTACTACGCCATCATTAGGAAAGCCATTTTCTTCTGCATAATCAAATACATAGTCAATATTGCTCTGAAGATTTTTAGGATGCAAAGCATTTGAAGAATTAGGATTATACCAAAACGGAACAATGTCAAAACCTAAATCTCTTGCTTCACACAAGTTATCTTTGAGACTATTACATCCGCCCTCTACTATATCCCAAGCAAAAAACTTTAATCTTCTCTTTGCCACCAAAGATGTATCTAAAACAGAAAGAGTACCAGCGGCAAGATTACGAGAGTTTTTAAACTCACCATCTTTATTAATTTCAGAAAAATCTTCATCGGTAATGATTGCCTCCCCATCTATAGTATATGTACCGCTTTTATTAATTTTAAATGGAACATTTTTAAACTGTTTGATATGCTCAGTGATATCAGAACCAACATATCCATTACCTCTTGTTTCTGCGCTTGCGAGAACGCCATCTTTATATGTAATAGACACCGTAAGACCATCAAGTTTAACACTCACAACCGTTTCTTTATTATTAATAAATTTTAGAAGTTCTTCGATTGTATGACATTTCTCTAAGCTTAACATTGGATGAGAATGCTCAACTTCTTTTAATTCAGTTAATACTTTGGCACCAACATTAATTGTTGGAGAATTAGAAAGCACAAACCCAGTTTCTTCTTCAAACTGTCTCAAGTCTTCAAGCCTGATATCAAACTGTTCATCTGTCATAATAGGAGTTCCAGTATTATAATATGCTTCAGATGCCTCGTTTAAGATAGAGACCATACTTTTCATCATATCTAATTCAATTTTGTTCATTACCCATCTCCTTAAAACATAACAATTCTTTCATCAATCAAGTACGATTCACACTGAGAGAAATCAGTGTTTACCTGCTTACTACAATTTTCAATTTCTTTCTCATTGCAGAAATCTTTGTTCTTGTCGTAATAATGACAGGTACGACACTTAAGACTACATTTCTTTGCTTTGCATTCGCTCATTTCTTCACCTTCTTTATATAACCTTATTAGTTTAAGAGTTGAAATGTATTTAACAACTCTTAAACTGTTGTGATGATATTATACATCAAAATTAGTTATTTGTCAATAGTTTTTTCAATTTTTTAAAAATTTTTGCATAAATGTATGGCGTGTGAGGTTCTCCTTCTTCTTAACCGCCTGATTCACACTTTGCAAACTACCTAAATGATACAACTTTTCTTTCATACGGGTTAAACCAACATACAGTAAATTTGAATTTAACATAAAGATATGTGACTGGGGAGAACATAAAATTACCGTTTTAAATCCGCCGCCCTGTGATTTATGAATGCTTATTGCATATCCAAGCTTTACCATATTCATATCATTTCTATAATACTTAACACGAACACCATTAAAGTTTGCGATTATATAAGTATTATATATTTCTTCAATAATCGCAGTTTCGCCGTTAGCCACAAATGCTGTTTGAGGTTCATCATCAAAGCCCCAACCCACATCCTTTTCGTCTTTTACTAATTCTGCGTTGTAATTATTAACGGTCTGAAGAATCAAGTCGCCTTGATAATAAGTTGTTTCGCCAACCTTCATATTAATTTCACTTCCGTAGTTTGGATTAGCAACTCTTTGAATCATATTATTTAAAACGACAGAACCACAATCACCAACATTCTTAGCAGTTAATACCTGAATATCTTCAATACTGTTGCCATTATCCAATAACTTCTTGTACAATGCCACTACATTTTTAGGAATTAATTCAGATGCTAAATCAATGAACATATAATCTTGATTATCACCAAATGTAGTTGCCTTAGACTTCATATCCTTTGTTAGATATTCTTTGCAACATCTTGTGTCGGTTGCAACACGCATCAAACCGCCACTTGAATATCTAAAAATCTTGTTCAATGTTACAGTAGGAATTATGTTTGCTTCCATAAAGTCGTGAAGCAAATTGCCACACGATACGGATGGCAACTGTGCATTATCGCCAATCATAAGTAATTTAGTGTGCCTAAAATCAATTGCGTCAAGTAACTTCTTAAACAACCAAATATCAACCATTGAAAATTCATCTACAATCACAATGTCACAATTAAGAGGTTGCTCCTCATTATATGTCCAAGTGTTAGGAGGAATATAACCCAATCCTCTATGTATGGTTGAAGCAGGTTCATTAGTGTTCTCGTGTAATACCTTGGCAGCTCTACCAGTTGGACTCATTAACCTAAACGACTTATTGTTATCTTTTAACATATTAATGATACCTTGTGTCGAAGCAGTCTTTCCTGCCCCTGCAAATCCATTAAGAATAGCAATATTGTTTCTACATACAACATCTAGGATTTGCATTTGTTCATCGGACAATTCAAACTCCCCTACTTTCTTGTACTTATGAGTATCAAATTCCCATATATTATTTGAGCAATTTAAATTATTGATAATTGTGTCAGCAATATATCTTTCAGTTTCATAAGTTTTACGAAGAGCAACAGTCATATCCTCTTTATTATAATAAATGTTATCGTCCTTAATAACATTAACAAAATGTTCAATACACGACGGAACAAGCTTTAAACATTGTTGTCTAAGGTCTGCAAGATTCATATTAGTGTGTCCTTCGTTTTCATTCTCTTCTAAGAGATATAGCATACAAGATAAACATCTATCTGGCGAAGTCTTAACATCATATTCAAAATTAATAATGTTTTCTTTCTGCAATTGAAGGATGATAGAATCTGCCGTTTTGAAACCAATTCTACTTATTCTTGTTAATGCCGTATATGGCTGAGACTTTATTTTTTCTTTAAGTTTGTCAATCGAAGAATATTCATCATAAATCTTTTTGATAATACTCATAGACAAAACATTTTTAAATTCGATTACTAAATCCATAAGTGCAAAATTCGTTACTATCTTATCCTTAATAACCGCAAATGTTTTTTCGCCTATTCCTTTTAGCTTAGACAGGTCTATATCGCCCAAATTATTGTCTTTAACTCTTTGAATAATGTCGGGATAATGTTCTACTAAAACCTTAGCCTGATTATATGTTAAGATTTCAGAAAGAAATAGAAATGTGCCTTCAGTAGTTGTAGGTATGTCACGCTTAATATTGATTACGTGATAACTTGTGCCATACTTATTCACTTGTTCTTCGGCTGTAATTTCATATTCAACTCCAAGCGTAAGGTCGCTTAATTCGCCAAGGATGCTTACGTTGCCATATTTATTCTGCTTAATATCAGGATAATCTTTTTTATTTACATCGACAGCGTATATCTTATAATCTGGCGTGTCATAAGTACACCTAATAATTACCCCTTTAAATTTAAATTGTTTTATTTCACTCATTTAATTACCTCGTATTCAGCCATAACAATACGGGTTTCCTCACTGTCAACCCACTTATCTCCATCTTTTACCTTTTTATACTCATATACAGTTACAGGCATATTAATTACTGAAAACAATCCAAATGGATTAGATTTAAATACATTAGACCTATTAACTCTTGTGTCGATTTTTTCACCATCACATATTCTATAAAGAGTACAATATGGACGAGTAGCGCTTTTACTATCGTCAAAATTTGTAACAATATAATAATGTTCTGATATATCTTTATTAGTATAGTTAGCATATCCAAGGAACTCAACCTCAGAAGAAATCTGTTCTACAATGCCAAGAGACTCATCACTTATTTGTTTGCACATCTCTTTTATCAAACCGTCATTATCAATATCACGATACTGACTTTGGGTTTCTTTTCCAGAATATTTTGTCATAATATACTCTGTAACACCAAGCTCTTCCATCTTCTTTTTGGCAATAATTTTTGCATTAGCAAACTTATCGTAAATTTCGTTCATACCTAACAGATACTTATTATTACCAAAATCAGAAAAGAAGTTGAGTCGAATAAGAATGTCGAGTTGTCTTGAATTTAAAGTTGTTTTTTCTTTTATATCTCTTAATAAGTCTATAAAAGAACTATACTTGTTTTTAGATAATTCTAACAGCTCATTCGCCATTTGAGCATTGCAATATTTAATACTGCTAATACCTTTATAAATTGCATTATTTTCTTTATCTATGGTATAGAAGCTACCAGATTTGCCAAAGCGAATAGGTTTCAATTCAATATTATGTTTTCTTGCATACTGTAATATTTCAAGGCATTTATCTGAATCGCCCTCATATATATTCAGAGCGGTTGTTACTGTTTCCAGTTTGTAATAACATCTTAGCCAACCAACGACATACCCAAGAAAACTATAAGGTGTTGCGTGATTCAAAGAAAAGAGATACGAACTTGCATCAATAATGACTTGAATAAAGTTTTCAATGAGTCGATTCGACTCCTCTTCGTCAACACCGTATTTCTCTTTCATAGTTTTATTAAAACCTTCTTTAATCTTTGGTATAAATTTGTCGGTGCCAGTTTTCTTTGCAAAGCCTCTTCGTACAATGTCGGCTTCACCCATTGTATAACCACAAAAACTATGTAAGAATTCAATAATCTGTTCTTGATATACCAAGTATCCAAGTGTTGGAGCAAGAAATTTATTTAATGCCTCGTGTCCATTATCACGGTATTCACCTCTTGATAGTTCATCACGATAACTCGCACCAGCAGGTCTAATAGCGCCATTTGCCATTGACATCAAATCTATATAGGAGAAGTTTTCGTTCTTTTCTTTGATTCTTGCAATTGTTTCATCGCTAAGCAGTTGCTTGATATAATCACCTGCATATGATGATTCAAACTGGAATATCATTGTACAATCATCTCTGATTTCATCCCAAACCTTTTTATCGTCAAATGAAATATTGTCTGGTGTGATTCTTGGAATGCCAGCCAAATCACAAGTTTCATTAATTAATCCTACGCAGTCAAGACCAAGGACATCTAGCTTAACGAACTGAAGACCATCTAACTCTTTCATATTAATTTGAGAAATCATATTTTCGTTTGTCTTTGTGCTACACAGACCAAACCATTCATCAATTGGAAACGGAGATACGACAAGTCCTGCTGGATGATTTCCAATAGAAACAATCGTACCTTTTACGATATCTACATACTTAAACAGTTCAGGATATTTCTTAATATAGAAATCATCAATGCAGTCTTGTTTGTTTTCGTCTTGATATACTGCATCGCTGATTGTTTGCGTTTCATCTACACTTAATCCCAACGCTCTACCAACATCTTTAATAGCGCCTTTTAATGCAATGGTGTTGAATGTAATAATATCACAACAATACAAACCATCTTTATTAAATAAGTATTCTCTTACTTTGTATCTGTCTTTCTTGCTCCAGTCTGTATCAACATCAGCAAGAGAAACACGTTCTTTGTTCATGAATCGTTCAAAGTTAAGACCGTATCTAATAGAGTCTACCTCTGTAATTCCAAGCAAATATGCAATTATGCTTCCACTAACTGAACCTCTGGAATATCCATAGCTTACACCTTGTCTTTTTAGTTCTGACTTATAGTCTTCTTCAAGAAGCAAAAAGTCAATTGCGCCGTTATACTTGTAAGTTTCCAACTCATATTGAATCTTCTTTTTATATTCATTAAAGTTGTCATACTTATCAACACCTCTGTTTTTAATACCCTGTACAATCTTTTCTTTTAAAGCCTTTTCAGAATCGTTGTATAACTTTGGATACTTTTTTGAATAATCTAATTCAAATTTATCAATGGAGTTTGCCATTATATTAGTATTTTCAATGGCTTGTAAATAAACTTCTTCTGATAAAGCGTTCTGCTTTTTATATGCTTCAACCAATTCATCATATGTTTTAAATGTTAAGTCCCAAGACTCTTCATCGGAAAAGAATACATTCTTTGCCTTTTGCAGAATGCTTCTGCCCTCAATATGCGTATCATTTAAACAATGAGTATCAGTTCCTGCGATAAGCGGTATACCAGTCTTTTGGTGAATCGCATAAAGAACCTTATTATACACAGCTTGGTCTGCACAGTTATGATGCTGTATTTCAAGATAACATCTATGTTTATTTTTAATTAAGAACTTTAAGAACTCTGTTTTTAAAGTGTTTTCAGCCTTGTTTAAAACTCCTCCTAAACAAGCTGTAGTAATAATAATGTTATCTGATGTAGCATATAGTTCATCGAAGGTGATACGAGGCGCATAGTAATAATGGTAATCACTTCTATTAAAAGAGGCAGAAATTAATCTGTTTAATTCTTTAACGCCATCATAATTTTTGGCAATTAAAACACAGTGATAATTATCTCTGTGTTTATCATCGATATCTTTGTCTGTCGTTAGATAAACTTCAGCAGCGTGTATGTATTTCATACCAGCAGCTTCAATCGTCTCTTTCTTATGAACCCACTCAAAAATATTACCGTGTTCCGCAAAAGCCAATGCAGTCATACCTAAAGATTTTGCATATTCCACATACTCTTTATACTTGGTAACACTATCAATATTTGTAACTCCATTAGATAGGTCACTATGTAAATGATATACAGTATAATTACTCATTAATCCACACCTTCTTATATAACCTTATTACTTATAATTTAAAGACACAAATTTATTACGATGACATTATATCACAATAATAAACTTGTGTCAAGTACTTTTTGAATTTTTTTAAAATTTATTCTAAAGGAATCCTATACATAACTATCGGCGCTCTATCGCCAAGATATGGAAGAGCACGAATTGTATTATAATCAATGAATTCAATGGCTTCCATATCAGTCAAGCCATCTTTATCCATAAGATGTTCAACCATTTTGTCATAATCGTAAATAGCTCTGTCATCTTCTGAAATACCAATAAAAGCACTTGCATAGTTTGGGTTGCTAAAAATAACCACATCTTCATAGTCGTAATCTTCAATCAGCTTTCTAACATCTTCTTCTGTGTTTAACATTTTCATTTTTACCTCTTAAAACCTTTATTTTATTTGCTTAATTTAATCTCATTGTTCTATTATAAATAGGAACAATATCTATGTTTTTTATTTCGTCAATTCGTTTGCACAAAGAATCATAGATTGCAATCCCAAATCCATTCATTTCTATAAAAACCTGTCTTGCACCATACATTCTGCAAATTGCTGGTATATGTGCTGATGTTTCATCTAATGATTTAAAATGTGCCACATAACCACACTCTTCGTCTGGTATCATAACTGTTACATTAGATTTGTCTCTTTCAGTTTCAACATATACAATCGCTTCTTTGTTTGTGTTTAATCTTCTTCTCTTTTCAATTCTTTCAAATTTATCTTTTTCTTTTTGGTCTACAGCCATTTCTTTGTATTGGCAAGCCTTATGTATACAATCTCCATTACACCCGCAGCAAGGATTTTTACCATCTTTTATCAAAAGATAAACAAGCATACCATCCATTATACAATCTGCTGGCACATATCCTTGGTTGACACATAATTTCAACATTTCATCCATATCTTCTACCTCATAAAATCTTTGTTTTAATTGTTTCCTTCTTGTTCTAATAACCAATCTAAACATTGACTATCCGAAAAAACGCCTACAATTCTAATTCTGTCTGGCAAGAACGGTTCACACTGCCAATTAACAATATTGTAATGTACTCCATTTCTCACCATACTCTTCTCATATTCATAGCCGTCTTCCCAATAATCTTTATAATATATCTCTTCTACATATTCTGTAAGATAATTTTCATTATATTTGAATGGATATTTAGTTAATACACATGGAGATTCAAACCAAACATCTTCAAATGGTGTGAAATAAATCGGCTCTATATGACTGTCGCATTCTACAAGAAAATATACACTTGATAACTTTGTATCTCTAACAGAGTCAAAGTCAAAATTATTTAGATAATCATATAACTCTTGCTTTGTATTAAACTCCATATCTTTACCTCATATTAAAATCCCTGTTTTAAGCTCTCTTGCCTAAACTTATCTTCATATTCTCTGTAAGATTTTTCGAACGCCTTTGTCAAAGCGTCTAATATTTCGCCAGTATTTATAGCTTTCTCTCCGCAAGTAGTTATAGTTGTTGCCAAACTATTAACACACTCATAATCTGTGTTGCCGTGCAATGTTAGGTCGTCATGATTAAACGAATTACCACCAAAAGGAACTCTTATAACTTGTTCTGGTTCGCCAGTCCAGCTCCAACCACAATTAAAGCATTCCTTTTTGGGAATAGGAGGAAAAGACGCAAGAATTACATCGTGCAAATCGTGTCCACACTTAGGACAAGTTTCAATAATAATAGCCATATATTTACCTCTTGCCATACCGCTCTGTCAATTCTTCACGGATGCGTTCCTGTTCGTCATCGCCATAACTGATTTGCCAATACTCTTCCAAACCAATTAAATGCTTAATCTGCTTCTTGCTAAACAGATACAAATGACCAAAAACTACTTCCTTTCGCTTTGACCTATCTGGATGGCAGCTACCACCAAATAAACATTGGCAATAATTTAGTTCATAATCACAGATAGGACATCTTTCTTTTCTAAACAGTTTCATATATCTTTACCTCTTAAAATGTTAGTTTTAAATTATTGCACCCAACTAATAGTATAGAATGAATCAATCGAATAACAAGAATTATTGGTTTCAACCATATATCCTATTCTTTCTAAATATCTTTTCACATACGGATGCAACACACCAGCCACATGTACTGAAAATTCACCATTAAATGCGGTCTCACTTATATACTTTTCAACTTCTTCAAACTGTTTAGATATCTTTTTATCTTCATCCAACGATATCTTTCTTGCTTCATCTGCTGTCAGCATCTTCATCCACCCTCTTAAAAACGATATTTTATATGTTAATTTGTTTGTCTGGATGCCTTGAATTAAATATCTGATATGCTCTTTTAAGGTTATCATCATCCAATTCATCATGAAATATTTCAGTTTTGCAAACATCACAAGTACAAACATTTGCTTTAATTGTAATCTTGTCTATGCCAAGAACATTATAAGTTTCCTCTTTTTCAACAATAGATATCGGTTGAATCTCCAAACATTCTGGACAAAAATACTTTTCTTTCATTAATAATAACCTCTTAAAATGAATCTTTTAATTGATGTAAGGAATCTTCTCAAGCAATCTGTCAAGAACAGTTGGAAAAATTCTGCCATTAGAAATCAATAGTTCTCTTTCGTCAATTTCAAAATTCTTATATTCATTCAAAAACTCTTTGTCTTCTTCAGTTGGATTATTCATCATGCGACTCAGTGCTTGCTCTGCTTCTTCGTGTGTTGTATCAATAGGAGTAAAACACATATCGCATTTACCAGTACCAACAATTCCATATAAAATATGTTTCTCTTTATTATCGACATTGTTAATATAATAATCTTTTAATGTCATAACTTACCCCTTAAAATTAAACTTTTAAATGTTCATCTTTTAACCAGCCTTTAAATGCATCCTGACAACTATTGTATTTATGGCAAACGCTTCTAGCTGGGCAACTACAGTCGTCAAAATTTATATACATAAGGAAGTTGATAAGCGTATCTTCATCCATTGTTTTTATATATTCAAAATTTGTCATAATTACCTCATAAAATTCAGTTTAACTACATTCTTTCATTTTAATGCCACAATTAGGGCAATGATTAAGTTTGCCACTATTATTTTTTATAGCTGTTCGCTCAATAATTACGCCGCACTCAGGACAGACATTGCAAAACCCCACAATATTTTCATCCCATTGAGAACATTTAACCTCTACAACATCTGCCGTAGGTATATCGGCAAGGTGTTCAAATGGAAGCAAAACAAGCTTTTGACCACCTTCAATTGTCACTTCAAAATTTGGCAATTCAGATATTTCTATATATCTCTTTTGCATTTTTCTTACCTCTTAAAATTCAGATTTTATTTCCTTGTGCAGTTATCAACATCGCACCAAGTCTTACGCCAATCTTTTACAGCGTCATCAAAACACTGCAACACCATATCCATATCCATTTCGCACCATACAGGATAAGTTCTGCCGTATTTCTTTTTGGGAAGACCATAAATATCGCAATTCCTATTCCAAGCATCGACATCTTCTTTACTTTCATAATGAAATATTGCTTGATTAAAGTCTTTTCGTCTACGGTCATTGTGGTCGCTATCAACCGTCATTCTTTTGATAAACAGTTCTCTTAATTCTGCAAAGTTCTTTTTACCTTCTGCAATTTCTTGCTGATTATGTTTACAATTACATCCCATATTTTTACCTCAAATATTATCAAGCCAGCTCAAATCAGGTTCGGAACTACCATTTTTTATAACATTACTACTTGAAGAAACAGTATCACTTCCAAGAAGTCCGCCAAACATATCCTCTCCCTTTTGAGCAGCTTCAAACTTCTCAAGATAAGCTTTATAAGGAAGATGCTTCGTAGCGCTATAACCACACAAATTAGCAAAGTAATAACTCTGTGCCCTTACACTTTCTTCATCATCCCAGAAGCATTCAAGAGACTTAGTTTCTTCATAGTCCTTTTCTCTAAGCTCAATATCCTTGATGGTTGTCGTAATAAGCTCAGTCCACTTCTCTACTATCTTATCATTCAATTCAACATCAACGTGACAGTCTCTAATTCTGTATTTTCCTTTAACTTCGTCGGGCAAACAATCAATCCCATTAGTATCAAGCATCTTTTTAAGATACTCATCTGGTTCATAACCATATGTTTTCAACCAAGTTTTCGCATTGCTTTGAAGACTCTCGCCAATCTTACATCTTTCAACATTTCTATATTTAACCGCTCCATTCTTCTGCTCGTACTCAATGGTGCAATATTTTAAGAAATTGAAGCGAGGTCTAATTTTATCTAAAGGAATGCCCATCTGATTCAATCCGATAGCATAACCAATTAACTGTCCTGAATTTTCTTCAAGCGTCTTACCAGTATAGATACTGCTTGATTTAAAGTCCAAAGGATAAACATACCCATCCTCATCTTTATATAAAGCGTCAATATATCCTACGAACACATTACCGCCAACAACAAACACAATAGGCTTTTCAATTAACAGCTTGTGTCTATATACTGTATGGTTCTCAAAGAAGTGAATAAGATTATTATTATACTTTTCACCAATGCTCTTATTCTTCTCTTCATCAGAGCGATTAAATTTAAGGTCTGCGATTGTAATTGCAGTAGTAAAACCATCATTATAATCGTCAATCATATCCTCGTATTTAATCTTGCCCTCATAGAATTTATCTAATGTGTCATGGCAGATGGTACCTAAGGTAACATATGAGCTATCACATCTATCTTCTTTCGACTTTAAAATATACTTAAGAAGATACTCGAATTTAGATGTTAAATAAGTATTCATTCTCGACCAACTCCAGAGCCTATCAACATTATATTTTTGTTTTATTTTTTCTAGTTCTTCGTGCGTTAATCTTGCCATATTATACCTCAATTCTCATACTATTATCATAACTGTATTCACCAAAGTATTTTTCTTCTGCTTGTTTTCTTGCTTTTTCGGCATCTTCAAATTTATCATACTCACCAAGAAAAATAAGTTGGTCATTTAATTTTATTTGAGACTTCCATTTGTTTCTATTTTTTACCCATACAACACCAGATATTCCAGATGTATTATTAGAACTTTTAATACGGTTCATTGCGTTTTGACTCGCTGTAACAACTCTTAAATTTGATTTTCTGTTATCGAATGTGTTGTGATTTATATGGTCTATATTCATACCTTCTGGAAATCCCATTATTAATCTATGAATATGAAACCTATCTTCTTTCTTTTTTCCTGAAGACCTAATATATCCATTGCTTTCTTCATACCAATGATATTTTTTAACCTTTTCATAATCATCTATGTCAAATATAAATTGCTTATGTGTGTTATTTGTATATCCAACAACATACTGATTATCGACAAATTCATAATCATTTTGCGTTATTCCACTAACTTTATCTCTTTGCAAACATCCGCAAGATAAGGTTGGTCTTTTCTTTCTTGTTAAAGCACTTCCAAAAACAACAACATCATTTCCACAATCGCAACTACAAAGCCATTGAGCAAATCTATTTCCTTTTTCTGTGATTGCGTCTTCGGCTCTTTTAATGACTGTCAATCTGCCGAATTTTTGACCAGTCAAGTCATTAAATTTACCCATTTGTTTACCTCTCACTCAATCTCAATATCTAACGGAATTCCTCTGCGACTACTTAATTTAATCGTGCCATCTTGCAATTCTTTTAATCTATCTTTACAATCTTCATCGGTTTCATAGCCAAAACAGAAAATCATATTATCTGGTGCTCTCCACTTGTCTACTAAATCAATTATGAAATATAAAACAGTATGTTGTGGATTAAACGGCTTTGTGCAAATGATATATCGTTCATCTCTTGCTCTTACTCTGTACGGCTTCTTTTCATTTGGTACATAAACTCTATCCCCTACTTCTGCTCTCATTTCCCACCTCTTAAAACCTCAATTTTATTAGTCTTCAAATGTGCAAAAATATGTTATCTGACCCCAGCCGCCATTTGCCCAACACTTAATTATATTCTTGTTGGCAATTTCGTCAAACCAATTTTCAGGTTTTCGCTCAGTCCAATACCAATTGCCATCATCTTTTTTTACTTCAAGTCTATTGCCAATCCAACCACCATAACATTTATTAGTTGCAACAAACTCGACCCTAAACGAATCTTCGTTTTTTAGCACCCACTTAAAGAAGTCAATAAACTTTACTGGAAATTCACCAACAAGGTCATAGTTCGATGTTGCATCGCCATTTTCTTGTGTTTTATTATATTTATAATCCATATATTTTTACCTCTTAAAACTGCAATTTTAAGTGCTAATTTGCACTATATATTGTGTTTGTTTTTTTGTTTGAAACACTATATGTTGTAGTGTTATCCTCTTTCTTTCCCAAGTAAAATATAGAATGTTAAAAACATAATGTAAATTGGTCTAGTTTCTGCAAATCTATACTTCATAGGATTATATGTTATCGTTGGCAATAAAAACCATTGGTCGTTGCAAATACCAAATTCTAAATATTTACCTTCATAAAAAGCCCTCATTATTTCTACCTCTAAAATCGTAATTTTATCTTGGAATTGATTCACATACAATGGGTTCACATACCATCGCACACAATTCACACGCAGCTTTTACTGCTTCTTTTGGCGTTGCTCCCATATACAATGCGCCGCTTGCATAATCTTGACCTGCACCAATTGCATAGTAGTCATCAATAGGAAATACCAGCATCCCCTCAATTGCAAATGCCTTGCCCTTATATGCAATTATGTACGGATTAACAAAACTATTATCGCCAGTTAAATCATTCTTCCATCTTCTAAATTCAATGGCAAAATCTAATACGCTCTTCTCATCCATACTTTCAATAGTGTGCGTCTTCATATAATGAAAGAACAAACTCGTTTCATCTGCATTGCCACAAGCACCAATAATCATATCGTTGTATTTCATCATCTTTACAACTTTATTTTGTGCATTGTTGAGTTTCGTCCAACCCTGAACAACAATAGAATCAGAAGCCATTTCAATCTTGTCTTTGCTCACCTTACATACTACTACACTCATTTTTTACCTCTTAAAATCACCATTTTAAATTCTATCATCAAGTATAAAAAACTCTGTATGAGACCCAACATCATACCATTTGAGACCATCTGTGTCTCTCCATTCTCTTACATATTGAATTGCAAAACATCTATCGTGACAGAACTTATGAATCTCTTTCCACGCTTCATCTTCTGTTTCTGGTTCCGCTATAATTCTTCTGTCGCCATAAGAATTTTCAAAATATAACTTCATATTACTTATCCTTCAAACTTTCTTGATACTTTTTTTGTTCGTTTTTATCGTAAACAATTCTGTTGTCAAACAAGAATTGATAATTTTTATTAGAAGCATCCATAGGTGCATCCTTATCGCCCAAGATTCCCATAAAGTCTTTTATGTAAGACACCTTTCTAATGTTCTTAAACTTCTCACACAAAAACCTTGTTTCATTTACATCCACATCGTTATCTAATGCAATAACAATTTCTACATTTAATCCAATAAGCACTCTCGCTTGCTCATCCGATATGCTTTTACCAGACAAAGCAACCACCGTACTATCGCCAAGGGAATCTCTTTTTAAAACCGACTTTTCGCTTTCTGCAACCACAACATAACCAGCCTTTTGAATGGCATCATAGTTTTCATACAAACCATACAAGTTTAAACACTTTGGATATGTGGGAGTTATAAAATACTTACGAATTCCAAACTCTTTATAATTTTCAACAGTTGTTCTTTGATTAAATCCAAGCAGCTCTCCTGTAAGCCAGAATCTAAGAGGCACTACAATTCGCTTGTGTTTGTAACTGTAAGCAATACCAAACTTTTTTCTTGTTCTCTCTGTAATACCCTCTTTTACCCAACTAATATGCAGCATAGGAACATAGTCTTCAACCAACTTATCTTCTAAAATATGTATGTCATCTACATTTACTATTCTTTGTCTATTCGCCACTTTTTTAAATATAGCCAGTGGGTCATACTTCTTTTCTGTTACCTTTACCTTCTTAAACTCAAAAGGTAAATCCAGTATTTTGTGTATATATTTAATTGCTTCAACAAAAGACATTTTTTTGTTATATTGAACCAATGTTATAATATCTGAATTGTCATCAAACTCTTTTGTTCTAGTCCAGTTTGTGACGCTTAAATACTCATTATTTTTTACATTAACTGCATTAGGGTTATCCCCATTGAAGTTTGAACAACTATAATAATCTTTATTGGGATGATATTGAATATGTTTGCAGCCTATCTGTTCTAATATATATTCAATTTTGCTATTCTCAAAAATGTAATTTTTAAGGCTGATTGTATCCATATTTATCTCCTCATTATATTAAAACGAATCTGGGCTAATATTTGTTATGCCAATTTCTTTAATGATGTTTCTACTCTTGTCATGTTCACAAACAATCTGGTAGCCATTCGCCTGTCCCTCTTGGTTCTTAACAATAAAGAACACCTGATACTTCTTATCTTTGGTTAAGTTCTGAACTATTTTGCTATTCTTGCCTTCTGGTCTATATACATATAATGCATTCTTACCGCCCTCATACTCATCTTCAAAAATATCTCGTATCATAATACAAGTCGAAGCTACATCGACTATGTTCTTAGCCATACCAATATTGTTTTGAGTATAATATCTCATTACGGAACTACCTTTTTCTAACTGAAAAGTAATTAAAATATGTACATTAAGCGATTCGGCTTTAACAGTATCTTTAATAGCAACCATTGCCTGTTGCATTTCCATCCAAGCACTTGCTGACACCTTACCAGCATCCATCTTAAAAGTATCAAGTATAAAATACGTAACACCCAAAGCTGCATATTTTTTAATTTCCTTTATCGCTTTTGATGTTTGATACTGAAGAAAAGGAATGATAGTAATCATATGGTTCTTCGTCTTCTCTTCTAACCAACTAGCAGCCTTATGTAATGTTTCTTTTACTTCTGGAGAATACTTACCATCTCTAATAACGTGTTTTTGAATATCGTATTTAAATACGTTATTACAAATCCAAACAAGCATTTCTCTCTGCCATTTAGCAATAGAGTCTTCGTTTACCATAATTACAACTCTTTCGTTCTTTTCAATGATACTAGGAATAGTCGTAGAACGAGCTACGGTTGATTTGCCAGCATTACTAATACCACCCAACAAAGTAATAGAACCAGAATATTGACCACCAGTTTCCTTTGTAAGCATTGGCATATTATAATAGGGCAATCCAATTGCAGAACCAGCATCCAACTTTTCAATCAAGTCGTGGATTTTATAACAAATATCATAACTCTTAACATCGGAATCAACATTAACAAACACATCATTAAGATATGCAGAATGTTCATTATAGATATCTTCTGCCGTCATATCTGCATAATCAGATAGTCTTTGCTTAACTGGAAAACCTCTTTTACAAAGCTGTATTACAGCTCTCCACTTCCTTAATTCAGAAACATAACCATCAAAATTTTCAACCTTGATATATGTCATAGCATTTTGAATTGTGTTATATCCACCATATTCTTCATACTTTGCTCTTAATTTGTGATGCTTTTCAAGATACAGACCAATTGTAATATCGTCAAGAGTATTTTTCTTTTCTACCAAAATAATATCGTGAGCAATCTGAAAAAACACCTTCCAAGTATTCTCTGAAAAATCATCTAAAGTAAGATTGGTATCAAATAATTTGTCTGGCGCTTTATATAAAATGGAAACCACATTAGCTTCGGCTGCAATCTTGAACTCCAAAACCTTCTTTGCAGTGCCTATCATTTCTTTTTCAAATTCTGTCATTTTGTTTTGATTTTTCTCTGCCATATACTACACCTTCAACTAATTTTGTTTACCATAAATCATTTAATAATTTGCTATTTACCTCTTTTGTTTTTCTTTGATACTCTGCTCCCGTATGATTTGCAGTGTCTATCGTTGTATTCTCTGCTTCCTCTTTTGTCTTTTTAACCGACTTCATTCGCATATACACTGTATTAATATTTTTTTCTACAATCTTCAATATATAATTAAAACGATGCGATTCATCTTTGAAGTTGTTGGTTCTCAAAGCCTTTTGAATATCAGGCGAACAGAATTTAAAGGTATTTAATATCGTTTCATAAGAATAATTGGCTGTTGAAGCAATGTTATTATTTTCCATGAACTTATTGGTCAACAAACCTTTTAGTCTAAGAACCATTGTGCTTGACAGCGCTTGGTTTTCGTCGTATCCCAACAGACTTTTCACATAGAAATATAGATTCTCCCAGTCTTGTTTTTCTTGTTCGCTCATCTTCTTCTTTGCCATATTCTCACTCCATTCACATTATAATTTACCCAATTACCCCTATAATAGAATTATCATAGGGGTAAATTAGAGTATAACTTTAATAATTACTTACAAGCTTTAAGAATTTTCTTTGCTACTTCAACATTGTCAATTTCAGTAGGATTGCTAAAACCATTTTCTCTGCAAAGCTCAAGCACAGGCTTAATTATATCAATTTCGGTTTTATTTGCACTAAAGAATTCAACGATTTTTTCTTTAATCTCATCAAGTTCTTTCTGTTTACGAGCAGCCTCTTCAGCCTCTGCAATTCTCTTTAAATTTTCAGCATCTTCTTTATCATTTTCTTTCTTGCGGTCTTCTACAGACACACCGTTCTTATTAATCTCAGCCTTAATTGCATCGGTAATAGCGGTAATAAATTCATCGGGGTCAAGATTAATTTCTGAAACAATGTTAGAAAATCTCGAACCAGAGTCAACAACAAAAGAATCATCACGGAACTTAATCTTTCTCGTTTCATCCTTGATTACGGTCTTAATCTCTTCCTTCTTGGTAACGATATTTTTCTTACCAGTCTTTTCTTTCTGCAATTCTCTGTCGAAATAAGCGAGGCAAAGGAAGTGAAGATTCTTTTTAAGAGCGTTAAAATAGTTCTGCTGCTGGTCAGAAGTAAGAATCTGATAAGTTTCATCATTATAAATATTCTTAACTTCCTTGGTCTTTACGTGACCAATCCACCAAACCTTAACGCCAACACTTTCAAGTCTGTCTACCTGCTCGAAGATTAATTCAAGAGCCTTCTTATCTCCACCACCAAAACCATTCCAGCTTCCATTAATACTATCAGCTCTCTTATCGGGATTCTTTCGATTCCACAAAGCCAAAGCTTCCTGTTGAGCCATAAGAATCATTTGGTCATAAGTATCTCCAAAAACAACTCTGAGGTCTGCATAATCCGTAGTCTTGTTTTCTACGATATCATCAACGAATTCTACCCAATCATCCCAAGTTGGAATATTTTCAGCAACAATTCCTTCAATTGCATCAGCACCTCTTTCTCTGAAAAGTTCGGCAAAAATATACCCGTCTTCACCAACAAGCTTTTCAGCCACCTGATACAACAAAGATGTTTTACCAATCTTAGGTTCGCCCAACATCATAAGCGAATAATTAAAAGGGTCTACCTTTACTTGATTCTTCTTACCAAATTTTCTTGCCATTCTATATACTCCTTTTCATTCACTTTGGAGAGGGATGGTTAAATCCCTCTCACTTTATAACCTTATGTATTATTATTTAATGTTATTCAGCCAAGCCATTGAATCATCAGAATCAGATTCATCTACATCGAAAGGAGGCTTGTCAGAATCGTCTACAGGATGTTCAGATGCAGCACTGTTATAAAGATAATCCAAATACAAATCGTCCTCAGTAAATCTCTCTTCAAACTTCTGCACTACGGGAGTCTTTTCATCTCCAACAAGCTTAATCATAGGCTTCTTAAGCACCATTCTGCGTTCACGACTTCCATTTGCAGTACACTTAGCACAAGCTTCTTCTTCAGTGTATACGCCCATATCAACCAAATCTCTAATGTCTTGAGGAAGGTCATCGAGAGTTGCAGTCACCACTGCTCCACCTTCAATGAACTCTCCTTCAAAAGTAATCTGAGTAATATCCTTCTTAACTTTAAACAACTTTTCATAAATGGTCTTACACTGCTTTTCGTTTTCAAGATTAAGTTCAAACTCAAACTGCTTCTTATAAGGGAACTGTCCTTTAACTTCAATACCGTTGTATTCCTTCAGATAATCAAGAACTCTTGCATCAACATACATTACGCTCTTATCCTTGTCGATGCTCTTAAGACTTGCAGAATCCTTATCAACAAGAACAGTCTGAGTGAAACGAGCAGAATACTTGGAAGAATCATCAACCTTAGACAGTACAATGCTCGTAATGTTCTTGCGAACCTGAGTATTTTCGTTGTAAGTAGAATACTTAAGATTTCCCTTAACATTTACAACCATATCTTCGGAAAGATGTTCTTTTGCATATGCAATAGCATCATATGCAGAAAGGAATTTCTTATAAAAAGTCTTACCTTCGCTAGTTTTTTCAAGACCAACAGTAATAAATGAAAGTTCTCCAACCTCTTCAAGAACTTCGTCATCGAATCTGTCATCCCAATCTACAACAATCTGTTTTTCAAAGTCGTCTGAACCATCGTCCTTCTTGCCGTGTGCAAAGATTTTGTTTTCATTTTCTTCGCTGTATCCACCCATAAGTTCAGCGTAGACTGTACCGTGCTTTTCTCCGCAGTCAACTCCAATATTCATGCTGTTATAAATCCAGCTACTCTTTTCTGACTTCTCATCAATCTTAAAAGTATAATCTCCAATGACGGGTTTGCCGACCAATGTGAAATTAGACAACCAGTCGGACTTTTTAATTACTTTCTTTTCGCTCATAATTTTCTCCTTTTTATTCATTATAACTTTATTTATTAAAATATTTTTTTTGCAACACAGATTGTTACGATGATATTATACCACAATAATATATAATTGTCAATAGTATTTTTAAAATTTATAAAATTTAATTAAGAAAAAATTCTACGGTGTAGTCAACTGCTTCTCTAATGCTTTCGCACATTCTGGTTGTAAATTCAATAAGCCACGGATGTAATTTCTTGTTGTCTTTGTTAATTCCAATAATAGGAATGTTCAACTCCTTTGCTATTGCAAGCTCTGCACAAGTGCCAATGCTCTTTGGGTCATTAAAATTTACAATAACTAAATCAGAGTTCCTAAGAGCATTCAGGTCGAACTCCATCACTTCACGCTCAGAGCGATGTCGCTCTTCTTCAAAATTATAGTAATCTACTGGATTAAAAAAGACTGGTTTCTTTTCTAAGTCTTTGTCTCCATACTTAATGGCATTGATGACTTGAGAACGCCACTTGCTTTGTTCTTCAAAACTAACGCCAGACATCGAGCCGCTAAGATATATTTTTACTGTTTCCATATTACATCACTTCTTTCATACTATTATTATAACTATATTCACCAAAATATTTTTCTTCCCATTCTTTTCTTTGTTTTACAGCGTCTTCAAAATTAATGAATCTCTTTTTATACTTTTCATTGTTTATGCCAATATGAGCAATCCATCTGTTTTCTGTTCTACTATAGCTAACACCAGTGATACCAGATGTATTATTTGACAACAAACTTTTATTCATGCCATTTTGACTTGATGTAACAGGTCTTAATTCGGACTTTCTATTGTCGTGATTTATATGTTTTATATGGTCTACCTTTTCTGAATCTGGAAACAATATTCTATGCATTTTAATTCCTTTTCGATGACTTCTTGTTCCAGAACAATGAGAGACAACATATCCTTCTTTATCATAATACCAACAATAGTCTTTGATTTTATCATAATCTTCTAAATCAAAATAAAATTCTTCGCCTTTAGATGTGTATCCAATCCCATACTCTCCTGTTAAATCATATGTATTGTACCTTTTGCAAATATCCATATTTCTTTTTGCTATAGTTTCTGAGCTTAAACACCCACAAGATTTTGTGTTGTCTGATTTTAAACTGTTTCCTTTGACAATAACATTATTTCCGCAATCACATTTGCAGAGCCATCGTATATGTCGCTGACCACTTGGAGATACATACTCATCGGCTCTTTCAACTACTGTTAATTTCCCAAATTTTTTACCAGTTAAGTCTACAAATTTTCCCACATTTCTTACCATTCACCCTTTAAAATTTCTATTTTATATTTCGTTATAACCTAAAATTTGATGTTGTCTTGCCAACTCTAAAATCTTTTTATATTCTTTGGGAGGCTCCCTGCCAGTATATTGATAATACCGTTTTATTTGTTGCGGACGAGCAATGAGTTTGGACACAAGCTTTTTGCTATCTGCGTTATACACAACTATAATTCCGTTATCCGTTATCTCGTGTATCTCATTACCATTGATATGCCCTTTGTTGACAACAAAACTATCAACCACTCGACCATCGCCACCAAGACACTCCTCAATGAACTTTTCTCGCTCATATCTTTCACTCTCGTAATGATTGCTCGTCACTTTCTTTTACCTCTTCATAACCGTCAAACACATTGCCAATAATCTGAATTTCAGTAGATACATCGGAACCAAGAGTATAGAAAGTGTCACTATTTACACACAAAATCACATAAGCAGAAAGTTCGTGAGCGTAACAAACTAATCCTACCTCTTCTTTGTTCTCTTCTACACGAGCTTGAATATAATCCCCCTCAAAGATTTCTTCGCCGTTCTTGTCTTGGAGATTTATATCTTTATGAAAGATATATCTTTCTGAATCTAATGCTAAAGGAATTTTAATCATTCCAAATAATGATTGCTTGATTTTAAACAATTCATCATTAGGACTAAGATAAATATTATCTTTAATCCAACATTTTTCTACATTATCATATACACGAAACAATTAACACACCTCCCTACACTTCTATAATCTTTATAGCCTTATCAATTTCCTCAACCACGTAATCAATATCTTCATATGTAATATCGCTTGGCATAGTCAACCTAATTGTTCTCATTGCCTCTTCATTTGATAAACCAATCTCTTTGAGTACATGACTTGGCACAATAGATTGCGAATTACAAGCTGAAGCTGTTGATATTTTTATATCGCTCATATCAAGAGTGTACAACAAAGACTCGCCCGTTATATTCTGTGGAAATGTTACATTTATGTTGTTTGGCAATCTATAATAACTGTCTCCATTTAATTCACAGTCAAAATTTCGCTCAAGAAGTTCAATAAAATAATTTCGTTTTTCACATAATTCCTGTATTTTTTTGTGACCAATATCACATAACTTCAAAGCTTCGTTCAATCCAATAATGCCAAATGTATTTTCTGTACCTCCACGCAAACCGTTCTCTTGATTACCATAAATAAGAGGTTGAATATCTATTCCATTTCTTTTATATAAAAAGCCGACCCCTTTTAACACTGGAGAAATTTTATGACCGCTTACACTCATCATATCAATTCCCAATTCATCAACATCAATAGGAATGCGTCCAAACGTCTGAGTTGCATCAATATGTAAGACACCACCATATCTATGAACCAACTCAGAAATCTGTTTAATTGGTTGAATCGTACCAATCTCGTTGTTAGCCATATGAATACCAACCAAGACAGGCTTTCCCTTTCGCATTATTAACATCTGCTCCAAAGACACACAATCAACAAATCCGTATTCGTCTACATTACAGTAGCCAACAACAGCGTCTAAATCACTATTTTCAAGCAATTCTATAATGGATTTATGTTCTGCTCTAGTAGTAATAACATATGGTGTTTTATACTTGTTTATCCAGATTTCATCGACCCAGCCTCTAATAGACATATTGTTGCTTTCGGAAGCACCACTTGTAAAAATAATCTCATTAGCTTCTGCACCTATAAATTTAGCGATATTGGTTCTACACTTATTTATCTCTTCTTTTACATCACTCGCATAGAGACTTGAAGGATTTTGCCAATATTTTTTCATTGCATTTGCTATCGTATCAACAATAATATCATCGTCACATTTATATTCAGCGGTAGCAGCAGCGTCCAAATAAATCAATCAAATCACCTCGTTTAAGACTCCAAAGAGTTTACCATCTTTTTCATAATGTTATTATTATTAAACATCTCAACATTAATCATCTTTAACTCTTCCTCGTGCATAGTTGCTCTTTTAATTAGCGCCTTGTTAAGACATCTCAAATAAGCCAGTTGAATTCCGAAGGAAAGATTGAACTCATCTCCCTTATAGCAACAAGCCTCACTTCTAACCTTATCAGTTAAAAATTTTACTTGAACTTTACGCTTGTTCGTTCTGTAAAACACATCATTGTGTCCATCAAATCCGACCATCGGAATCCAATTAGTCCATCCCTTAAAGTTTTCTTCGTGTACAAAGTGTTTTTCAAAATCTTCAAAGCTTACAACACCAATTGCAGTTCTTGTCTTGGAATCTCTTAAAAGAAAAGAGTTGTCAAATACATTTGCAATCTCAAATACATCGCCAACTTTCTTAATCTTATCGTTCAACTCTTTAACCAAAACAACACGGTCATATTTTAATACAGTTTCCATTTTTTAAATACCTTTCTTAATTTATTATATAACATTATTTGTTACGAATGCATTATAACATATTATATATCGATTGTCAATACTTTTTTGAAAATTTAATTTTAGTTTTTCAAAACTGATAGGCTGAATAGCCTTATCAGTATCTACCTCCTTATCGGTCTCTGTTTCTATTGTCGTTGTTTTTTATTTCTTTTATAGTTTTCGTTTCCACTTATATAATTTTCTTAGTTTAAAATAGTTATTTTATAATATATATTCTGAACATTTAGGATAAATTCATAACAACCGTCAGATATTCTTGAAAAACACTCTGTTATTTTTGATGCTAACACATTCACAAAATGTGTTTCATATGCGTCATTTTTTTTAAAAATAATTCTATCGCCTTCTACAGAAATTGTTGCGTTTCTTTCAGAAGCTCTCAATATAAGCGAAAAACACTCTGGAGAATTAAGTGGATTTTCTGGATATACATCTATGTTTACTTCTTTTATTTTAATATTATTTTTTAATGATGACATTTTGTTTAAGTATAAATCGATTTCATCTTTGATAAATCCAAATTTCGTTAAAGTTTTTTCAGTAACCATGTAACATACCTCTCCAACTATGTATAGTAGCATTACACCACGAGGCACTTATTCGTACCTCGTGGCTTCATTCTCTGAAATTATATTACTATAATTATTTGAAAATTGCAATACTAAATCGAACATTTGTTTGACAATTTACAATTTATTAATAACTACTTCATAGTTTATTCAAAAGAGTCTAGGTGTCCCTTGACTAATTCACGAAAATTACCAACCTCAATACTGCTATTACATCTCATTAACTCTTTGGATATTATCAAATGCGCCATTCTGTTACGACTATTATCAGCAAATGCTTCATTTAACGATATATTATTTTTATCTAATTCAAGTTTGATTCGATGCATAATGCCGCTCGTATATAATTGTAAAGGCAATAAAGAATATTCTAAATACTCTTTGGCTATCTTTCTTAACTTTGCGTAGTATGTGAATTTATAACTATCATTTGATGCAGTTGACCTGTTTTCAATTTTAAACACGCTGTCTGAATAAACACCACGCATATCAACTTTGCATATACCGAATCTATTTCTTCGCTCCCAAATATTAATATCTGCAAGATTTTTTAAATCAGACGCAAACTTTTCTGGCACTTTTATTTTGTAGGTATGCCCATTATCTTCTTGTAAGGTTATTATACCATCATCGTTTATATCGGACTTTCTTAAATTCTTTAAAACGCTCAAATCATCATTATACACACCCAAATAAATACAACTAAAAAGCAATTCATAATATAATGCATTGTATTCTTCATATGTTGCAATATCTTTAATTACTCTTTGATATTCTTCATTGTTTATAAATTTCTTTTTTGCGTTTGGCTTTGCTTTCTTCCAAAGAAGTTTTTTATCCAAAGAATTAACCATTTGATATAAATTATCATTATCAACTATATTTTGTTCTTGCAACCACTTAGCATACATTCCTAATACATAACAAGTTGTTATAATTTCCTTTTGACTACTTGGTTTTCTGTCGAGTATAAACTGTTCAAGCTCCATTAAACTATAATTTTCGATATTGGTTTCAGCATTTTTAAGTACGAATTTAACCACCTTGGCTGTGTTCGGCACTTGAACTGACTCCATAAATCGCTCTACATTATTCACAGTTTATCCTCCTTTCACTATTATATTGTTTTCTATATAATAACACTTATCGATAAACCAATCAACAATATAGACTTATTGCATTTTTTACTGTATATATTTAGGAATTATGAATAAATATAATTTCAACAAGATTTGTTCTCATTATCAATACGTTCGATATCTACATTCTCATCATCGTCTACATATCCATCGTCTTCTATATATTCTTCATATACGATTTTGATAACATCGTAAGACAACCAATCAATAAAAAGTAATACTGGAACAAAATACCAAATTAAAAATCCAGCAAACCCATTACCCATAAACACTAAAATAAACGGATAAAAGAACAATGCAATAGTGGCAAGACCATAGATAATCAAGTTTGCCGTGCAAAAGCACATTATAGCTCGTACAAAAAGCCACATCCAATTACTATATTTTTTATTAAATGATTCCAACATATTTTTAATTAGCTTCATATTTTTCACTCCTATTATTTATTTAATTTATTTTGTCGTGCATAAAACTATGTTTTTAAGTGGTAGATTTACACCTCGTCATAGAACGAATCGTGTTCATCATCATAATAATAATCAGGTGCTTCGCAGCAATTATACCAACAGAACTCTACAAGACGAACAAAGTCCATATTAATGTCTGGGTCAATCTGCTGAAAGATTTTAGTGTATTTCTTCTTTTCGCTATCATACAAGGCTCTCGTCTTGCCATATCCACCATCTGCGTCCCACTCATAATCAAGAACATAGTCAATATAATTCTCTTCAGTTGGGGCAATTTGAAACTTCCCAATAGTTCCGTAACTAAAAATATCAGGAAATGCCGATTCTAAATACCAAGAAAAATCATCTTCATGATTTTCGTTTGGATACTTCTGTACAATAATATCCTTAACATAATCCATGTTGATGCGTTCCATAGGAACACGCAATACCTTTTCTCTTACATATGTGCTCATATTTTATTCTCCTGTTTTTGTTTTCTATATTCGTGAAAAGCCGATTGGAAGAAGTTACACCTTTCCCACGAATTACGATTGTTGAAATAGCAATCTACACATCCACCATCCATACCATCACTATTTCCAAAGCCTTGGCAACCAGTTAAAAGAAACAACTTATCTCTAAGGCGTTGTATTTCATAATCTTGGTTTTTAAGAAAAATAATAAGTTGTTCTTTACTTTGTTGTTTGTAAAATTCGTCTTTTGTCATTTTCAGTCCTCAACTTGACACCAATAACTACAGTTGCCATTAGACACCTCTACATACTCTCTTGGAAATCTACCCTTGCCGTATTTATAAAGCTTCTCTGTCTTTTTAATGGCTTCTTGCATTGAACTCGCTTTTACAGGCTCAATCCATGAACACGCCACACTAACCATATAAGTATCTTTTTTCATATTTTACCTCTTACTCATAACATCCAACAATTTTCAAATTTTTACGCTTTTGGTCTGGTCTAAACTTATATTGCATATTGCTAAGTTCAATGTTAAATCCACCAGATTTCACCAAATCATAAGGGTCGTATGAATCATCTGGGCTAACAGAATCAACATCGCATCTTACTAATACTTTATCCTTTTTCATACCATATCTCTTAAGCCACTTCTTATTAATACGAGGCTTCTTATGCCAACGAGCCTGAATCCAAATAGGAATGTAATATTCAACATACAAGGGTTTATCATTTAAATCGGTTGTATAATTGAGAAGTGATGAACAATCTGTTAACTCGCATTCAAAAGATGCCTCGTGATTTAAAGACAATACTTCTTTTGAAAGAGAACTTGTATCTATTTCTGATTCAATTGTTACATTGTCAATATCACTAAATTCAGTAATGGGTTCTAATGTGTCTGTATTAAGTATTTGAAAACTATTTGTCTTAAATTCAATCATTATAAATTTACCTCTTTATTCTTTGTATGGGTCTGGTTTATACATCCAAGCAATTATCTCTTGATTATATACGGCACTGCCACCATACCCACAACTCATCATCCAATCAACATCTTCTTTGGTTTTCCACTCATATAATCTGTGCTAACAAAATAATGTATGCCATCACATTCATCAGATTTAACAGTTACTAAAACACTATCTGAAAAATACCCTTGCGGTCTATTAAAAACATCTCTCATCAAGTGACATTCTGGTAATCCCTCACTACAAGGAATCCACCCTTCTCTTTTTACAATTATGGGTTCAAACATTTTATAATTACCTTCTTTACCGCACCAATGTTCTATTTCGCAACCATTGTCCGTACATGTTCCAGTACCAAAAGAAGAATAATCTTCAACGCAATGTGTACCTTTATTATTTATAGAGTGATTGGCACACCAAAGCTTCTTTTCGCATTTATCACTACAACAAAATGTTTCCATATTTACCTCATAAAATTAAGTTTTTAAGCGTATGTCTTTTCACACAAATACGCTAATTTCATCGTCACCATTCCAAATGGGTTTGTATGGTAACAACTTAAATGAAAATCATCATACTTAAACTCTGTTATATCTCCATATTTCGGAAGTGAATCTCCCCATAAATTAGTTAGAGACTTAAATTTACTATGCTGCCTATCGGTTTCAATGTTCTCTTTATAATAATTGACATACTCTTCCCAAGATTCTGCTTCAACCATTCTACTTTGATGGTCAAAAACTTTATCGTCTTTCATACTAAGATTTGTTTCAATAATTTTTACCATAACTTACACCTCTTAAAATATAATTTTTAATCATCAATAAACTCTATTGGATACCAACCTGTTATACGATACCAATGTTCATTATATCTAGTAAGTTCATTATCTAAGAATCTATATTTTACCGTAACCATCTCAAGCCATCGTACTTCATTGTCTACTTGTATGGGCAAGATGGCAAATTTCTTTTTGATTTTTATATCATTTGCGTTAGGTTTATTCCATCTCATTTTCTTGCCTCTCCAAAATTTCTTTTATTTCTTCAGATGTTAATTGAAAACTTGTGCAACCAATACTATTAAATTCGTCTACAATCCTATCAATCTCTTCGTCAGACATATCGCTACAATCAAGAGCACCTATATTTGTAGAACCAAAAATACTTTCAATTTCTGAAGGAGATAATTTTCTTTTGATTTCAATAATATAAGGATTTTCTTCATAGGCATCAAACCAAAACTCATCTTGAAAATGATGGTCTTCAAAAACGCTCACCCTATATCTTCTTTTGTCTTTGTCATAATCAACAATAAAATTGTCATTTTCAAAAACTTTAATTAAACCCATATGCTCACCTTAAAAGTATATTTTTATCACTTTGTATTTTGGACAGTTCCAAACATTTTTTCAAAATAATCTTCTTGGCTTTTAAAGCGATATAACGCCTCTAGTGCATCAGCGACTCTTTCACACATCTGTCCATTGTGCTGAGTAGTATATCGCTTTTGCAAAGACTCAAAGTGTTTAATTGTTTTGTTTATATCATTCATATTACTCACCACTTAAAACTTCATTTTTATTCACCTAAAATTTCTTTTAAACAAGCATTATAACCATAAGCCCATTCATCCATAAATACATCCACTTTGTCTGGAACTGATTTCAGAGGGCACCAATCTGGTTTGGTAGTATTATCGAAAATTGCAAATCTTGTTCTTTCACAAAAATTGGCTTTTGCACCAAGAACATAGCACATACAGTTTTTGCAACTATCTGGCATATCAATTACTAAAATTGCTTTACTCATAGTTTTACCTCTTCTTCCTCCATCTTAATTGCAAACTTATCAAAGAAATCCCTTTTCCACTTAGGCAACAACAAGGCTTTTTTGCTCAACTCTTTTTCATATGCCAACCATAATGATGGACTCTCTTTCTTGATATAATAAGAAGAATCTCTATCACATTCATCTACTCTACCACAAATTGTACAAACTTTTGTGGGAGTTTTAAATTCTTCCACTCTGGGCTTACCAGTCTTAAAATCTGTTGTGTGCCAATATGTGTAAAGAAGTACAGTTTCATAAATATGCTTATGTTTTGAGCGAGGCAAACCTTTGTTCTTTGATTTCTTTTTATGTTTAGTTTCTACCTCTTCATAGCACACATTTTTATCATTCATATTATTACCTCACTTATATGCTGTCATTTTGCATATTTCATTAACATTGCAATGTCACCCTTTTGAAGCTGCAACTTTTTAATATTTTCATCTATTCTCGCTTCTTCTTTTTGCAGTGCCTTTAACATACAAGCATAATCAGCTTTGGCGTTGTAAACATCGCTCAACACTTGATTAGTGTAATTTGAATTATTCCATAAAGATATTTTTTCTTTTAATTTTTCTTCATCGATTATAAGATATCCCATATTTTTTACCTCTTAAAACTCTTTTTAGTCCCTCTTAGGTTCTAACCTTGGAATTTCTACACTTAAATTTGCGTCGCAATATCTCTGTCTGTGCATATCTCCTCTTAAATATGAGTCGGAGTCATTAAACACCACACAGTCAATTGTGATACTTCCGTCCATTTCTCTTGTAGCATTAGTAAACACACATTGATTAAATCTTGCTTTATCTTCATCGCACAGTCTATCCATAATGTCTTCTGGCGTAATATAAACTTTTAATCCATACATAATCCTTACCTCTTAAAACTCTATTTTTATTCTATCATCCACTTTCGTTTTGCTTCATTTACTCCATAACAAGAAGGACACACAAACGAATCACATGAACAAATACAATTAGGAGACAAAACCGAACCATCAGAATTTTTGATTTCAAATGTCTTATTTCTAATATTGATATCACATTCTGAATATTTCAAAACAGCACCACAATATTCACACTGTTGAATGTAACACTCAGGTGCTTCTTTTAATATCTGCATAATTTAATACCTCTTAAAATTTTATTTTTATGTGGGTAGGGATTTGCACCCTACATGACTCAGCAACTCATCGGATGCCACGACCATTTAAAGTGACTAGTGTTTAAAAGGTTAGGTTGCACTCATTATCGGCTTCGTTGTCTCGTGAATCTGTCTACCTATTCCAGCACCACATAAAATTCGTATTTTATTTACTCTCTGTTTCTCTGCCACTTGGAATCCTACCATTTTCAACTTCATTGAAAAGATAATCTAAATCTTCTCCAAATGTAGGATTTCCAGCCTCATCGCACAATCCACTATGATGGCTATATCGAGGATATTCATCTTTTATTGTATTCATCGTTTTCACCCCACATAAAATACGCTTTTTATGAATGAAATCCAAGCTTATATTCTTCATCGAAATCAAGCTCTATATCATTTTCATAAATAGAAAAAACACAATTACCCATTTCGTAGCAATTCCACCAGTGAATCTTGTACCAGCTTAAAACATCTTCAATATCATCACTTTCATATGTTGCAACCATACTATAATATTGCCATATTTCAATTTTATATTTCATACTTACCTCACAAATACTACTTTGCATTTTCTTTGACCACAACCACAAAAATGTGAAGGTAAATATACCATAGGTTCTTCTCCTACAACATCTTCACATTCGCAAATAACACAATCATCTTTGAAATATTTTTCAGGTGATTTTGTTTTATCTATTGGTCTGCCGTGTTTACAATCCTTGCATCTTACAACCTCAACTACATCTGGAGTATTTTCAATCACATCGGCAGTAGGTTGGTCTAATACCATTTTAATAAAATGTCTATGCTCGGCATTATGTGTTTGCGAAGCAATTCCATTGTTATGCTCATTATTTGCTCTGCTTCGTTCTATGTCTTGTATGAGAATATTTGCGTTAATGTATCTGTTCATATTTACCTCTTAAAATGCACATTTTAAATACTCATTTTGACACCACAATGACCACAGTAATTCTGGTAGTTATCATAGTCCCATACATTCTTTTGTGTCTTGCCACATTGGTCACAAGTTCCGCTTCCGTCTTTATTCAACTTCCACCTTCCTGTTTTTTCTTTAAGGTCTGCATAACCAGTAAGACAGTAATAAACGCCCATAGCAGCATCACCTTGAATAGTGTTTAACACTCTGACTTTATTTTCTTCTTTTCTCGCAACCATTAAAGTCGGAACATCAGGCGGACAACTATCATAACTAATAATCAAGCAATCTTCCATATCTATCACCTTAAATCGCTATTTTATTATTAATAAATTTTTTCACCAATCTTATAAATTTCTTCGATTTTATCATCATAAGAATAAGTGTTGTCGTTTATGTATTCTATGAGTTCTTCTGTTGACATTTTATTACTGTCTACTAATATTTTAAAAATCTTTTTATCAACACAACCAACATATTCTACATAAGCAATTAAAAAATCATTAATATTTTCGTAGTCATCTACAAAATGACCACCATTAACTAACAAAGCAATCATCATTATACCTCTCTGTTTTATTATTCATCTTCCCACAAAACACTTTCCCATTCTCTGGGTGACAACCAATACGGATAAGGTTCGCCAAATATTTGGTCATCAGAGTTATATTCGATAGCAACAATGCCAAGTCCCTTTTCATCATATCTTACTGTCATAATATAGTTATTATTGAGCAGCACCATAATCGCATCTCTAATAGCATTTTCAAACTCTTCTTGAGACTTGTATTCGTCCTTACAAATTACAATTTCATTTACTTTGTTCATATTATTCTTCTCCATTTATTTCATCGATAATTTTTCTCATTACGGTTGGATAACCAATAATCATTTTCATTTCGTCTATGATATAAATTGAATTACTTGGAACAAGTTTATAACCATATCGTTTTAAAAACTTTTTGTCTATACGCTTTCTTTTATGTTTGCGAACTCTTATCTTATCGCAACAAGACTCTGATTCAACAAGTCTATAATCGTTATAGAAAAATTGTTTTTCTAACATCGGTTATTCCTTTCTTATTTTAAAAAATTCTTTATAATATTCATACAATTACAAAATCCAATTGCATAAGGGTCATGTTCACCATATTGCACTTTTAAATGTCTATATTTTTCTTCGGCAACCTTTAACAGTTCTTTGACATCTTTGTTTTCTTCCATATTCATACTCCAATTTCAAAAGCATAATCATTAGGAGAAAATGAATCTTGCTTTTCTTTTACAATTCTAATTATAAAATTATCAGCACCACCGCAAAAGTCTTCGCACGAATACCAACTCTTTCCATTGTATACTTCGATTTCTGATATATTTTTCATCTCATCATCACACACAATGTTTAATACGGGTGAAACTCCAAATACTTCTTTACCATCTTTGAACCATACTGCTTCAAGTTTCATAGTTGTCGTCCTCCGATTCGCTTTCTAACCACATCTTAATAATCTCTTCGTTGCTAGGTGCATAATCCATATCTTGAAAATATTTACATTTCTTATGCGCTTCACACCAAGCGCATTCTACCTCATGGTCAAATGGTTCTACAATAGCAGATACTGTTTCGCATTTTCTACAATAATTTCTATCAAACCATCGAATCCAAGGATAATCAGCAAGCGTATCCTTTTTGCTAATCCATTCTACAAGTTCATCGATACTCTTTGTTTTAAAGCTTTCAAATACTGTCATATTATTACCCCTTTTAAAATAAACTTTTTAAGTGTTAAATTTTCTGCCACACTTAGGACAGAACTTAATATTTATAATATCTTCTGAAAACCATACACGAGTATAATCATCATAATATCTAACTCGCAGCATACCTTGTCTATTCAAAGCAATTTCCATACCACTGTATTCTTGGGTGTCATTAAATACTACAAAGTCATTGTCTTCGTGTTCGCAATATTTACACATATCTTTACCTCTTAAAATATTCTTTTTAATTGTTAATTTCATCGAATGTGTTTGTTTCTGGATTATATCTATATGGTAATCCATTTGGTGCATAATACGGAGTATAAGCACACCATCCAGCATATGTAGTATTTTCAATGTATACAATTCTTGTTACAGAATCATAAACTAAATTACCACCAATATCTACAAAATTGCCAAATTGATTTGACGATATGTTTTCACTATTTGACACATTTACTTGAACCGACTCTGAACAAGCCGTCAAAGAAAATATAAGAATACAACTAAATATAATTGCTATTAATTTCTTTTTCATATCTTTTACCTCATAAAATCTCGATTTTAACACATAGGAGGTTCAGGCAAGGACATCCAATGGGTAATAAATTCATCTTCGGTTCTACCCCAATATCCATAAGCATCTTCCCATTCATCATTGCCCATATAAGTATAAACGCTAATCAAGTCGCCTCTATATACAAGAACCGTTTCGTCCTTAGTGGGCATCTGTTCCTCTACACTAATCCAATTTTCCATAATAAATACCTCTCTTGATTTATTTTCTTGATATAATTATAATCTTTTAATATGTACTATGCTTGAATAATTTGTAAACATATTGTAAACGCTTACAAATTATTTTATAATTTTATTTTTTAATATATTTTTCCTCTAATGTCGTAGGGCTAGCACCCTTTCCAAGCCGTTCAAAGCAATCGTCAATAACTTTATATATTGTAAACATTTTATTTGTTTGATTCTGCGTTAACTTATATATGTTTCCATTCAAACATTTATAAGTTACCATACCAACTTCATTATCTGGTATCTTTTTCAAAAGTTTATTTACAACCATATATATTTACCTTATTCCAAAGCAAGAGCCAATCACGCTATTTTGCCTCGTCCTTCTGTCTTAAAGTTTTAAGCAATTCAATACCTTTATCCAATAACTCATTCCAGCTTAATTCGGACTTTAATGCATTCGTAGTATTAACTCTTGCATCAATGTCTCCAATAACTTTAAGCAGTTCTTCTACGATTTGTTCATCAGTCATTTCATTATCTTTTTCAAAAAGAGGTGAGTTGCTTTTTACAGGCATACTTGAAATACGGTTTTCATCAAGAAAGCAAGATTTGCCTTTTTTAATTTTGGTGGATTTATGACGAGGAATAAAGACCTCGTTATCATTTTTTAAAAAATCATAAATAATCATATTTATTTACCTTCCTTTTCTGCCAACATAAAACTGCCAAGAGATATCATAGATAAGCCTATACCTACTAAAAAATTTATTGCTACAAAACCATATATAGCGGCATAAAGAGAGAAGCCGCTAAAAAAATAGAATATTTTTCCATCATTCCAAATTTTCATATTTAATATTTAACCTCCCTAATATATTTACCAACGGACAAACAAAAAGTACTGATTTTATAAAGCAAAAAGCTTATAAAGCCAATAAAAAATAGCAACAGGCGGAATAAGTAAATGCATAAAAATAACTTTAAGCCAAACACCAAACCAATTTAACTCACTATTGTAGTATATTTCAAAAGGATTAAAGTCATAATCAAATTCGTAAGGGCTGCTACTGGTCATCCACACTCCAAAGCCAACAATATTAATAACTAAATAAATTAAAATAAAAGTATATAATACTGTCATATTTATTTCACTTCCCTCCACAGTTCTTTATCCATAATAACCTCCATCAGGTGCATCTCTTTTATAATTTGGACATTTTCCTTCGTAGTCTTTATCTTTGCTACATACTACCTCATGAATACATTTATGGCAGCGAGATAGATTGGTAGAAGTTAATTTTTTAGCTAATTCCATTATTTTTTCATTTAATCTTTTAATTTCTGTAGCCGCATCATAACTGTCGTGGTTCCAGCGATAAGGGCATCCTTCAAACCATTCGGTACCAATGCCCTCACATCTTTGAGTACCACAATTATGACAATATTTTTCTATAAAATATTTATCATTCATCTTACTTCCCTCCAGCCATTCCGCTCGATAATCCGTCTCATATTCTCCACACCTACTGGGTTTTGCGAGTGAATGCGAATAGGATAGTTGCGACCAAGCTCCTCAAGCCAGTCGAGGAGCTTGATATAATCCCCACCATCACAAGCATAATCACCAGCATCGTGGTCGATGTCAATGAGTTCAATAGTGTTATAGTAAATAGCTCTACGAATTTGCTCCACATAATAAGATAAATTACATTCAAAAGCTCTGTTATACTTTTCGCTCAAATTCTTGATACGCTCTTCGTGCTCAACGATTGACTCTTTTGCTTCATTGACACTCTTACACCAAATATATCCATCTGGTGCTTCACGAAGGTCATCTATCCAAAGTTTCATTATTATTCTTCCTCTTCAATTTCTCTTTCCGTAAACTCTTCACCATTCATAATTGCCGAAGCAATACTGTCAATAAAATCAAAATCATCACAATACATCAATTCTTCAATAATGTTGTTTGCCATTCTCATAATTTCTGCCTTATTCATAATTAAAATCCTCCACTTAAAATCCTTCTTTTATTAGTTATTAACTTTGTTATAAAATTCAATTGCATTTGCCATATACTTGTCTCTAAACTCTTCCTTAAACACATTTAATGCTTTAATCATAGAGTCATAGTCTTTATTGAATACGGCAACAAACACTGGACAAAGACTTTCCCAATCACTAAACAAGCAAAAGTATTCTCCGTTTCTTTCAAAGGAACTTATATATCCAATTTCGTGAAATAATTTAAGAATAGATGAACCGCTCAACATTAAATTTCCATTCAACATTTCTTCTTTGATGTAATCCAAATCTTCGTTTCTTTCTTTAATGGTCTTGGCAATCTCTTCGCACTTTTTAATTTCATCTTCTCCGCCTTCAGAAACAAATTCCAAATAGTCTTCATCCCACCAAGCAGAGCTGCCACCAGTTTCTTTATCTAAGACACTATAACCACCGTAACATTCCCCCTTGCCATATCTTTCGCCATATGAATATTCAATTACACCAAGTCTGTCTGTATCGTATGAGTCTGGCTCTCCCCAAAATCCACATTTAAACTTAACAATATTACCTCTCTTAAACATTTCAACCACTTAAAACCTTTCTTTTATTTGTTTCATAGCAAGTTTAAAAGCCAACATATACAAATCAAGAATGCCTGTTTCTTTCTTACCAATGTCATAAGCCCACTCCCAAGCATCACTATCTAATTCGCTTAGAACTTCATATCCATCTCTGCTGATTCCAGTTGCGTCAGAAAAGTCTGACAATATATCGTCTAATATAGATTCTAATCTTTCTTCTTCATCTTTATAATAATATAAATCCGTACCATACAGCAGACCATATTCTTCTATGTATTTTGCCAAATCTTTTCTTGCCAAGTCATCGTCGTAATAATAGATTGGTCTGTTATGACAATCTATTTTTTCTTCAAAATAACCCGTGTTATTCACAAAATCAGTAAACTTATCAAATGTCATATTACAATAATTAGACGCAATAAGTTCACCCAAATCACCAGATATATGTAAGCGATAGTAATCTTCTTCAAACAAAAATCGAATACGGTAATGGGATGATTCTGGATTTTTGAAATCAAGTATTTTTATATTTCCATAATCGGTGAAAGTTGCTATATGATTTTTGAAATTTTCCATTTGTCTTTCTAAATTCATAACTGCTTAATGCCTTTCTACACAATAATTCGTCCGTGCTCTTCTTCGAGTTCTCGACCACAATAAGGACAAAACTTAATACCAATATCTGCACCAGACGGAACTTCTAAATGCCACAATCCGTTTTCATCAATCTGTATACAAGTGTCAAAGACTCTTCCAACAGGATAGCCGTCTATGATATGTTCTGGTAAGTCTTCATACTCTGTACAAAATCTACATCCAATGTTTCTTTCCATTATCTTCCTCTTTAATCATTATAACTATCCCAGTCTTCTACTCTTTTATCGTTTTCTGGGTCATTATAATATTTATAAGCAAGTTTAGCTGGCATATCAGAGTCTTTTTGGTTATCCCACATAAGATATTCACACCAATTAGGCTTCTTGTCTTTATTATTCCAAGACCAAGATGGACTTTCAAACATCTCTGCATAAACATTGTGGTATCTGTCATTTTCACAAATAACACGATTACCTTTATCGTCGCTGTCGATATTTACGAGTACACTGCGTATATCAACTCGTTTTGCCAACCTACACAGCCACTTGATAAACTCTTTATAAGTATCATCGAATAACCTATCTCTAAAATTACCTTCGACCACAAGAATATATGTGTCCTGTGTGCGCAACCACCCTCTTCTACGGCTGCGGTCTCCATAATCATCTTTCAAATTATTAGTAACCATCCCAAATTCATCACAAGAACTGCTTGAATTGTGCCCTGCTTTTTGAACAATATGCACATTCATATCTCTTTCCGAACCTGTTACAATAGGCAAATGCTCCAATACAGTTTCAAGAATATATCTTTTTTCTGCCTGAGTTCTACCCATAGGAGTTACTTCAATCGTACCTGTTATATGCGTCCAATAACTCATATTCCACCTCTAAATCTTCCACTTAAAAACCTTATTTTATGCGCCCAAGCCTTTCAGTTCCGCTACAAGTTCTGCCAACTTAGGATTATCAGAATACTTCTGAGCCATTTCCTCATAATATTCTACAGACTTTCTCTTATTAATTTCTTCTTCCAATTCTTTTTCAATAGCAGCCTTCTTCTTTTCAAGTTCTGCAAGTCTAAGCTTTTCTTCTTCTCTTGCAATATGTCCTCTCATATTTACAACGCCAACAACCTCTGCGGTAATTCTTCTTCCCTTGTTTGCCTCAATATCATAATATTCTTCAACAGACATAATCTTCTTAAGAGTGCCAAGCAAACGATTGTTTTTTCCATTTGCATTAACCACTACCAATGCGCCGTCAATACGAATGTTCTCTTTGCAAAAATAATCAAACTCTTCATCGTATAATGCGAAAGCATAGTCTTTCTTGTTATAATCCTCCAGCAAATTTACAATTGCAATATTCTTAAATCCTTCCATTTTAATATCCTCACTTTCATCTTTAATAATTTTTACTTCGCTTTTGCTAAACCAATAAATACCATAAGTACTTGCCTTATTTCTCTTTCCTTCTATAAGAACACCAACATCATCGCTACTTATTCTTTCTACAATTCCGTGCTTGCCGATAACATTGTCTCTTATATAAGTAATTTTATCTGTGCTTTTAATTAAAACACATTTACCCCTATAATGGTTATTCATATAATCTCTATCCATATAACCTTACCTCTTAAAATTCTTGTTTTATATGTTACACTTCTTCAAAAAAGAAATCTCCAAGTTCTTGTTCGTTACCATTATCATCAATAAAAGTAATGTCTTCACAATCGCCAAACCCTTCGATTGCTACAACCTCATAAATTTTTCCTCTTGTAACTCCTTTTACTTGTTCTACATTTGGAGTTCCATTGAAAAATTTATCCAACCATTCGGCATTTTCTTTTACTCTTAAATATTTTCCACTCACTCTTCTTTTACCCGTATACGGATTGGCATCAATATTTTCTCTTAATACACTCATAATAACCTCCATTTAAAAATCTTCTTTTAATCGGCTCAATCGTTCTGCAAAATAACCAACCATAAACAAGATTGACACAACGAACAGAACCCAAGCTGCCCTTTTATAATCTCCAGAAAATAAATCACGCATTGCAAACCCCAAACAAAAAGGACTAAATACACGATTTATAACGCTCATTATATTTTTAAAAACTTCCATATTTCCTACCTCTTAAAACTCTGCTTTTATGTTACTCTAAAACAACAATATCAACGCTGTCTCTTTCTTTGTTGGCTATAAATCTATGATAGCCATCAATCAGTCTATATTTATTTCCGTCCTTAACACATACAGCAATCGGCAATTCCCTATTTTGATATTCTTCAATTACATTGTTTTCAAGTTTGATGAAATATTCCGTTTGAGGAAGTCGAATGTTATTGGGGGACACTTCGATGATAACTGCGGAAGTTGCGGATTCTACACAATCAATAAGATAATTATATTCCAGCTTTAAACAATACTGAATCTTTTCAAGGACAGTATTTAATTCAAGTACTTCGTAGTAAGCATTAAAAATCTTCTCTTCGTTCTCAAAGTAGACACCATACACTTCTTCACCATAATATCCGCCGCCTGTTTCAACCTCATAGAAATCCTTGTCATAGATTTTGAATGCATAACAGATTCTATCAAAACAATACTCATCAATATAAGAGCCTGTTCTACTATGCTTACGATACAATTCATCTACCACATCACGAACATTAACCTTGTCTACCCAAGCGTGTTCGATTGTGGTGCATCTGCAATAGTCATCATTTTCATAGGCATTACAATGACATTCACTTCTCTCATAATCGTAATCTACAATCCATTGCAGATTGGTCTTTTTAAAAATACATTTCTCCATAATATCCTCCACTTAAAACTTTACTTTTATGTACTTATTATTCCAACCACGGCTCTTCATTCCACAGATTCTCTCCGCAATACGGACAAAATTTCCAACCAACAATATCATCTCTTTCTTCTGTGTGTTTGTCTCCATAAATTATTTCTATCGCACCCAAAGAATTTCCACAATGGTCACATACATACTCGTAATATATATGTTCATTGGTAACAGAACTGTATCCGAATTTCACCATATCATATACCTCTTAAAATCTGTTTCTTACAAAATCTCTTTGCTCTTTATTCAGTTCAAAACAAACTTCTATTGTATTAACATTGTCATAGTCAACCGTAAACGGCAAACCGCAAATAGTTCCAATGGTTGTTATATCACGCTCTGGATTAAACCACTGTAATCTAGCATCTCTGTTAAGGACATACAATATTCTCTCGCCCAAGATAACCTTGTTAGGCTTTATATGATATAGCATTTCCATATGATAGTATTGTGTTTCAATGTTATTAATAATTTCATCAATATAATCCATACTTCTTACCTCTTAAAATCTGTCTTTTATTCTATATCTACCAGTCTTCCACAATTAGGACAATAGTTAGGTGTACGGTTATCTTTTAGAACAGTAGAATCACCAAACATATAACGACTGTTCCAAGTTTCAATTCTAATCAGCAAATCACAATCGGGACAGAAAAACTTTTTTCTATACCATCCTTCTTCTCTTGCTCTTTTTGTGTTTTTAAAATCTTCCGTATCAATTTCGATTCTCATATGTTACCTCTCAAGCCAACTCGTTCAACATATTCTCTACTTTATCCAACTGTGCTTTATCCATAGCCTTGCCAGTTCTATTAAGCATCAAG